GCGTTAGTAGTTGCTGTGTTGGCCTGAGTATAAGCAGAGTTGGCATATGAACCAGCAGTTACTGCCTTACCGTCAGCAGTCGCAGCATTACTATTTGCTGTGTTGGCCTGCAAGAACGCTGAGTTGGCATAAGAACTGGCGGCCAACGCATTGGTTGTGGCTGTATTTGCTTGAGTGTATGCAGAATTGGCATATGAACCAGCAGTTACTGCTTTACCGTCAGCGACAGATGCATTTGTGGTTGCTGTATTTGCCTGAATAAAGGCACCATTAGCATATAACGAAGCACCAGCGGCATTATTGGTTGCTGTATTTGCCTTATCAAAAGCCGCATTAGAATTGGTTCTCGCAAAAGGATCAATTTGTGTGTCACTTACAATTGTATTTGCAAAGGCAAACGCTGCATTTGCATGAATAAATGCCGAGTTGGCATACGAACCAGATGTTACTGCCTTAGAATCAGCAATTGTTGCAACGATATTTGCTGTACCTGCCAAATCATATGCACTATTGGCTTGTATGAATGCCGCATTTGCCTGCAAGAAAGCTGCAACAACTGTTGTACTTGAACCTGCATTGTTCGCAGCAGTAAAGGCTGCGTTAGCATATGAACCTGCTGAAGTGGCATATGCTGTTGCAGTATTTGCCTGTGTGTATGCTGAGTTGGCATAAGAACCAGCAGTAACAGCCTTAGAGTCTGCTGTTGCGGCATTTGTGGTGGCTGTATTGGCTTGATTGTATGCCGCATTTGCAGCAGTCAATGCAGCAGTTGCAGTTGCTCTTGCCAGTCCGTCTGTTGCGGTACCACCCGATAATGCATTTGCAAATTCAAATGCTGCATTGGCCTGTATAAATGCTGCATTGGCATACAGTCCTGCACCTATTGCATTTGTATTTGCAACAGTTATGTTTGTGTTCTGTGTTAGGTTTACACCTTGCAACGCAGTGATATTGGTTGCATTTGTATTTGCGGCAATAAATGCACCGTTAGCATATAAAGAAGCACCTGCAGCATTATTGGTTGCTGTGTTTGCTTGTGTATATGCTGCATTAGCATATGTGCCAGTTACATTTTGTGATGCGTATGCTGAGTTTGCCTGTATAAAAGCACCATTAGCATATAACGATGCACCAGAAGCATTATTGGTTGCTGTGTTTGCTTGTGCGTATGCTGCATTAGCTTGTACAAAAGCACCGTTCGCATACACACCTGCTGATGATGATGTGCTAGATGGATTATCTACGAATGTTAAATTGCCTGCACCATCTGTTTGTAGTAATTGACCTGTACTACCACCAGTAATGTGTAGATTGGCCACACCACCCAAAGAAACACTTGCACCAGAAAAAGTAATATTTCCTGTCGCAACAATATTATTAGCACTAACGTTTGCTAATGAATAGTCTTTGGTGCTATCTAAGTTAAACGGTTGTAATTGGGTGATTGACATTTATATGTTCTTATAGTTATCTAATATTTAGTTTACTCGTTGGCCGTTCTTGTTGAAGGGAACTGTCTTTGGTCGCCGGGCCATATTAATCTTACTGCTCCATCGCCACCATAACTAGCATATACACCGCCACCGCCGCCATATAATTGATTAGAACCACCTGAACCAGCAGTACCATTGTTTGCATAATATGTGGTTGATAATCTTACAAAACCTGAACCGCCTGTACCACTTGTTCCTTGTCCATAAATTCCTGTGCCGCCGCCTTTGCCACCAACATAATTGACACCAGATAATGAACCATAGTTAGCACCACCGCCGCCACCGCCACCTGAACCGTTGCCTCCAGCACTAGAACTAGGAGATCCACCATTACCGCCATTACCTGAGTAACCACCTGCACCGCCGCCACCTGTTGCTCCTTGGCTAGCTGTGCCGCCTGTGCCGCCATTGCCGCCGCCATCACCAACATAACCGCCAGCATTCCATGCAGAGGGTTTCGGTGCCAAACCAGCAACAATTGTGTTTGCAATAAAATAAGAATCTGTACTTAATAACGCATAGTTATTTGCAACCCATTCACCTCTTCGACCAACTTGAATTGTATAAGTTTGTCCTGGAACAACAGGAATATTATTTTTATAACCTAATCCACCGCCGCCGCCCGCATATGCCTGTACAATACCAAACTGACTTGCCGCAGCGGTGCCACCAGCACCAATACAAACAGCAGAAACAGAATACACACCCTCTGGACATGTCCATGTGTATGCACCATAAGTGGTGAATTCTACTTGACCAACTGGTTGTGTATCTTCAGTTCTTGTGTTTGCATCATATCTTCTAAGTGTTCCAGGCCACATGATACGAATTGCACCTGGACCACCATAACCACCAGCATTTAATGTATTGTAGTTTCCACCACCAGCACCACCACCATAATCACCACCAAGGTTGGTGCTGACCAGTTGCACTATATCACCTCTATACGATCCATTTCTACCGTGTGCACCAACTGCCGTACCTGCTACATATGAGGTGCCGCCGCCGGTTGCGCCTTGGCCTTGTAATCCAATACCGCCGCCGCCACCACCTTTACCAGTTGCGGTAGCATCATTTGATGGCGCACCTCCACCAGCAGCACCACTACCTGTAGCTCCACCAGAACCACTTAGTAGTGCTTGAGCTCCAGCTCCACCGTCGCCTGAATAACCAGCTGCGCCGCCACCGCCACCTTTATAGAAACCACTGCCAACATTACCACCATTTCCACCATTATAACCATATTGGCCTGTTACAAAAGTTCCTGCAAAACCTCGTCCTGTATAATATGCGGTAGAATTTCCACCAGAATTCGCTTTACATATTGTTGAACCATTGTAACTGACAGTTGTTCCATTTGATACAACATTATAACCAATTTTTGGTTTATCAATGTAAATATCTAACACTTGTCCTGGTGTAACTTTGTAATTGTTTACAAATGCTGTTGCGCCGCCGCCTGCACCTGATAGTGAAGAATAACCATTAGCCTCGATTAGTGTACTACCACCACAACCAACTGCAATCATACTGATTGAATAAACATTTGCTGGTACTGTCCATGTTGTTTGTAGTGTGTTGAATGCTATACCACCAGGATCACCAGAAAAAACAACTTGGTCTGACGGTGCACCAATGGATATTATTAATGTATTGGATGAAGATTGTCCAACAGAATCTACTGTTGAAATTATGTGTGAAGTTTCTGGATATCCAAGTGCAGCATTTCCTGAAAGTATACCTGTATTTGCATTAAATGTTATGTTTGTATTTGCTGGTATGGATGGTGATATTGTATATGTTACTGGTCCAATATTACCTGAGATTGATACTGGTTTTAAAGATACAGCATAACCCATTTGTAAGTTTGCATATTGATAGTTTTGTGTAACTGTATGTGTTTCTAAATTCTGTGATGGAAAAGTTCTGAAATCTCCAGGCCATACGATACGAATTGCACCGTTTGCACCTCTGCTAGCATATATGTAACCAGCACCACCGCCACCACCATAATCACCACCAATGTTATAGATTGTTGTACCTACTGTGTTGGCGACTAATGGTGAACCATTTGAACCAGGTTGACCAGCTCTTAGAGGACTGTTAGATGCTACTCCAGCTTGACCACCAGCTCCAGAAGTTCCCTCACCATATAAACCCACACCGCCACCGGCACCACCACTAATAGACAGAGCACCGGCGCCGCCGCCACCACCACCACCACTTCCGCTAGTTCCATTCAAAGCAACAGTGCTGTTTGATGAACCGCCTGATCCACCTGAACCACTATAACCACCTGCACCGCCGCCACCTAAACCATTATTGAGTGCGCCCGTTACTGTTGGTAATCCGCAGTTTCCTCCTGGTCCACCTCCATCACCAATATAGATTTGTCCACCAAAACCACCTTGTGTTATGCTTTGAACAGTTGTTGCTCCTGTTGCGGTTCTTCCATACTGACCTCTCTCAGCAAAGACGGTTGATGTGTTTCCAAACCAGCTATTGGTTGCTAACATGCGTATTCCAGTTGTGGAAGTATATCCGCCTTCACCAACTTGTAAGTTATAAGTTACACCAGGAACAACAGAAATAGTATTTTTATAAGCTAATGCGCCACCGCCGCCACCGGTTGCAGAGTTTTGGGCATTGTAAAAACCACCTCCTCCACCAGCAACACAAACTACTGACACAGAATAAACACCAGCAGGACAGGTCCATGTGTTTAGTCCTACACCCGTGTATATTGCTTCACCCACTACTGGATATTGAAATGCTTTTTGTATAGAAGCTGCAACAATTGTTGGAGAAAATAATGAACTAATTCTTTCCATAATTAACCATAAGTAGCCATTTGACCAGTAACGACCCATGCGTTACCAACTCTTATCAATGTTAGTGTTTCTATTTGTGTTTTATTTGGATATAATGTTGGTGTTTGGTTATTTAACCACTTAATTGTTTGAGATGCACCATCAATCTGTACAACACTTGCATAGAATGGTGATGTTCCTTGATCCAGAATCAATGCGACAGATGTAACTCTTTCGTTTGTTGTTGGTACATTTGTAAAGTTTGCAGTCATATTTGCTGCAATAGAACTATGATAGAAAATTGTACCTTCATTCAAATTATGAACAACTGTGCCTGTGCCACCAGTTTTTGTTGCTAACAGTTCTGTTGTTTCTGTCAGTGTTGTCCAACCAGAAACAAATAGACTGCCTGCATAGACACTAGATGCAATAACATTTGATGAAGAAATTGAATTTGATATTGCATTAACTGCTGCATATGCTGAGTTGGCCTGTAAGAAGGCACCATTTGCATATGTTGATGCTGAGTTTGCCACAGCAAATGCTGAGTTGGCATATGAACCTGCTGACACTGCTTTAGAATCAGCAGTCGCAGCATTTGTTACACCAGTATTTGCCTGAGTGTATGCTGAGTTGGCATATGTGCCTGTTGTATTTTGACTTGAGTATGCGGCATTAGCCTGTACAAAAGCACCATTGGCATATAAAGATGCACCTGCACCATCATTTGCTGCGGTGTTTGCTCTAGAGAAAGCAGAGTTAGCATATGAACCTGCGGTTATCGCATTACTATTGGCAGTATTTGAATTTGTGTATGCCGCATTTGCCTGTATGAAGGCACCGTTGGCATACAAGGATGGACCTGCAGCTGCACTAATTGTTGAGTTTGCCTGAGTAAACGCCGCATTAGCATGAATGTATGCTGAGTTTGAATTGTCGTTTGCAAACTGTATAGAAATGGTAGAGTTGCTGAAGTAACTCTCATTGACTAAAGGCACAGCAGTGGTAATTTCTATCTTAGCATTGTTTGCCGGTGGGCTAGAGAATGTTACAGTCTTGTTTACGAGAGTGAAGTCACTCTTTAGTACTGTTGCACCGTTGTAGTTGATGCTGATATTATTTGCACCAACTGGAGCATCAGCCAAAACAAAACTTGTAGTTGTACCATCACCAACAAAACTATCGACCTTGTATGTAAGTGTTGTTAAGAAGTTTGAACCGATGGCAATGTTATTGGCGAAAGCAAATGCTGCCTGTGCTAGAATCGTACCAGAGTTTGCTTGTGAGTATGCAGCATTAGCATATGTTCCTGTTACATTCTGTGATGCATAGGCTGAATTTGCCTTTAAGAACGCAGCATTGGCATATAAAGATGCACTTGCAGCATTATTCGTTGCTGTATTTGCCTGAGTGTAAGAGTTGTTTGCATATATGCCAGTTACATTCTGAGATTCATATGCAGAGTTTGCCTTTAAGAAAGCAGCATTAGCCTTTTCAAATGCGAACGCAGCAGTTACACCTGCATTGGCAGTATCATATGCACCTTGTGCCAATATAAATGCTGCATTAGCCTTATCATATGCTGAGTTGGCATATGTTCCTGTTGTGTTCTGACTAAAGTATGCTGAGTTGGCCTTAACAAAAGAACTATTTGCATATGATGCAGCAGAGTTTGCTTGGTTGTATGCCGAGTTGGCATATGTACCAGTTACATTCTGGCTAGAATATGATGAGTTTGCTTTTACGAATGATGCATTTGCGTATGTGCTTGCAGATAACGCATCTGCAATACCAACTGTCGATAAAGTATATGCAGCGTTTGCAGTAGTAAATGATGAATTGGCGTATGAACCCGCTGAGTTTGCAGCAGTAAAACCTGAATTGGCATAAGATGCAGCAGAGTTTGCTTGGCCAAATGCACCCAAGGCAATAACTTGACCTGTTAAACCAGCATCAAGTGCGCCTGATATATCCGTATTTTGTGATGCATTTATACCTGCAATCAGTGCCAAGTTGGCTACCGCTGATGCTGCATTTTCTGGTGTAAATGTTAATGCAGTTGTAACATCTGCTGATGATAATGTAACTGCACCACTTCTAGTGTTGAATGTTGTAACTGGTGTTTGGTTACCAATAGAAGTAACACGACCATAAGCATCAACACTAATTTCTGGGTAACTATATGTACCACCAATTACACCTGATGTTGCAAGGTCGATTGTTAGATTGCCTGTTGTTGCGCTTTGTGCAAGTCTGCTCGTAGAAACAACTGTTACAGATTGTACAACTGCATTTGCTCTGATGAATGCCGCATTTGCATGTGTGTGTATTGTATTTGCGTAATCAAATAGGTTAACACCTTTGATGATTGCGGTATTTGATTCTAATCCACCAACTTTTAATGTACCATATGTTGCTTGGCCAAAATTGATTGTCGTGGTAGGCTCATCTGTTACAGAATTAAATAATTTCCATTTGCCATCTGAATGGTCACGAGCCAAACCTGTGTGTTTGTATGTGCCATCATTGTATGCACCAACGAAACCAATGTCAACAAGGTCTGAAGGATTATTATCAGCAAGATAAATTAATGAATCGGTTAGTGTCAGATTGTTTGAAGTGATAGTGGTTGCATTGCCACCCAAATACAAGTTACCGGATACACGTAAGTCTTGAGAAATAACCACATTACCAGTAACAACCAATGCGTTTGCACTTGTTGTGTTACTTACGGTCAAAACACCATTGATTGTATCACCAGACTTACTTACTTTACCTGAAATAAGAGTTTGTAAGTATGTGTTGGCTGTATTAGTGTATGTGATAACGTTTACACCATCTTTTGTGGTGAAACTATTTGCAACCAAAGGACGATAGACTTCTAATTTATCACCGTTCTTAAATCTTGCAACCTCATCATAACCAGAACCTTGAATAAAAACAATATCTGCATAAGCTGATGAACCTGTTGTACCAAAGTATATATTACCGCCATAGTTTTGACCTGGATTGCCAACAACCATCATGTAACCATCGTTTGGTTTTACGAAACTAAATGCATTAGGTGTGGTGTTATCGTAATTGCTACCAGCAAAACCAAAGTCTGCATAGTTAACATTGTCGGTACCATTATCAGCAGTCAAAACAAAGTCGCTTGTACCTTTATCTGATAGGTTCTGTTGGTTAACTTGTGAATAGTAATCTGATGTACCAGTAAATTGTGCAATCAGGTTAGGTAATATTTGGTATGAACCTGTACCAACAGCAAGTCTTTGGAATACGTTTGCTTGACCAGGTACAGTTAATGAACCTGCAACAGTAATTGTTGATGTGTTTGCTACTGCTGCGTTTGCCTTTGCATATGCAGAGTTTGCTTGTATGAAAGCTGCTGTTGCAGTTGTTCTAGCAACACCGTCAGATGCGGTACCACCAGCCAAAGTATTTGCATATGCATACGCAGCTTCAGCATGAGCATTAGCATATGCAATATCTGTATTTTGTTTTGCATCAACACCTTGTATATTAATAATGTTCAACGCATTTGTATTTGCTTGGTCAAAAGCCTTGCCCGCAAATGTCAAAGTGTTGGTGATATTAGTATTCTGTGTTAAGTCTACACCTTGCAGTGCGGTGATACTTTGTGTATTGTTGTTTGCAGTAATGAATGCTGCGTTGGACTGTGTGAATGCTCCGTTGGCATATAAGGATGCACCACCTGCATTTGATATTCCTGTGTTGGCACGGTCAAATGCCGAGTTGGCATATACACCAGTTGTATTTTGACTGGCGTAAGCAGAGTTTGCTTTTAAGAAAGATGCGTTTGAGTAGGCATAAGGCGCAGCAGCAGTTACTTGAATTGTACTGTCGCCTGTAAATCTTACTTGAGGGAATTCACCTGATGTTGCAGCACGAGTGGCAATTAAATTGACAGAGTTATTTCCATCTAGGAAGAATAACTTTCCATCCATTATGTTAATTGCTAATTCACCGGGAATAAGCGTACTTGCCAATGGTTGATTACCACTGGTATTTGAATAGTATAACTGAATCGGGGTTGAATTGGCTTGTGCCATTGTTACCTTACTCTTAAAATAATTATCTTATATTTAGAACATGCCACCGGAAATCAAATTAGCTCGGAGTGTACCACCTAAAATTACATTACCTGTTGCACCAATACCACCATCAACAACAATTGTACCTGATGTGGTGTTAGTAGAAGCAATCTGTGAATTTGCCACGATTGCACCAAAGTTACCTAGACTTGAACCTGCTGTACCTGATACTGTGAATGATGCACCAGTATCACTTGCAAGAGAGATTGCACCACCTTCTGCGGAAATTTGTGCGCCACCCAAGTCAATGGTATTACCAGCAATCCACAATTTTCTCCATCGTCTTGTAGGAGAACCTAAATCATAAGTTACGTTTGCTGCAGGTAAGAAGTGTACTGCATAAGTGTTTGCTTGTAATGTGGTTTGACCTTGTACTGTCAACGCACCTGTAATTGTACCACCAGATAATGGTAAAGCATTATTGGCAACAAAGAAGGCAGCATTAGCCTGTACAAATGCACCATTTGCATACAAAGCGCCTGAGTTTGCAGTTGCATAACCTGCTTGTGCATATGTATTCAGATTACTGATTGTAGTATTCTGATATGTTTCAATGTTTGTTAGTTCAATGATACTTGAACCAGTGGTGTTTGCAGTATTAAATGCTGCTTGAGCATGAGTCTGTGCTGCATTGGCCTTTAAGAACGCACCGTTTGCATATACACCAGCTGAGTTTGCCGCAGCATATGCTGAATTGGCATAAGTGCCGGTTACATTTTGACTTCCAAACGCAGCATTGGCTTGTATAAATGCACCGTTGGCATATAAACTGGCAGACACGGAGTTGTTTGCGGTTGTATTTGCGAAACTGTATACTGCATTGGCCTGTATGAAGGCACCATTGGCATATATTCCAACTGTTGCAACATTAGATGCAGTTGAATTTGAATGTAAGAATGCTGCGTTTGCTTGTATAAATGCTGATGCAGCTAATGTGCCACCAGAAGATGCAGCATTGGCCGCTGCGAACGCAGCATTTGCCTGAATGAAGGCACCGTTAGCATATAATTGACCAGAATCTGCTTTGATATAAGCAATGTTCGCAGTATCTCTGGCATATTGGTCTGTTGTTGCGGGTGTTGCACCAGTATTTGCCTTATCAAACGCAGCATTTGCATGAGCGTAAGCCTTGTTTGCAGTAACTTGTGCTGCTGCACCGGTGTCGTATGCAACACCAGTTAAAACTTCAACATTGTTTGCAGCAGCAAATGCACTATTTGCTCTAGTGAATGCTGAGTTAGCATAAGAACCAGCTACGGTTATATTATTGGCATTTGTATTGCCTGATGCAAATGCAGCATTGGCCTGTATAAATGCGGCCACAGCCAATGTACCACCAGAAGATGCTGAATTGGCAGCTGCATATGCAGAATTGGCATAGGAACTGGCTGCCAGTGCATTAGTTGTGGCAGTATTTGCCTGTGTGTACGCAGCATTAGCCTGTACAAATGCACCGTTGGCATACAAACCCGCACTTGTAGCATTATTGGATGCAGTATTTGCCTGATTAAAAGAAGATGTTAAGAATGGTTGTACATTAATACCACCAACAAATACTGTATTTGCAACAACATTACCTTTGAAAGTAGATGCATATACGTTTGCATATGCAAATGTTGGATGTGCAATATTAATTAGGTTGTTGGATGATATTCTTGCGGTATAACCTTGGAAGAATATAAATTCTTTCAAGGTAGCATCACGGATTATACCTGTTGTAGCATTTGTTGTGCCATTATTATATTGACCAATAACACCAATGTCAACAACATCTGTGACATTATTATTTGCAAGGTGTATTAAGGAATCATTTACATATAAATCGGTTGCATTAACAGTAAATGTATTACCTAAAATTGTCAATGAACCTGTTACAGAAAGGTCGCTTGTAACATTCAAAGAACCAGTGATTGTACCACCAGTATTTGCAATTGCACCGTTGGCCTTATTGAATGCTGCCCCTGCGAAAGTATTTACCGCAGAAATGACACCGTTTTGGTATGCATCAATATTAGACAATTCTATGATACCGGCACCTGCACTATTGGCGGTATTAAATGCTGCATTAGCTTGTGTGAATGCTGATTGTGCAACAGCACCTGTATTTGCTGCGTTGAATGCTGCCTGTGCTAATGTTGTTGCTGTGTTAGCTTGTGTATAACCAGCGTTAGCGTGTCTGAATGATGAGTTGGCTTGTAAGAAGGCGGCATTAACTGTTGAACTTGTGCCTGCCGCATTAGCAGTATCAAATGCAAGTTGTGCAACGTTTGCTGCTGAGTTGGCTCTATTGTATGCACCTAATGTTAGACCTACAAAGTTATTACCACCGATTGCACGAACATTCTGTGCAGTATTACCAATGTATAATGTGTCGTTTACAAAAGAGTAAGCTAACTGACCGTCATACAGGAATGTCGGTGCGGTGTTTGCATAAGACCTTAGTATCTGTATGGTACTGGTATTTGCCATTAGAAGAACCCGTTATCAATTGTAAGAATTTCGGCAGTAGCAGGACCAACCACAAAACTATTTGTGTTTGCACGATAAATGATTGGGAACCCATCTTGTGCGTTCGTCAAACTTAAATCAGAAGCACTCTTTAGTGTTCTGGTACCATAACTTAAAGATGTTACGGAAGGATTGTTTTGTCCTATGGTAACACGTACTGTGGATGGAGGTGTTGTTGCCATTTTAGAACCTTGTTACTCTAGGTGAAACATCCATGGTGCCTTCTAACACACGAATGACCGTGTTTGCGGTTCCAGGAACACCAGGAATAGAAATGGCCGCATCATACAGATAACGACCTGGTGCAATGTTTGCGGTTGTCGTTGAAGAAAGTGATAGTGCAATGGTACCTGAAGTTACATCAATCGTGCTTGTGAATTCCGCAGTTGTGTTTGCAGAATAATATGATTTTCTTATTTGACTTTTGGCTGTTGCGCCTGTCAAATCATAGTTGTTGCCATATACATCATCTAGTGCAATCGAAATTTCAAATGTGGCGCCCTGTTCTAAGTATAAATTTTGATATCCTGCGGCCATTTTTTATCTTTATATTATTGTATTATTTATAAGACATACCAAAAATAAAATGTTATGTTGGTTCTGTCGGCCAAGTGACATTTTTTGGATAACCTTCTTGTTTAGTAATATCCCTTAGAGCTTGACGATATGTGGACCACTTTTGTTTTGTTTCTTCTGCAACATCCGGCAACTGTGTCCAATCTGTATTATTTAATAGTGTGTCTCTTTTGATTTTTATATGGAATGATAATTGTTCTCTTGTTGGAGGAATATAATCTTGAATTTTTCCGAATTGTCCTGCAACACACAATTCAAATATGTTGCGCCCATGTTCCTCAACATCATTTTTGTTGGCTGTGAATGGCAATTCTTCCTCTATTTCCTCAAAACGAACGACAACATCAATCAATGTTTTTTCTTCGTTCATCCATTTTGGATTTTTTGCGTATTTCAATTTCATAAATTAATTTCCTATTAAGACACTCTTAAATAAACGGTTGTAAATGTACCATAACCAGAAGCACCACCGGGACCAGAAGATACACCCATTCTTCTCCAGGTTCCTGATGGTTGTACATTCCTACTACTACTGTTACCGTCATTCGCTGCAGCATAATAGAGATTGGAACCTGCAATTAGAGCTCCTTCTATTCCACCGGTTGATGGACCAGTATACAAAAGTGCATATGATCCAATAGCACCTACTGCCAACCCTGCGGTTGTAGCTGCCACGTTAACAGTTACAGCACCTGTGCTTCCGTTAACTGATGTTACACCACCATTGCCTGCGGTGCCTGCGGTTGCTGCATAACTCACACTCTTGCTGGCATCAGCTGTATTGTCTACATTACCTAGGCCAACCTTAGATTTTGAAATTGTTAACCATGAAGGATCGGAGTAAGAACCACTGGTATATACACCATTTGTCACAGTGCCGGAGTTACCACTAACATTGATACCATATGTTTGGTTATTTGCTACCTGCGTTGCGGAAATAGTACCAGTCAACTGTGAAGTTGCAATACTTGGTGTGGCATTGGCTGCATATGTCAACCGACCTTGTTCGTCAACTGTAAATACTGTGTGTTGTGTTGAACCACCATATGTACCTGCTGTTACTGCGGTGTCTGCTAGTACTGATGGTTTTACTTTTGTTGTCATTTAATTTGTCCTTTTAACACTTCGACTTCTGATTTCAATTCTTTGATTGCTTCAATAATAAGTGGAACCAATCTTTCATAACGAACTGTTAAATAATTTTCATCAACTGGTGCTGGTGCTACTGCTTCGGGTTGGACTAATTGCACTTTCTGTGCAGACACACCAACTTCACGGCCTTTTGATTCTAAACCAAGACTTTTTGCAACATCGTTTAGTTCATAATAGAAACCTGTCAGTTGTTCAATCTTATCTAATGCGTTTTCAATTTTACCCAGATTGTTTTTTAATCTTTCGTCTGAAACATAAGCGGTAATATTTCCAACTGATTTTATTTCATTGGATGAATAAGATGGTGATCCTGAGCCAACCCACAAAGCATTCATCTGATAGTTGTTACCAGTGTTCAATGCGTTTGCTGTGCTAGCTGTTGATGCTGATGATGCACTACCAGCAGAATCTGCATAACCAACATGTGTGTCAGCGTGAGCAGTGTCACCACTATAACCATATAATCTCCAGTAACTACCTGTCCAATATGTTTGTACAGAATAATCACTGTTGTTATCACGGCGATATAATCTATATGGTCCTGGACGAACTGAACTTGTCCACATACCAGTTTGGCCTGTAATACCACTTGCAGGTACCGCAGCAGCTGTAGTGGCTGTGCCTGCATTTCCTGTAATGCTGTGTGCGTATGTGCCACCGTCACCCAAACGATTTGTTACATATGCAGTTGATGCAACAACCGTATTACTTGTGGTTGTTGGTGCTGTAGGCACATTAACTAAACCAGTAAATGTTGGTGATGCCAATGTGGCTTTTCTAGTCTCAACATCCTGTATTGCCAACTGAATTGTGTTTGCGGTTGTAACGATTCCACCAAATGGTGAAGTGAATGGAATGTTATTCGCATAGTATGCATATGATGTGTATGCATCTACTTCAATCATTAAAGATGATCCAGCTGGTATTGTTGAACCCAATGTTACAGAAGTTGAATTTGTTTCCGTATAGTCGGATGGATATTGACGAACACCATCTATATAAACTCTAAGTTGACCTGTACCGGTTGTATATGTTGGTGTGGTGAATACTGTTTGATTTGTGTTAACAGTTGGAAACAATCTTGTTGTGTTAATTCTGGTACCAGGTTGTGTGCCGCCGCCACCGCCACCTGAACCACCAGCTGCCCAATAATAACTACCAACACCACCAGTAGCAAGAACGTAACCTGCTGGAGCACTAGATGCATCTGGTAATAGATTAATCAATGCTGCGGTAGAAGAAGAACCACCAGTACCACCTTGTGTTACTGCCAAAGGATTAGATAGACTTAGGCCTGCAAAGGTTGGTGTTGCAGATGTTCTTAGGTCTTGTGATGTGCTAATGAAGGCTGTGTTACCGCCTGGTGTTGAGATTACAACACCGTTATTACTTGCAAAAGTTATACCACCACTTGTTGGTGTGATTCCGGAACCTGTTGTACCTAAAATGGCATTTGCAGATGTGTTTGCTCTTGAGAAGGCTGCGTTTGCTTGGCTAAATGCTGGTGCAATCTGTGGTGCCACATTGTTTGCAGCTGCAAATGCTGCATTAGCATGTAAGAAACCTGAGTTAGCATATGAACCTGCTGATGCAACTGCTGCCTGCAAGAATGTATTTGCGGCAGTAATAACATTATTCAATGTGTTAGCAACGTTTGCTGTGGCAAAATCTGTATTACTTGTGGATGTTAATGTGTCATTAATATATTCGTTTGTTACAACTCGATAGAATGTGTTTGATGTAACATTTTTAATGTCCCAATAACCAAGTGGTTGATTCCAACGAATTGCGGCATTTGAACCGTCAGTACCACGATTTACAATAAATGAACTATATTGTCCTGTAGTTGAACCAGCATTAATTGTAAATTCATTTGAGTTGTATATTGTTGCACCATTGATAACAAAATTACCACCAACACTCAACTGACCATTTGTTTGTAGGTTATTAATGTATGCTGTTGCATTATTAGCATCAATTAAACCGGTCACATTTGCACTTGGTGTAGAAACAGATTGTGCATAAAATGTTCTGGCATTTAATGTCTGTGTGTTAATAGATGAGTTTGCTTGTAATGTTGTAATATATGCAACGGATAATGTTGTTGTATTTGCATAAAAAATATCAAAGTCGGCTCGTGCGGTTGGACCATATACAGCATTTGTTACCACAATTCGTGGCGACACAACATCAATGTTTGCATAATAGTGGTCAGCAAAAGATGAACCATCAATGTATGCATTTTGTGTAACGGATATATTGTTTGCAACACGCACAGCACCTGTGGCAGTTACTGTATATAAATGGGAATCACCAACAACACTAGAGTTACCACCAACTGTGGTATTTCCTGTAACATTTAGGTTGCGACCAACGTTTGCGGTATTGGCAACTGTCAAACCTGTGTTTAAACCTAAAGCAAGTAGAGGACCACCAATGTTTGCTTGTCCTGTATTGGTTAGACCTAGTGTTGTGTTGGTAAAATAAACTTGGCCGTCAACTCTCAGGTTGTTTTGTACATATGCAGAAGAACCTATACCTTGTACCTGGAATTGTCCGCCAAAAATAGAATTATTGGCAACTTGTAGACCAAGAGAGTTATCATTTAAGAACAGAGTTCCTGTGGTTTTTGTGTAGTTGTTTGCAGCAAGGTCATTGTTCTCTTTTGCAAGAGTGTTTGTGTTAACAACCCATTCACCAAAGGTGTTTGCATAACTTAAAAGTGAAACTGTATTAGCCATTTAGTTTTTTTCCAATAGTTTTAACATCAGTTGTTTGATTTCGGATAATTCCATTTTGATGTTCTCGTGTTCTTTCTTCAGGTTATTTATTTCATCCTTTTGGGCAGCCATCATGCGTCTTTTCTTATAGTACTCCTCTAGGCCCGTTGCATCTCTATTGATGAGGGCCGTGGAGTTTGTGTCACGGACAAATTCTGTACCTTGGACTTTAAGTAACATGATTAGAATGTGGTGTTAACGTTAGAAGGCAATGCAATTGCTCTCAAATCGGTTACATACGGTACATATGTACTGTCTGATGATGTAAATACAATTTTAATTGCAAATTGACTAAACGATGAGTATGTTTGTCCATTTGTACTGGTGTATTTTACATAACCTTGGTCTGTACCGTTTGTTCCTGGTGCAAATGAATACTCAATAATATCATTGCGGCCAGTAGAATACTTAGAACCAGAACTGTTAATTGGTGTCATCAATTGCCATGAACCATCATCAAATCGTTGTGTGTCGTTACGATTTAGAATCTTGTAGTACACATGAATGTCTGTGTTGACTGGACGATATGCAGACAAGTAAACATTCAAGTCACCAGAATCGAAACCTGCATCCAATACTACCTTCTTAGTAACATATTTTGCAGTCGCATTACCACCAGACTTAGATGTTTCACCTGAAACAATTGCTGTGGCACCTGTTGCAGAACCAGATGATGCCGTAATTGTTACAGTAGGTGTGGTAATATAACCAGAACCTGGTTGTGTCACATAAACTGCATCGACTTTGCCAGAAACCACATTTGCAACACCATAAGCCTGTGTGCCACCTGTACCCGTTGGTGCAGAGAAAGTCACAACAGCATTTGATGCATTAAAGTTACTTCCACCATTTGTTACTGTGATTAAGTTGTTAGACAATTCACAGTTGTTGATGTTCCACTTGATTGCATATGTAGAAAGGCCTGCATCAGAAATGATAGGACTTACTGCGTTATCGTTTGTTGATAACTGTGCATATAATGAGAATGAGGTGCCACTATTTGCATCCAACATACGCTTACCTTTACCATCACTCAAGTAAATGTCATCAGATGATGGTGTACCGAATTTACCAGGACGGATGTTTACTGTACCCGCAGCAGTACCACCAACCAATGTTGCATTGTATGTGTAGTTGATTGCTGTTGTTGTGGGCAAGAAGTCTGTTGTTGTGATGTTAAATGCATCAGCATAAATGCTTGTGTTAGACACAGAATCAATTACACCAGAAATATTGTTTGCATTTAGGTAGTATTGAATGCCTTGTTCAACCAATGTTCTTTGTGGCAACTTCTTAGGCACCACATACTGTAATGTAGGTGTGGCAGTTGTATCAAAGACACAACGGTCTATCACAAACATCAGACTCTGATTTTGGTCAGCAGTCCATGTCTGTGAGTTTTGAGACACAAACAATCCACCAACATAAGGTGCACCACCAATCTTGGTGATTGTTGATGGTGTTGGATCGCTTGGTTGATTCTTAACTGAAGATGTTAAAGCTGTATCACCACTTGATGCGGTCCAAACTGTATACTCTTTAGAGTTTGATTTCAGAATGAAAGAATACAACACGCCAGGTTGAATGTAAATTGGAACAGGGAACTGGAATGTTGTTGCAGTTGTTTTGTCCAAGAATTGTGGTGTGTCTGAAATATTAACTTGTTCTGGTATCAAACTTACAATAGAGTTGTCTAATGTTTCACCATTTGGATAACCATTTAATGTACCAACGATAGACAACATAATTGGTGAACTGTCAGAAGTTGGTTTGGTCTTGAAGAAGAATGTTGCTGAACTTAGGAATAAACCATTTGGATAATTGTCTTTATCAAAGATAAATGTTTGTGCAATAGGATCCCAACGATTTTCAAGTGTTGAGGTTGATGAAGATATTAATACATTGTTCGCATAGTTATTTTGAATGAATGTACCTTTTGCACCAGCTGGTGAGGCACCAAAGTCCAATTGTTGCGCTCTGGTGTGAAGACCTTCGGAGTAAAATGTACCTCTTGCAAATGTACTTTGTGATCCTGAATTTCCATTAGAATCATCAATGCGTAGAACACGTTGACCTGTATGGAAAGTATTTGGTGGAATACTGAAAACACCATACATTGAACCAGTTTGGTCTGTCTTGAATGTGCCCATAGAATAGATATCGCCGTTGGCAGTACCAATACTTGTACTCAATACTGCTGTTTGGTTTGCACCATAGTATGTAGAAATGGTTGCAGATTGACCTGCAGCAGAACCTGTATTGATGTAGATTGTATTGCCAACATAGTAATCATTTGTTGTTGATGCAGTACCAGTCAGAACAATCTTTGTTGCTGTCTGAGCGTATGCAATCTGACCACCAAAGTGTGATGTTGAACTCAACGAACCTGATGCGGTAGATGATGTGTATGTACCACTTGAGTTGAAGAATCCATTTTGTATAACGCCGTTGGTTGTATAAGATGATGTTTTACCATCAGCAGCAACATACAATCTTACTGTTGTAGATGTTTTCTTATAGACACCTAAAATACGACCAGTGGGTGTGAACACACCGCCTGTGTAATAACCAATCACATCATTCTCATTGAATGTACCAGAAACTCCTGTCAATTCAATGATGTTGGCCTTACGCACATACTTATCAACATTAACATCATCAAAATAGTTATTAACTGTTGTGTTCAACAACATATCTTTACCACGAATAACGACCTGTTGTGGACGAATATATGGTAAAATTGTAATATCAGTTATGTAACCATTATTAATTGAGTATGTGTTATCTATTTTCTGGTATGCACCAAGAAGATTTTGTTGTAATTTGTTTTCATAAGTATCGGTTGTGGTATTGGTAATTGTAAAGTTTAGACCACTAGTTACTTTTTCTGTTAATTTTTTTGTCTGTGTTCCAGGAATACCCTTCCAGTCACCAACAGACATTGTTGTAATGGTATTAGATTGGCTGTACACCTGTAGGTTAGGATCAACCACCAACAATGCTGGTGCATAGTCGGTATCAACCCAGTTGTCAATGTTAGGTGTCAAATCTACCACACCTTGTCTGGAAATAAATGAGAATGGGTTAACATTCACGGTGCGTGATGCAAATTTTTGTGTTGCCACATTTGATGTTGAGTATGGTAGACTGAAGTAGTTTACCAAACCACTACTGTCAATTTCATAACCCAAAGATGCTGCTGAGTTTGCAGCCAACTTGCCGATGTTATTAACCAATGCGGTTGATTTCAATGGGAAGTTTTTAACTGTATGTGATGCACTCAGTATACGGTCTCTGCGGTTGATAGAGGCAGAATAATCTGAACTCATAGTATCAGCAGCTGCATAACTTGAGAAGTCATCAACTAAAATGCCATTCTTGAATCTGTTTAGACCATATGAATCGGAAATTTGTAGAGACTGTGCTTTTTGTTCCAACAAGTTCAATGAAGTATAGTACTCAACCTTGTTGATTCTGGATTCCAAACCAGAAATGTCTTGCATAGTATAACGTTTGTGTTGTACTTTTTCGATAGACAGGTCAGAAATTAAACCTGCTGGTACTTCTGTTGGAATATAACCTGTGTAAGGTGCATGTTCGATGTTGGCCAATACCAATGAACCATCTGGCTCTGTTGGTGGTAATGGTGTTAATGAAGGAGAACCTTCAATGATATTAAATTGACGGTCTTTACTTAGAGTCAACTTATCTTTTCTACCAAGATAATACTCAGAATCACCAACGAATGTTGTCAAGTCAACTGGCAAATTCAAACCATAGTTCTGTGTACCTGTTGTTGAGAATCGGAAAGTGAAATCTGCTTGTGCATTTAATCTTGCAGGTCTAAAGTCTAAACAATCACGCAGACTATAAACAGTACCGCCATTACTTCTATAAGAAGGAATACTTCTATAATCTTCTGGAAGAGTTGAACTTGTATATGATGTTACTGCAAAGTAACCGTCACCACCTGTGTGTTGGTAGTAATCTACCAATACTAAGATGTTACCAACAGGTTGTGGTGCACCTGGTTTTAATGTGATAGAGGCATGGTCATAGTAACCATCTCTTTGACCATTATCGAATGTATAGTTGTTTGTAATATCATATGTTGGACTCGACAACATACCAGATGTTGGTGTTGTGCCGGATGCTTTTGTATCAATTATTTTTACAATACGTTTAACATCAGACAAATATAATGTTTGTTTTTGTCCTGGTGATACTAGTCCACCATTTTGAATATACACTTGACCTTTAGAAGTTAATGCTGCATCATCAACAAATGTATATGTGTTAACTTGTGTACCAGAAATGTTTACCGCAGTTGTGTTTGCTTCAATTAAGTTCTTAGACCTTAACACATAACCTGTGTTGTCTGCGTTCACAACAAATACTTTTACAATAACCATTGCGGTGAACGGTAATAAATCTGTTGCAGCTAATGTTGCAACAGCTGATGTACTGTCTAAAGTCACAGTTCTTTCTGCTGAAACCCAAGGTACAATGTCACCATTTTTAATTGTGGTGTTTGAACCTTTGTCTGTTACAATGACTGTAAAATTTTCCATTACTGTTTCATCACTCAATACAGAACTTGGTGTTCCAAAGTGTGTGAAGATGCCTTGTAATGCGTTACTGTAATTCACTTCAGCTGTAACTGATCCACCAGCAGATGTGAATGATAAGTTTCTCCACACTTGTTGAGTGGTGTATGAAGTATCTGATATTGTGGAAATATAAGGATTACCAACATTAAAGATTAGTTCTGGTGAACCAGGATTTTTTAGTTCTGTATCTCCCGAACCAACACCATTTGTTTTACCTTGAGTGTTGATAGAAGATGAACCGAGAACATTGAAACTACCATCCACAGACACCAAAGCTTCAGTATCTTTGATATCAAAATTCAATACGAATACTGATGTTGTATCAGGTGTTGTTGTCCAGTTTTGATTTAGATATGCAACACGAGTTGTACCATTGTAACCTGTGATGGTTCTAGTGTCACCTGCGTTGGTACCATTTGTGATGGTAATATTTACACCATCATATGCATTGCTTGTTGCAGAGAATGTACCAGGCAAAGTGATTGTATTTGTTGAACCTGCGGTTGCATTTGCTGATGGTGCACCATTTTGTAACCCATAAACATATGCTTTGTAGATGTATGTGTTTGCGTTTGCACTATTGGATGCACCAGTATAAACCAAATTGCGAATGTAACCTGAAGCAACTGTTGTTGCGCCGTATGTGGTTGTGTTTGTTCTATTTACATTGTTTACATTAACACAATGTAAATCTATTGGTTGTGCAGTAGTGAAATCGAAAAAGTCTTGTGAGTTGCCACGAACAGTATCAACATAGACATAAGAACCATAGTCAATATAAACAGGACCATTTCCACGGGTTGCGGTTGTTCTTGCACGATTGGATACCAAATCAGTTGCTGTTGGATTCTCTACACGATATCCGTGTACATAAGCCAAACCTTTACCAACCGATAGTGTGTATTTGGTTGTATCTTCGTTTGTTTTTGGTGTTAGTTTGAAATCTTCTACAACATAATCACCATTGGTTTCATAGTCACGTTTAGCAAAGTAATCATCAATAACATTGTATACTGATCCGTCTACCAATTTGGCAACAGAACCATTGGTCACACGAACCAATTCCACGAAAGCATCATCATCACCCAACTGAATTGGACGAGTCTCTAATGTTAATTGTATAACATATCTGTCTGCACCTGGTGCCTGATAGTTGGAAGAACCAACGGCTGGATCCAACAACGATGCATCGTTGACATAATCATAGATTGTTTCTGCAACATTCAAACCAATGCGTCTGCTTGGTGCATCATTGTACTTGTCAATGATAACTGTTTGTGATTGAATCTGAACAAAGTGTCCTTCAATATAGAATACACCATCAGCAATAGATGCAACAGAAGATTTGCCTGTGGAACTATTTGCTAAGGCCTGAACAGCAAGGTTAGAATTCACATCATAGATTACATCATTGTCTGTGAAGTGTGTGCCGGTCTTATATGCAACAACCAATGTTGGTGGATCACCTTCACCGCCAGTACCGGTTGGTACAGCCACTTGCAGAACTCGTGCAATAACATCACCTTCTGCACTTTGTACCAACAAACCTTCCCATTGTGTTACATCAATTGCAACATTATTGTAGGTAGATTGTAATTTGATATAGTAACAATCGAAGTTGGTTGTTACCTGACCACCAGTTACGGGTGAATTTTGTTTGAAGATGTTATCTGCAAACTTTGTAACTTGGTTTTGAAGGATGGTTTGTGCCTGTGTTAATTCTCTAGCCTGAACCGCAAAACCTGGCTTGAAAAGAATACGATGGAAGTTTTTTGTTGAATCAAAATCATCGTAGTAAGGATCAACGTTAAAATACAGAGCCATTTTTTTCCTTTAGTAACCTAATACAAATTTATATTGTTCTATACCATCAGTGCTTCTAGAAACTCCAGCTCTATTCTCGATGTGTGATATGTAACCGGAGAAAATTGCAAAGTCTGGTTCACTGTATGATAATATTGTTCTTGTTGTTGTTGATGTGTCACCCTTCAACGGCGAGTTGATTGTTGGTGTTCCTGTCATATTTAGAAGTCTTACCACATTGGTTGCTGGGTCAAAACTCAAAACTCTTCCAAAAAATGATGCAGTTGCAAGGTCTGGACCTTGATATACAATCTCATCGTTTGTAAATAAACCAAAACCTGGCGCCACAACGAAGTCTGTTGTTGTTTTGTAGATGTTGCCTGATGCAGGAATATAGTTTGCGTAGGCTTCATCTAATGTTTTTGTGGTTGGATTTACAATGATACCTACTTGGTGATAGTCAATGTCTGTTGGTATAATACCACTCTCAGAACCATTAAACTCAACACTCAACATAACATGATTGCAACCTAGTTCTGAGATTGGATCAAACCCGTGGCCACCAATTGGTGATGTGGAACACTCCAAGATTGCACCGAAACCAATAGAAGTTGAGATTGCAACGTTTGCGTATGTATAATTACTACCTGCATTGGTCACGAGAATGTCTGTGATGACTTCACCTGAAACTACGGCCGTTGCGGCCGCATCTTTACCATCGCCTGTAATCACTACGGAAACAACTGAGTTGGCAGGATCATAACCAAGGCCACCATCCAATACGTTGATGACATCAATGTTACCTGCACCAGCCGTATTGTCCAATGGGTTTGGTATGTTTTTACCAATTGGTACTGGTAACCAAGATGAGTCCATGAATTTCAATTTAGAACCAGCGTCAACTGTGTACATATACTTCCACTTGTAGTCATCTGTACCTTGGAAAATGTTACTTGCATTGTATGTACCTGGTTCAAAGTATGGTTCTTCAGTCGAAGCTGCACCATTATTATTCCATAGGCATTTAAATACTTGGTCGTATCTATTTTTCACATAGTAAAATTTAGTTGGGTTTCCGTTTTCGTCCAACTCAAACATGTCAACCGTGTCAATATAACGGTCATAAACTGTGCCTGACACCCAATCATATCGTTTAATTACGGGTGCAATATCATTTGATGTGATATGTTTTGCAGCAAAAATGTTCTTGAAGATTAACTTCAATGACTTAACATCTTGTGATGGTATAGGCGGATTGTTTTCATCTGGCCAAGGTTCTGCCTTTGCCAAGAAACAATATGACTGACTGATAGATGTGTTCGCTGGTGGAACTACAGCAACAGGCGCATAGTAGGTCTGTTCGACCTGTCCAACCTTTGCGCCATATGTAATGAGTGATTTATTTGCCATGATTTATTTATTAACCATTAATAGAAACGAATGTGTTTGCATTATCACCGTCAATACTAAAGAACTTCATGTACATAGAACTTCCCGCAGTAATTGTGACAGTAGTTGATTTGTTTGTTGAACGCAACGCAGCACAACCGTGTGTGATGGTGTGGTTTGAGTTGTCTGTATTGACTAACCACATTTCAACAATTTTACCTGCAACATAGTTACTGTGTGAAATTGTTACATCAGCAGCACAGTTGGCTTTAATCACCGAGTCTGATATATAGTCAATCGTGATTGCAGTCTGTGGACCTGCTGGTAATCTTGGTGAATATACGACACCTTTCGATGGATTTACATAACCAGTAAATGAAACATTATTTGCATTGAAGGTTGCAATATTTACTAGTGTGTTTGAACCGTTCTCAACATTGTAGAACTTGATTGCTGAACCACGAGTTGTGTCTGTATAATTTTCTGTTGCAACAAAATCAATTCTTGATGTTCCTCCAGATTGCCATGCGGTCGCCCCATAACCGCTTGCGCCGATGCGTGTCAATACATCATCAGTCTGAACAGCAGATGGATGTGATACATTACCTCGTGCTGCACGGCCACCAAATATAGGAAAAACTAATTGTCCGTTAGCACCATAAGAATCTGAAATAACTCTTGTTGAAACATTATGTTTGCCTGTAATATGCAGAACATAACCATCACCACCTGGAGTTTGTGTTATGCCTGTATTTGATGCACTAATTGTAACCAATGCCTGACTTGAACCGAATGATGAGTTTGCAAACTTGATGACACCATTAACATTTAAGTTGTCTGTAATTGTCATTGAACCAGCAAATGTACCAGATGTATTTGCAAGTGCAGAGTTGGCCTTGGCAAATGCAGAGTTTGCGTGTGTGTAACCAAAATATGCATAAGAATCTGTTGCGTTAGCAGATGCAAATGCAGCGTTTGCCTTTATGAAAGCACCGTTAGCATACAACGCAGCAGAGTTTGCAACATGTGTTGGTGTATTCGCCTTTAAGAATGCTGAGTTTGCATAGTTACCAGCAGTAACTGCCTTAGAATCTGCTGTTGCGGCGTTGATGATGGCCTGTGCGGCAGTATCAGCAACAGTATTGGCAAATGCTGCGCCCGAGTTTGCAACAATAAATGCTGCGTTTGCTTTTAGAATGGCTGCGTTTGCGTGAACGAAACCGGAGTTGGCATGTAAGAATGATGCGTTACTGTATATGAAAGGTGCCGCTGCGGTATTCTGAGAAGTGTTGTCTTGAAAGATGATTGGTTTGCCAATCATTTTGAAACCTTGGTTGTGTACAAACTGTGCAATGATGCCAGTTGCATCTGTGGTTCCCAAAACAAACGATACATTCTTATTTGGAGTAGTTGTACCTATCACCAGGTTACCACCAGGCAACGCAGATGTATCACCCTGAACAATCAGATAACCGTCCAGAGGTTTTGCGTAGGTATATCCATCATAGTTGTATGTTGAACCATTTAAACCCATATCAATATAATATGTGGAATCTGTACCGTTATTTGCGGTAATAACAATGTCACCTGAACCATTACCACTATTATTTTGTAGGTTTAGTTGTAGATAATAGTCCGATGACCCAGCAAATTGTCCGGTGATATTGGGTAAAACAACAGCATTGTTACCCACATTCAACACATTGTGTGAATATAAGCCTTGTGCTAGTGTTGTACCAGTAAATCTACCAGTCACATCGGTGATGGTGTCCACAGCCAAGAATATTGTCTGTGCTGTGTTGGCATTAAGTGCCGTAATTAATGGTAATTCCGAAATCTTTACTGTTGACATTGTTTACCCCAATATAATTGTTCTGCCATCTTCTGTTATTATTATTCTACCATCTTCTGTCATAAGTTCTGGTATGTATACTGTTCCGACTGGACCTAATAGTCTAATTTGGTTTCCTACAATTGCACTGTTTGCAATCCATGATGTTCTTCTGACATGCAAATAAGAGTTTGCTGCGCTCGACAAATTACTTGTCAGATAAATTTTACCGTTTGCATAGTCTACCGAACTAATTACTTTTGCTGTGTTGTTTGCGACCAATACTGTATCACCAGGATATAATATATCCATCAAAGGATATGCGGTGTTACTGTAAGTGCCGTTGTTAACAACATTGTATGAGTCGGTTATAACTCTTGTAATATTTATGGTGTTTGAACCAGAATTTGCAGTTGCTGTGGCCACATTTGTGAATGTCAACCAAACATTACCTGCAACCGTAATTGTATCTGAAACTGAATCCACTTTTGTTACTTGAGCCATAACATTAGGGCCGTGTGCAGACTCTAATGAAATGATTGTTGAGTTTGCAAAGATAATGTTTGCAAGGTTTGCACCAAGTAAGTTATTAAACTTGATGATGTTGTTGCTCTTGTTGGTAAAATCTGTTGCAATTGTTGCCGTTGTACCAGTTGCACCAACATAATAATAGAATGGTCGTGCATCAAACAAAGCTTTCTGTACATGATAATCAAAGTTTGATGGAATCTTGGCTGCCATCCTACCAATAACTTTCATACCACTTGGGTGTATCAAGCTCTTCAACACATTTCTATACTTCTCAATTTCTTTTTCAACTGTAATTTCATAAGTATAGTTGTTGAATTTTTCACTTTGCAATACACTAAATGAACTTGGTTGACCTTGTGCGTTCAAGTATTGTCCTTGACTTAATGACAAACCATTTAAGAAAGATGCCGTTGCTTTTGCTGCGCCATCACCATAATTCTTAACACCATTTTGGTTGTATGAAGAATCTATGGCAGTATTTGCCATAATTAGGTTGATGTTTCTATCAATCTTTAGATTCAGTGTTGGATCAGGATTAGATGTGTAGTTAAACACACGCAAATTGTATAGTGACTGCGAAGGATTATTATATGGTGTCAATAATGACACTGAATTAACCATTGAACGGTAGGATGATACTTCAACATTACTACCTTGGTATATTACATCACCTTTTCTTGGAAGATCCAAGATAGAAACATTAGATACAACAATATCTTGCACCTTCAATGAAACATTTGGTGTAGATACATAATCTTCACCCGCTGTCAATAATTTAATTGATGTTACTGAACCTGCACGGTCTACAATAACAGAGAATGATGCACCAGTACCAAGAACACTAGGCACAGTCAGTACCGCATTTGCAGCTTGATTGTTTGCAGATACAACTCTAAGTGTTGGTAAGTTTTCGTTTCTGAAACCAAGGCCGCCCAAAGGATATGTTGGAATGTTTTGTGTGTGGTCATAAACATATGCAACATTCAGAATGGCGCCGTTTGCCGCAACAGAAATAACATTGGCATATGCACCAACACCAGAACCACCTTCAATAATAATCTTGTCGTTTGCTCTGTAACCATGGCCACGGACAGACACTTGTATTGGTGATAAGATACCCAACTTACTAATGTCATCAAATCCACCAGTATCATTTTCATAAGTTGATGTGGCTGATACTGTTGGTACTGTTGAGAATCCTCCACCACCATTCTCAACTAAAATGGATGATAGAGGATAAGTGGTAAAAGATGCAAAAGAAAATGCGTTTGCTAACGATGTGTTGGCATTTGCGGTTGGATGGTTCTGTAAGAAAGTATAATTTGTATTGCCGATTGTGGTGAATCTGGCTAATGTAATAGAACTTGTTGGTGCAAAGGTGACATTAGCTCGTTTGCGTAAGTCTGGATCAAAAGAACCTACAACTGCTTTCGCACCTAAACCATCACCTGTGATATCAATCACAGTATTTGGTGTGTATGTATAACCATAACCACCACTCACAACGTTAATACGCTGAATAGAACCTCTAGTTGTTGCAGAAACTTCAGCAGTAGCTTCAATTCCAGTGTTTGAACTCAGACCGTTAAAAACAATTACTGGATCACCAACTTTGTATAGTAAACCTCTGGCTCTCGGATCAACTCTTAATTGACTGACTTGACCCACAACTTTTGCTCTAAGGTTTGAACCATTGATAATGATATCTTGATTGTTGTTGTCTACAACACGAACAAACTCTCCAGATTGAAATAATCGTTCGATGTTTGAAATGAATACATCAATTTTATTACCAGAAACAACTGAGTTTTCGATTGTTGCAATAGATTTAGTTGTTTCGCCAATGATACGATAGTTATCTATCTGCAAAAAACGTTCATCTTGTGTGTTCAACTTCAAACTCTTTGCAACATACCAAATGCCATCAGATGCCTTAAACACGGCATCTTTTGTATTAAAGTATTCAAACTCAGAATTGAAAAGAATCTTAAAGAGAAATTGATATGATGCAGGTGTACCTTTAGAATTGTACAGTTGTTTGGCAACTTTTATTGCCTGTTGTTCATCAATCAAAGTTTCTTTTGGAAAGTTTGGTAGAAAATCGTTGGTGAAATACTGCAAGAAATTGTTTGCAGTTCTATCTATGTCCTTATACGACAAAAGGTTCTTAGAACCTTCTGTAACTTGACCTGTTTGTTCCATCCATTCATAGTATGCCTTCAGAAACAGAGAAAAGTTGGCGTAGTCTGGGTTATCCCTGACAAATTCTGGTAACTGTTGCGTTACCAATAATGAGGTCTTATTATTACTTACTATCATGTTTTGGCAGTAACATTAACAACAATAGCACTTGCATCGAATGGATCAACTGTTATGATTCTATTAAATGAAGATGAAATGATTGTTGTGGTTGGATTGGCAGTAATGGTAAATTGACCCAATTCATTGTTCACATTCAATGGGTTGAATGAGTTTAATGTAACTATACCTGCTTGATAATCAATTGTACCAACATTATTATTTAACACAGTTTTAACATTCTTTGTGTTATTGTAGTATGTTCTTAATGTACCGTAACGACCTTCCAAGTTGACAACTAAAGAACCAGATTGTCCTGTTGTATCACTTGCTGCTGGTGTAACTTCCGCAATCGCTGATGTATAACCCGAACCAGAATTTGTTACTTTAACCGACTTGATTGTTCCATTTGTATTCAATGTAGCAATTGCTGTTGCGCCTTTGCCATCACCTTTGATTGTAACTGTTGGTGTGGATTGATAACTAAAACCTGGATTCAAAATTGAAATTGATTCGACACCACCAGTAGATGAAGGAACTTCTTCAATGAATACACCATCAATTGTCTGTGCAAGGTTTAGTGGGTTTCTAAGTTGGAAAGATGGCGAAGAATTAACACCACTTTCAAACATACCCTTCTTCAATTTTGTTCCATAATATAGATTGTAGGTTGTTGGTGTTGTTAAATTTGGATAGAATTTCTTCTGCACTTTTACTTCAATCTCATTTGCAATGATGGATTGATTGGTATTTCTAACAACTTCATTGAAATCTGTCACGGAGAATGTTGAATTGAATGTATTCAATGATGTGTTGGCATAACTTGATATTGCAGCCTTGATATTTGATTGTAGTTGTGTTGCTGTTAAGTTTGTTCTCTTTGGATCAAACAAAACATTGGCTGTTAATTGTAGATATGTGTAATCTGGATCCACAATTTTTGGTTCGACAGTCAATACAGAAATTGGTTTCACAACATCATTAATCAACTTTTCTTTTTGTGTTTGTGTAAATGCATATGCACCAGTTGGTTTCAAAGAAATGAATACTGAACCATATGATGGTGGATCATTATCTTCTCCACCCCAAACATTAACAGCATCAAAAGAATAACCTAGATTGTTTTGTTGAATGGCTGTAATATAATCGTCCTTACTTACTGCACGACCTTGGGCAGAGTATGCTTTTGGTGCTTGGAATTTAATAGAATCAATACTTTCCCTTTCTGCACCTTTAGAAGCCGCAGTAACACTAGAAAAGGAAACATTTGAGTAACCGCCAACTGTGTCCATTAAAATGAAACTGTTCGCACCAGAAGATGCTGTGCCACTAGAACTGATGTAGGTTATTGTTACAATATTTCCATCAACTAATTTTTTACCTAATATACCATCACCAAAATATATTTCATAGTTTCCATTCAAACCTTCTTGTAAGAAATATACCTTAGAAGAACTGTTCAATGAAAGAAATGATTTTGATTCTTTGTAAACATCAAATGCGGTATTGGAACTTGATTGTGCAACAGTTACAGTCATAGTTGTAACATCAATATTTGCATCAGGTATACTAAACAAAGAATTTTTATTAACAGCATTGTTTACTGCAAAACTTGCAGTTGAAATGACGCCTTGTTTAATTTCGACATTGTTGAACTCAGCCACATTGGTTGCTAAGTTAACTTCAACTGTTTTATCATCTGTGGTTGTAAATGTGTAATTAACACCATCAATAGATTCAGACATTAACTTTGTACCACGGGTCAATGTTAGTGTGGGTGATGTGACACCGTTTACTGTGATATTGACATTGGCTGATGGAGAAATGATAGATTTTGGTACATAATTTAACAATTTTGCCTGTGAGACAACAGAATTTCTCATAATTGCTGTATCCAGGAACATTTCGTTGGCAACCATGTTCAAATAGTATGCATTATATTGTGTGTTATATGCCAAGACATCCAACAATGTTGACAATGCAGAACCTTCATAGTCATAGTCTTGCAAAGTTGTTTGTGAACGTAAGAATGTCTTTAGATTGTTTTTGATTGTGTCAAAATCCAAATCTGTTATTTGAATATTAGAATTTGCACCTGCCATTTTATCTGTTTCTCTCTAAAAGAATTGTTGCGGTTGTGGACTGCGTGGCATTTTCAATAAAAAAGGTTACACTGACATTGTATGCATTTTTATCAAATAATGGAGAAACAGTCACTTCTTTAAGTATAGCTCTCGGTTCATATGTTTTAATTAAAGAAGAAACTTCTCTCTGCAAGGTCATTGCAGTCATGTCTGACATATTTTCAAATAAAATTGCGTCTACATTTGAACCTAGGTCAGGATTAAAAAGTCTATCGTAGTGTTTTGTTTGCAATAGATTTCTGATAGAACGAATCACCGCTTGCCTGTCGTAACTCAAGGCAACATCACTCGTCACAGGGTTTCTTGTGAACGTGAAGTCTATATCGGAGTAAATCTTTTGTAAGTTTGCCATCTTTTATTTATGTTAGTGTAGGAGTAAAATCGCTTTTTGGAACTTTGAAGCTGTCGGAGAAAATTCTTGGGCCGGAAAGTGAAAAATCGAAATTTTAGGAATTTAGTCTTTCTTTCAGTTTGTCAGATCCGACCAAATTAATCATTTCGGTTTGCGTTTGTCCCATGTTACTGAACTCCCTAACTGATTTGTAGTCTCTGATTACATTCTGAGAATTGTTGTAAAAACTAACATCACCGTTTCTTCTGGAATTCATAAATGTTGCGATACTAGTCAAATTGGCAACCATCGCATTTGCAGTTGCCTGTGATAGATTTGATGAATATGTGTAACCACCCAATCCATCACTTGTTGAAATCATACTGTTTTGTATGATTGTTGGATAGTTTTGAATTGTTGAATAATAAGAGACCAAGTCATTTTCTGTGTATAAACTAGTAAAATTGCCAACAATTGGTGCGTTATTTTGAACTCCATCAGATTGGTATATTAAGTTTGTCAATAGTTTACCTGAGGCGATTGCGGTACTATAATGTGGTAATTCGGCTGTATTTCCTGAGACAGGAGAAACACCAGACAATCTATCCGTGTGATCCTTGAAGGATGGAGTGATGTTTGCTGATAAATTTGAACTCACCACATAAATTGCATTGATATTTGAAGAACTGAGTCCGGTTATCGAAATTATCGTATTACAGGTTGTCCAGATATTGTTTGTGACATTGGCCACTGGATTTTTGAAGTATCCACCAACATCATTATTTGCGATATCTTCCATTTGCCATGTTTCCAGTAAAGGTGGCAAAGTGTTCATATAGGCAATAACATTTGCGGAAAACTCAATTACATTGTTTCCCACCGCTGCCGAATTGTATCCTAGTCTTTCAAAAATACCCATAATATCTCCTTAAAGCATCGGTGATGTTGGTGGTCCGGTAGGACCCTTTGGTGAAGGATGAATGTGCGTATCGTATATTGTTGTATTCATTTCGTCCGTCATCAAAATAGCATTCATAACACCAAAATTACCACTTGGTGAGTTGACTGCAACTCCTGCATCAACTGTGGCACCAGCAATAACATCTGTTGAACATATAACTTTTGTTGGTACCGCAACAGGAACACCAACACCTACGCCACCAGTTAATGTGACGAAACCATCGACACCTGCACTCATTCCAGTGAAAGCATCAATACGGGTGCGTGAAGTAATCTTGTTGGCTGTAATCTCACCTTCAGTTGATAAGTCACAATTCAACATCAAACAGTCGCCTGTGGAAATAGTCAAACTGCCAGCAATACCAGCTCCAGCAGTTATTCTCATATTGTTTACTGTGGTAATATTACTTGTTTTCTCAACAACCTGTGTGTAGTTACCCTTAATATGTTGTTCCAGATTACCATCAATTGTTTCAACCTTGTCACCCATAATATGCATATTACAATCACCTTCGATGGTGATATTACAAGTACCTTTGATTAATACATTCTTGTCTTTGATTGTAATTTCATAACCATCACCAAAAACCTTATGCACCTCATCACCGTTAGGATGCATTTCAATAAAAGTGCCTGAACGGTGTGAAAGTCTAATGCGTTCACGGGTTGGTGTATCGTCCAACTCAAACATATGACCACGAGGTGTGGCCGTCACATTGTTGTAACGATATTCTGGTTGATAATCAGTATTTGCTGCTGATTCTGGTTCAAAGAACCCTTTGTAAAAACTTGGTTTTTCACTCATGGCGATTGTGTTTTGGATTTATTGTATGAATTTGCTGTACTATTTGCCAATGTCGTTTCTGTGTTTGCAAATGTACTCAAGTATGTATTTGCTAAATTTGCAGATGCCGCAGATGGATTACTGATTAGAGTAGACAACGATGCTGGCACAGGATTGGCTGTTGCACTTTGAGTTACCAAATTTAGAGTCTCGTTTGCAGAACTTGATAATTGTGAGAAAATGTTTTCCGCAGAACTTTGAACGGCACCAGGAATAGCCTTTACCTGAGTTACGAAGTTTTTAATCGAATTCACAAAACCAAAGATACAATCTTGTACCATTGCCAAGACTCTTGATGGCAAACTCTTTAGATAATCAATAATTTGTTGTATTTCTTTTACCAATGAAGTATAATATGCGGCCATTTCCACAACTTCAGCAACTTTCATTGTCATTTCATTGATTTTTCTGAAAATGTCTTTTGCTACCGAATAACTCATAGACAAAACACCAGTCTTGTCCAAACCTAATACAGCAATAATTGCATTGACCGCTTTTCTCAAATTATCTGCCAACACACCAACCAATAAGCGCATTTGCATAGCAGCTCTGTTTTTGCCTGCCTTAATTGCGTCTTGTATAGCTGTAACAGGATTGATAAATGTACCTAAACCCACATCTAAGTTTATTTGGTATCTAAAATCACAAGCATGGTCTGTAACTTTGTTTGTGTAATATATTGCTGTATTTGCAATATCACTTCTTGCTGATGGTGGTGTTGTAACTGGACCGTGTGATTGTCCTGTTGGTAAATCTGTTTTGATTGGATCTTTGCTTTGTGGTGAAAACCCTTTGGCTTTATTGTATGCTTGAGCAAGAATACCTGGAGTTATACCCAAAATAACTGGAACTTGAGAACCTTCACCGTCTTGAAAATAACCAATAACATAATCACCTTCTACCAAGGTTGAGAATGTTTTTCCTGTGTTTGGAGAATAAATTGGTGTTGCCCAAGGTAATGTGGAAGTTGGAACTTCACGCAGATTATCTGAATGAACACCAAAAACACGCACCTTGCAACGACCAAGATTTAATGGATCTTTTGTATCTTCAACAACACCAGTCCATATGTTTGTAGATTTAGTTACATAATTTCCCATTTATCTCTCACTTAGTTGTAGATACGGATTGATATGCAGCCATCGAACTTTCTTTTGCGATTTCAACAATCGTTTGGTATACACCTTGAGATTGTAAAATATGTCTGACTGCCGTTACCAAATATTTACCAGAATAAAATTTGTCGATATCTTTGTCGGTACCACCTGTTAAAGAAAACACATTAAATGTTATTGTGCTACCTGCTGCCAGTCCAGGGTCACCAGGAATCACCAGTTTCAACACCGTGTGATTTGCTAATGCCATCTGTGCAGTTCTATAACGAACATAGGTTTCTGCAAATATGTCTTTTGCTACCGAACCTGCACGTTCCTTTATGTATGGGTTCTTTTCTTCTTCCGAATTTCCCCATAGAACTTTTAATGAACCTTCATATGCTTGATTTGGTTTCAGTCCCAATCTATTGGTAGAATTGGGTAATACACCAGAACCATTCATAGGTTTAATCTGTTTTGTGTATTGGTTGTAGTCAAAATCGGTAACTTTATATGACCTTGTGAGTGGGTCTATCGTAATCGTTCTATTTGCATATGCACCAGACGATGTTTCGTTGAGTGCATCAAATGTTTTTTTGACTTCAAAATTTAGAACAGACCTTGTTCTACTATTAAAATTCTGTATATCTTTTTTTAAGTTGTTTTGTTGGTAGATATATGTTGTATATGGATTTTGTGCCATCATTGTTGAGATAGACCTAAAATTAAATCCATTTTTGTTCTCAAATAACAACATATCTGCACCAACCAAATCAGTATAAGCTGGTCTTGCGTATAATGACAACCAACTGATTGCTTCAAATGGTTTTAATAAAGGAACAACAAAATCATAAAGACCAGTTGTCTGTTCGATGTTGTATATTTTATTATTTGGCGTTTTTAATTTGTGAAATAATATATCAGAAACCATATCAGATATTTTCCAACCTGTATATGACTTGGATACTTTGATTTGTTCAGATAGTATCAATTCTTCCGAACAAAAGTATAATTTATAAGTTTCACTACTCAGGTTGCCGGTTGGTTTTCTATCACCAATTTTGTATATTCTAAAAGTTTTCTTAATATTTCTTTCACCATCTTGCGTCTTACCAAAAGAAATGTCAATCAATTCTTTACCGGTAATTTGCATTTTTTCAATCAAACCCAAAGAATCTCTCAACATAACATAACCAGAAGCAGAAAAACTATAAATGTCCTCAAAATAGGACAATTCAATAACTAATCTTTTCAAATCAACTACATCACCACCAGCGGTGGTTAATGAAATTTTATCTATACCAGCATCTTGTGTTGAGTAAGTGCCGGTTGTATCTGAGAAATCATCCATATTAACTCATCAGAGCCTGAAACTCTTGTTCTAATTGTGAAGCATAATCTCTATTTAACAATTTGATACTTCTCTTTGAATCGTTAGATTCAACTTCATATTCATAATTTGTTAAAGATTTCTTTTCTAATTGATAGATAACAACACCACTAGCCATTTCAATCGTTTTTGTTTCTTCCACAATATCATTATATTCCGCTTCACTTATGGTATATGTGTTTACGGTTGTGTTGTTTTCCAACAAATTGGTTAATGTTATAATCTTTTGGTATGAATGTATAGCTTCTGGATTCTCATATTTGTCCTCAATATAAGATGCCAAATTTCTATAATCTAGTGGCCAATCCCATTGTGGATCCATCATTTGGTTACTGAACAACACAATCCAGTAACGATTAACATTACCATAATATTTGTGTGCAACAATCTCTGGTGTATCGCCTTCTTGCACATCATATTCATAATACAATAATGGATTTTTCAAAACGGCAGGAATGATGCTCAGTCTGGCCATGATATTTCTGTATATAACAGAATTACCATATTTGTCTGTTACCGCTATTTTTGGAGTACTTTGGAAATATTTCATCTTTCGGACTCTATTGATGTTCTATCGACAAGTTCTGTTTCTCTGAATGAAACTGTCATTGTTGTTTGTACAGGTGCACCGTTTCTAAGTGCAGCCCAGCCATTTGGTGCATAATCCACAGAAATATTTGTTACCACACTTCTTCTGATTGGATTTAAGTTATAGTTTGGTTGACCATTGAAAAAGAAAGAAACATCGAAAACAGAAGGTGGTGTAAAGAAGAAACCAGACAATTTGTTATTGATTGTTGGCGCTGCATACTTTCTGAATGTTTTGATAATTTCTTTGACTGTATCCGCTTCTCTTTGTGAAATTGGTGTGAAAATAAAAGTCATTTCATATTCACGGAAATCAATACCTTCAAAGATTTGTTGTTCTTGTGGGTTAAATACATAACCCAATTTATTCAACGCCATTTTACCTATACCAGATGTAATAGCACGTGCAATTGTTCCTACCAAAGGTACAACCGAACCAGCTGCATCAGCCACACTTAATTTATCATATTGTATACCATATGAAAAATTCAAAGTATCTGGCATACTCAATCGTATTGTTGATACTGTTTTTGTGACTTCTGGACCATAATCTAATTTTGGAGCATTTGCCAAAGAATCCACAAAATCATTAACGATTTTTCCTGCTGTATTATTTTTTATATATTCACCAGCTTGAGTTGCTGCATCGACCACTTGGCCAGCTGCTGTTGTTACAGTGGTTTGTGCTGCAGCTAATGTTCCAAAAGAAGCTTTGGCTTGGTCGACCATATTATTTACGGTATTTTCAACATCTTTTAATTCGACAGGTTTTATGTCACTGATATCAAACTGTATGGTGTGTCCTTTGCCAATAGAACCAACATCCAAGGGATATATCAGACTTGTATAAGTATACTTGTTTTTATAAAGTGACGCCATCGGTCCGGTAACCGAATCGTTATTTGTTTGAACACTAACTCCTCCACCAAAAGGAGTTCTGGTGGTTGAATAAGATGTCCCCTGACTTACATCACCAGAACTTTCTGTGGGACTCAGAGGTTGTGATGTTTGCCTCATTTTTAATTCATCACGATAGTGTTGTGCTAGTTCATCTTGTGTGAGATTTGTCATTTTATTTTAGGAAAAGATTATACATAGTATTTATGGCATATTCTGGAACATTTAGACCTACAAATCCCGCAAAATACGCAGGAGACCACACAAATATCATATACCGCTCGTCATGGGAATGTCGGGTGATGACTTGGCTTGACAAAAACCCAAATGTGGTATCTTGGGCATCAGAAGAATTGATTGTGCCATATGTTTCACCTGTGGACGGCAAAAAACATAGATATTTCCCAGATTTTCTTGTCAAAGTTAAAACTGCTGACGGTAAGACCAAGACCATGATGATTGAGGTCAAACCCAAGAAACAAACCAAAGAACCAGAAAAGAAAAAACGAATCACCAAACAGTATATACAAGAAGTTACAACCTGGGGTGTTAATCAAGCAAAGTGGAAAGCCGCTACTGAATACTGTCTAGACCGTGGATGGGAATTCAAAATCTTTACAGAGGATCACCTCGGACTATAACCTAAATATGAGATGACTACAAAACCATCCATACTTACAACACTACACCAAGAAAAAGTTGACCTTGAATATCAAACGATGAGCCGTGATGCTCTTTCTTGGTTGATGAAGCGAATCAGTGACCTGAGGAACCCCTCAAGGTTGGCCTTACCAATCACCAAAGAAAAGTCTCGTTTCACACGTGCAAGTGACAAACAGAAGTTTCTTATGGGTGGATTATATTACTTTGTATATGATCCTAAGGGCAAAGATGATATGCCATACTATGACAGATTTCCATTAGTGATGCCTCTAAAAAGAGAATCTGATGGTTTCTTGGGTTTGAACTTTCATTATTTACCAATCAGACATAGAATCATTTTTGCAAAGAAATTATTGCCACTTGCAATTTACAACGATGATGATGAAATAAAAAGAATCAGGATAACTTATCCTATATTGAATGCCTCATCAAAGTATAAAGAATTCAGACCATGTTTGAAAAAATATCTGTATTCTCACATAAAATCGAGAATTCTTGCGGTTGAACCACAGGAATGGGATATTGCGATGTATTTACCTGTACATCAATTCAAAAAAGAACAAGCCAAGGCAGTTTGGCAAGAATCAGTCAACGAAATAAGGACTTTATAAAATGGCCGGAAGTATATCCGAATTCAAATCCAGTTTTACCAGAGACCCTGCACGTTCAAGTCGTTTTGATGTGCGTATTATTGCACCATTAACATTGGTTGCATCGACACTTACAACATCCAGAGAATTGATGTATCGTTGTGAAAATGCGGAACTACCAGGTCGAACACTTGCAACAACCGAAAGAAAAACATATGGTCCTATTGAAAAGTTACCATATTTGACCACATATAATGATTTGGATTTGACTTTTATTGTTGATGATACGATGGCAACAAAGTATTTTTTTGATGGTTGGCTAGAATTGGTCAATCCTAGAACAACAAACGATTTTAATTTTAGGTCAGATTATTGCACAACTGTCTTTATCAATCAATATGATGTCTCAAACAAATTGTCTTATGCAGTTGAATTGCATGAGGCTTATCCAATATCAGTCAACCAATTAGATTTGGACTGGAGTTCAGATGGATACCACCGTTTAACTGTAACATTTGCATATACTGAATGGAGAAACAATTCCTGGAATCAAAATTCATTCTTTAATATATTTTAACCTTGAGGAGTTATTATGGCTTTACCAAAACTTGAAGTGCCAACTTATGAACTTGAATTACCCATATCAAAGAAAACGATTAAATATCGTCCTTTCTTAGTAAAGGAACAAAAGATTCTATTGATGGCAATGGAATCAAAAGATAGTAAAACAATTCAGTCTTCCATTTTGGATGTTCTGAACACTTGTATTTTAACACCAGAATTTAATATTTCTTCTGTTCCTATCATTGATATTGAGTATTTGTTTTTACAATTGCGTGCCAAATCGGTAGGCGAAATTGTGGAATCCAAATACCGTTGCAACAATGAAGTGATAAAAGAAGATGGAAACACGAAAGAATGTGGCAATATAATTGAAACAAAAATTAATTTAACTCAAATTCTACCTGTACAAGATAAAATTGTTGATCCTGAAATACATCTGACCGAAAAAATTGTAATTAAGATGAAATATCCAGAATTTAGGTTATTAAATGCAGATGTTGATTACAGTGATGTTGCATCTTTAACCTTTAAGATGATTGCAAGTTGTATAGAACATATTTTTGACGGAGAACAATTTTATTATTCAAGTGAGATATCCGAAGAAGAACTTATTGAATTTGTGGAAAATTTAAATCAAGAACAGTTTGAAAAACTAGAAGAATTTTTCAACAATATGCCTAGAATGACACAAAAAATTCAAATGACTTGTAAAAAGTGTGGTTATGTACACAACTTTGAGGTGGAGGGCCTTGAAGATTTTTTCGGTTAATACTTCGTTATGATGATTTGGGAAACTATTATAAGACTAATTTTGCGATGATGCAACACCATAAGTATAGTCTAACTGAATTGGAAAATATGATACCTTGGGAAAGGGACATATATGTTACTATGTTAATACAATATCTTGAGGAAGAAAATAAAAAAATAAAAGAACAAATGAGAACTTAATAAATGGTAAGTAGAATATCAAAAGGGATTGTCAAAACTATCAATGCTTTGCATCCTAGTAAAAATCCAACTTCAACATCTTCTTTTTCAATTGAAGGTGCTGGAACTGCTATGACTGGTGGTTTACCTTCTGAAAAAAATATGCGTAAGATGGACGATAAGACATTTTACCAATTGTTTACAAGTGGTGATGTTGCAACATTGATGAGTAATGGTGGCCACGACTTAACAAAAGAACAGATAGATTTGGTTAAAAAGTTGGCCAAACAACAATCTGATGATAATATGTTGCAACGCCAAATGCAAATGGCTACAAAGAAAGGTTATAAAGAGTCTATTCTTACACCTTTGATGGCTAAAATGATTGCTGGTTCAACTGGTGGTCAAAAATCAACATCTTCAAACCAAAAGAATGATGTTCCAAGTAATGTACAAGAGAAAGATGTTTTAACTGGTCCACAAAAAACATCACCTGTAACACAAAAAAATATTTCTAAAATATTAAAAACAATCAACAATAGTATTGATAAAAATTCTGTACCAGAAGGCGCTAATGCGGAACAAATTCTCGGTGGAATTTATAAATTGATGGTCAAAATTCAAGTTGACGATAAACTTAGATGGGAAATGGCCAAAAATCAGGCCGAACAAAAAGAAATAAGAACTGAAAAAAAACACAAAGAAATAATTGAAGCTTTGACTATTTTGAATTTCGGCAAGAGAAAGAAAATGGTCAGTAAAAAGAAAAAGGCTACAGAACCTTCCGAATTATCGACCGGAGGAAAACCAAAACCAGCAGCTAAAACTGAACCAACCGGAACTACACCACAAACACCGGCAACACCAGCAGCAAAGCCTGCAACTACACCACAAACACCTTCAACACCAGCTGCAAAGCCTGCAACTACACCCACGACACCACCGGCAACTCCGACACCAAGAACAACACCAACAGGTACACCGAAAGTCACTAAACAGACACCACCAAAAGTAAGTAAACAACAAAAAAAGGTACCTGACAAACCAAAAAAGGTTGAAACTAAACCGAACACACCAACTCCTCCACCAAAAGTTTCTGGCACACCACCAGTATCATCAGTGGGCAAAAATGCTATAAAGGGAGGTGCTGCGGCCGCTGCGGTCGTAGCTTCGTCAGCTGTAAGTGCTGAAGTCTTGGCAGCGGCCAATATTACTATTGCTGGCGAAACCGGCCATAGAGGATCTTTGTCGGATAGAGTCGGTCAGGTTGTACCAAACGATCCAGCACCAGGAATAACATCTTACGGTATGTTGGGATTGAATTCAGGTCCAAATTCACAATCAATACAATCATTTGTTGCAGAAAATCCACAATTTGGTTTTAAATCAAAACCTGCAACTCCTGAGTTTGATGCTGAGTTTAGGAAAGTGGCTGCAACCAGAGCACAGGAAATGTATGATGCTCAGTTGATATGGTATGAAAAACATGTCTACAAACCAACCGTAAAATTGTTGAGTAATTCTGGAATATCCGACAGTATCGCCAAAGATCCACGTGTAATTGCTTATATGTCCGACAGGTATGACCAAATGAATGCTGTTGGATTAAAACGTGCATTAGAACATTCAAAAAATTCAACCACGTCGTTGGAATTTATTGATAAGATAAGTGAATATGATTTATCTACGATAGAAAAATCTTTTGGTACTGCCATATCAAACGCCAAAGATCCAAAAAGGTTCATTGAAGGATTGAAAGCTAGGATTTTAAAACGACAAAAAATGTCCGGCGAAATAGGTGTGCCGCCACCAGCAATTCAACCAAACGAAATTAAATTGGGTGAAAGTAGTATAGAAAACAAAGAATTGCATAATAGTTTGAATTCCACAAAAGTTGCATCATCAACAATCAATCAGAATAATATTAATATGATTCAGAAACAAAGTTCTGCAACACCTAATGAAAAGTATGATGATAGATCCGCATACGAAAGAAAGAGTAGGACAGTATGAGTATTACATACCAACAAGCCAAACGAATTAGAAATACAGGCTTGATGAGCCTGTTTGCTGACCAATTGATGTATGAAAAGAAGATTAGTACAGCAATTAAGAAAACAATTTCCCTGAAAACACGTGCTTCTGTTAAAGGCATCACACAAAAATTTGATCCTCTCAATATTGCAAAAATGTTGACCTTTGGTTCATCCTTAGGTCCTGCACTATTGGGACACATGATGGGTAGAGATGCAAAAGACATTCAATATTTCACAGGTCGTTTGAAACCAATTCGTGAAAAAACTGGTGATAAGTTGACTAAATTGGGTCCTGTTGATAAAACACAAGAGATGTCTGGATTGTCAGAAACATTGAAAAAGATGCATAATTTATTATCTGGTGTACATGAAGATAATTTGAAGCGTCTTGAACTGGCCAAAAACTTAGAAGAAGAACACCAACTGGAAGAAGAAAGACGCCACAAAGAATTACTAACAGTTCTTTCTGGTGGAAAAATTAAAAAATCTGGAAAAGGAAACCGATTTGATAGTTTAACCGATTGGTTGAAAAATTTTATGGCCAATTTCGATTTCAAAAAAATTATATCCGATATTTTCGGTGGAATGAAGGTGTTTGGATCATTATTAAGATTTTTGGGTTCCAGTTTATTCAGATTTGTTTTAATGAATCCTGCCGTGTTGACAGTTGCAACCATTTTAGGTTTGGCTGAACTATTGGCTTGGAGTGTAAAAAGAATTGCAAACAGAAATGTTATTAGTCCTGAAGAAGCTGCAGCGGCCTTAGAGAATGCTTCTGAACGTGATATTGTTAAATTAGGTGGTGAAGAAGCGTTAAAAGATATTATAATTAATGGTCCCGCTCGAGCCGCAGAAATATTGGAACGTAATGATGAAGTGGAAATGAATCAGGCTGGCGGCAAGGAATTTTTAGAGAAGGTTGTAAAACAAAAAAATGTAAAAATTCCAAAAGATATGAGATTCAAAAATGAAACCATAACTAAAGTCGTTCCTAGACCAGACACATCTGAAGGTAAAAATTTAAGAAGTGCTGAGGAATGGGACAGAACCTGGGGTGGAAAATTTGATCCTGTTACAGGATTAAAAATTGATGAAAACACTTATTATGCTAATGAAAATGCAAAACTTCAAAGACAAAATGCCACAGCAACTGGAGTTCCAGTTGGCAATAATGATAATGTTGGTTCTAGATTAAATGCTGCAGCTAATGAAAATTTAAACAATAGAATAAGTGTTGGCAAATTAAACAAATCACAACCTGAACAAAATACACAAACAAACGTAAACAAAAAGATAGAAACTACACCAGTTAAGAAACAAATTCCTTCAGTCAGAAACCAAGAGGATTCTTTCTTACGAATGATATTTGATTCGACTAGAGTTGTTTAACCAATAAAAAACCCCGCACTAGGCGGGGTTAAACGGTTTACGACAACAGTTTAATCTTCGGCTAACTTAGAGAAGTATGCCATATCGTCATCTTCAGACACATCTGGTTCCCAAGGTGCATCATCAGCAGCAACTTTTGCTTTTGGTGCAGCAGCCTTAACCTGTTCAACAGTAGTCTTAGGCATTTCTGTTGCACCCAAAACTTTATCCAAACGAGCCTTCAAGTCATCATATGATTTGAATTCTTTGTCCTCTGTCAATACTGACAATGAGTGTTGAGACTTCCAAATCTTTTCAAGTTCATCATCGTCATCCAACAGTGCTGATGGTGACATAAATTCAGACTTGTCATAGTTCTGATAACCAGCAACTTTAGTAATCTTCAACTTGAAGTTGGCACCTTTCCACAAATCAAATGGATTGATTGGTGTTTCATCTTCAAACTGTGGGTTCATTGCCTCTGTAATCTTCTCAAAAATCTTGGCACCGAACTTGAACAATTTAACTTTGCCCTCGTTTTCTGGATGCTTTGGATCAGATACGATATACACATTGGCGATGTAACTTAGTTTACGCTTTTGCTTACGAACAATATCTTTGTTCGCTTCAATGCCTGAGTTCCACAATTTGTTGTTGTGTTCGCAAACAGGACATTGTTGACCTTTTGTGGTTAAACATTTGTCGATTAACCAACCACCAGGTCCCTGAAATCCATGTTCAAAGATTTTTGCCCAAGGCAGACCATCATCACCATCTACTGCTGCAGCTGGCAAGAAACGAATAGTAGCCATACCGTTACCGGCTTTATCTACTTCTGGTCTCCAATAGTTCTCTTTGTCGGATTTACCGTCTGACGAAGCGTTGAGTGCTTCTACGGCTTTAGTGAGTTTGTCCAGATTGCCTGAACTCTTTTTCAATTTGGCGAAATCTACCATAATTTACCTTCTTTCTTATTAAACGGAATATAACGGAATATAAACGGATTGTCCACTTTATGCATAATGTATATCTTTATTTAGGCAGCATTTTAACTCTGCCAAGGTTTGTTCAGTATTCTTGTGAAGAATACCAATCCCACCTGCTTTTCTCCAATCATCAATAACACTTGGTGTATCATCAATAATCACAGAAGTTGGTGTTGCCCATTTGTACTTGTGCCTCTTTCCAGGTACAAAGTTTTGTTTCCAGGAAATGTTGTGTGTTGCAAGCCAACGAGCCTTTTGCATTGAAATGCTTTCATACACTTCTTCGTATGCGGTAGATGATAGAATCTCTTTTGGCATAACATAGAAGTCTAGTGCATCAATTAAGAAACGAGCATCTTCCATAATTTCCAATGTTGCAAACTGGTCAGTCTCAATGAAGTTTGTAAAGTTTGACCTGAATGTGCTACGGCGAACATCATCAGAAATATGGCCATATAGTTCTGTATATCGTTTCTCAAAGTTACATAGAACTCCATCCATATCAACATAGATTTTATCTATCAGCATAGTCTTTTAAACTTTCTTTCAAAATGGACACAAACTTGTCCTTATCATAATTTACAAACGGACTATAACTATCAATCTTTCTTTTCCATTCGGGCCAAACGATTGTGTCTGTAATCTTTTTGTCCCACATTGGTAAGAAATTTAGAATGTTGTTCAGTATCACCAATGTTTCAATACTAACATCGTGGCCCCACACATATCGCAATAATTGTGGATGTTGTCCGTCTACAACCTTTAATGATTCATTTGGATTTCCATCTGTTTCATCAAGTATATACATTATATCTTCTTTGAACCGATATGTCAAGCTCTGGTTTCTTTTTTGCCATTCTTTGTAATTGGACTCACCTTCTTCGTTGGCAATCTCACCAATCCAAGAAACATTCTTTACCAGGAAATTGGCAATATAATAATCCCTCAAATCCTGTAGGTTATATTTTCTGGATAGTTTGTAGAATGAATACTTGTCCTTCCGAACGGCAAAGTTGGACTTTGATACGTTGGTTTTGCCACCATACTTAAAAAAATCGTAACTATCAGAAGTAAAATGAAGTTTAATCGCATTGTATAAAGCAAAAGAAGCGAAACCCGTGTTTTCGGTTATCACATTACAAATCCTTAATCAAAATTATCTTTTTGTTTTCACCTGTTGGTTTAACAAATAATTCTTTCAGTTCTTCACCTGTGTGCCATTTCATAGAAGATGACTTGTGTGCAGGAAGTCCAGCAGTTTCACCGATTTGTTTCCAATTATCGGCCAAATATACTGCACCGTTTTTACCTGCACCCACAAAGGTGATTATACACCTAAGGTCATCACCATATTTTTCTTTCCATGCACCTGGTGCTTTCTGTCTAAGTTGTTTCAATACTTGCGTGCCAGCATTTTTGATTCTTTTACTGAAACAGAAACGCCAGTTGTTGGCAATACTATTGAAAGCCACTTTATATTCTTGCTTAGACATGCCAAGATGCCGCAGTATATCCTTTGGTGGTGGATATACAGACGAACCAAGGCCAATCATGCCAATACATTCAGGCAGAACCATATCTTCTTCTTGGTGATATATCAACCAATCTATTCTACGGCCAACGGAAGAATTCGTAGGTACATATGAATGATTGTTTTCAATAATATTCTTCACCAGTTCTTTTTGTTCTGGTGTTTTCACTTGCATCAATTCAATCATAGAGGCAATCGTGCTGTTTTCTTTAGTAGATTAAGCTCTTGTGCTTCCTCACGGATTTTAGATTTAAGTGCTGAAGATATGAGGGTAGATGCAACATCCACTTCCATGCCAGTTTGCTCGCAATGGTGAATAATTGCATCCATCCTTGTCATGCCATGTTCATCGGCTATCTTATTGACCAAATCACTAAATTCACTAATTTCATTCTTTGTAGGCATTATGCTCGTGTGTAAAATAAATGGTTACCAATCTTGGCAACATATTTCAACTTCCATGCGGGGTTCACCGATGTGTTGTGATAATACATTGCTTTCGTTCTGTATATTGTATCATGCAGTTTGTATTCTGTCAAGGCCATCCTTGCTACAATCATACATTCTTGCCATGCATACTCGTTGGTAACTTTTCCCACTTTTTCACCGACCCAACTGAATTGGTATGTGTTGTTAGTCTTTTGATAGACAACTTCACAAACGGTTTTAGGGAATTGCGGACTGTTTGCACGATTCATTGTGACTTGTGCCACTGCCAGTTTACCTTCAAATGGTTCTTTGGCTGCTTCGTAATATAGATTCTTGGCCATGCATAGAATTTGTTTGGCCATATCCATGGATACTTCCTGTGTTTCTGATAAAGGTTGCTGATGTGAAACTACAGGTAACATCGCAAACAGAGTTATTAGAATGAATTTCTTCATTTTTTTCTCCTTTATGATGAGAGGTTGTTAACGTGGTTACCTCCAACCACGATCCTTTAGAGGATTTATTATTTAGGTTTTTAGAAACTAAAACCCAAACCAACGCCAAATGCGTTCTCTTTGATGGTTTGACCAGAACGGCTTGCGTTCAAGTTAAATGCAACATTCTTAGCAACTGGAATGCTGTATGTAGCGAAACCAACTGTTTGCTTAGTGCGAGCGCCGTGTTCGGTAGAACCAACACGAGTCTTAACACCAGTCAACAAGAAACCTGGACCTGCTTTCAATCCATAGGTTGCACCAACAAGACCATAGTTATATGCAGTACCACCATTGAATCCATTGTCATGGCCAACACCAACGAATGGTGTTACACCTGCAACATTGAATTTGTTGTTTGCTGCTGTAACTTCAACACTAGATAAAATACCTGAGTTGTCTTTCATTGTAGCGGTACGACCTTGTAGGCCATACTGGATGCCACCAATTTCTTTACCAGCACGGATATATTGTGCTGTGCTGTCTTTTGCGCCGTTACGACCCAATACATTATCAACATCAACAGAAACATAGTCTGCTGCTGATGCGGCGAATGCCAAAGAGGCCAAAGTTGCGAATAAGATTTTCTTCATTAAAACTCCTAGTTGTTAAACATAGTAGTAGGCTTATTCTGTTACTGGGAAAACCTACGAGCAAACCCTGTAAATGCAAACTTAAAAGTTTGCGTTTACTATATACATTATATATCTTGGAGGATTATAATGCAATACTTTTTATACATCTGGTACGACAAATGCCGAAAAATGTTCTATGTTGGTATGCATGAAGGAAACATAACCGATGGTTATATATCTTCATCACGTTGGTTCAATGGAGAACACCAATACAGACCTAACGACTTCAAACGTAAAATAATCAAAACCTTTAATGATAGGAAGACAGCCAGAAAAGAAGAGGCTAGATTTCTTCGCATGATTAAAGAATCTGAGTTTGGTAAAAAATACTACAATCTCAAAAATGGCAGGCCAGTTGGAACTGAACCTTGGAACAAAGGCAAGAAAAACATTTACTCACAAGAAACTTTACAAAAAATGTCAATTGCTAGACTTGGTAAACCATCAAACAATCAACACACCAAAAAGACAGTTTAATTCTGTTACGAGGATAAACTGTCAAAAACCCTAGTGCCTCAATTAGGCAGCAATGCGGTAACTTTCGTCATTTGCATTTACTTTGATTTAGTTTTTATATCTTCTCTGATAAGTTGTCCACTTCTATACTCTTTACCCTGTCGAAACCATGGCATCCCCATCAAAAACAAACTTCGACCGTTTAAGGTGGCCAACTCCTATCCCGTTAGAGTGGAAGAATGTTTTTGGTGGAGATGGGGGGAGTCGAACCCCCGTCCAGAATACTTTTCAAGTTGCTTCATACAACCATATAAGGATTATATATCATTCTTTGTAATTTGGCAACACCAAATTTTACTTATACCAGTTTCATACAGGCAACTGTGTCCGCATGAGTGATATTGAATAGTCGTTTAGTTTGTTTTGTTGATATATCAAAACTGGCAACGAAACAATTATTCATTTCAACAATACCATGTGAATAGTGGTTGGAACCGATAAAAATTATTTTACCGTCTAATGCATCCATACCACGCAAGAATGTTTTTAGTTTTTTAACAACTTTATATTGTGATGTTTGTCGTGTGGCCAAATCAATTTCAATAATATGACCCGTAGAAGTTGATAATGAATATAGTTTATTGTCTATAATTTGCAAATCATGGCAACCAGCACCAGCTGATCCAATCATTGTGTGTTCACCTGTGGCTTTATTCAAATAACCAAATTCTGAAGGCCTCACACTTAAATTGTTTAGGCAAAAATAAATTTTTCCTTCATGTTCTGTTATAGAATTTAGGTGTGTAATGTCATGGCTCTCAGCTGCATCTGGATGTTCAGGTGCTTCAACCCATTCAAAAGAAACGACATTAAAATATTTGTTTGTTTTGCCATGGACACCAATTGTATTGACTGATGTATGTGTCACATAAAAGTCATCACCACTCTTTAACATTCTATGTGTGTTAATATACATTGATATGCCAACTAATCCACAATACTCAAAAGTTTTTCTATCATACTTTGCAATTTTTTTATGTGAGGCAATGTATATGTAATCATCATCATATGTTATGCCATAAGGTCTAAAAGTTGGTCTACCTTGACCTTCCAATTCTTTACAATCTAAATCAGGATTGTATGGACTTTTGTGTATTAAATTTCCATTTTCAAAATCATATACAAGAAATGTGTAGTTATGTTTTTTGTGATAATGGTCATCAGGTACAATAATTATCAATTTCTCATTCGTCATATCAATCAACGATTAAATGGCAACATATTAATATTTAATACAAGTCTCTGTGGTGTTTTAATGGGTGACGATTTTGCATGAAAGATTCTACCCTTCCACCAAACCAATCGTCCTTTTTTGGGTGTAAGTCTCTGAGCAACTTTTCCATTTTCATCAAAGAAATAGGTATCGCCGTCAGAGTCATTCACATAATAGATTGCTGTTAGTTGTTCTTCAAAAGCATTATCAATATGTGGTGTATGGTATCTGTCACCAAATCGTGTGTCGAGTGTATTCAGATTAACCTTACAACGGAGTATATAACAATCCTCATCAAGCGTTTCAGTTAGTTTATTTGTAACTGGTGAGACTACATTGTAATGTTGTGAATTTATTTTTCCATCTATAACAAACATATGAAAAAATTGTGGCACATCGAGAGCATTACTATCTGGCATTACAGTATCGGTGATATCTAAATGAACAGACTCAGTACTATAAAAATAGGGGAAATTTGTTCCCGTCAATATTTTTTCTATCTCATCTTGAACACGAGGTTTAACAAAATCATCAATTATATTTAACATTATAAAATCCTAAAAATTAAAAAGTAAGGTACTGCGAACTTGATGTGAAGGTATGGTAGTATCTATATGTAGCACCTGGACCTCCACTGCCGTTAACAAATGTGACAGAACCACCCGACATAAGTTGGAAGTCCCATTGATATGAAACTATCACGATACCTTGATAACCGTAAGTTGCATCTAGGCCGCCGTTTCTACTTGAAGCACCACTACCTCCGCCGCCGTAGTAAAATGCGTTTTGACCTGGTCCAGTACCACCACCACCTATGCCGCCAGCACCACCATATGAATTACCACCGCCGCCAGCATAATATATTCCGTTTATCCATTGTCTACCTGGACCGCCATTGATACCTGAGCCTGCACCACCTGCACCGCCACCAGAACCAGAATAATAACCACCAGCATTACCATAAGCTGGTTGATTGCCATAATCACCACTTGTTGGATTTGGTTGTATTGAATTACCTGATGCAGCATTACCGCCTCTGGTACCGGCACCGCCGCCTCCTGAACCACCATCAAAACCTGGTTGACCATCAGATCCACCACCCATGCCACCACCATAAGCAGTGTATCCAAAAGCTAAAGTATCTCCACCACTACTTTGATAACCACCCGAACCAATAATGAATGTGTATGATCCTTTAGGCAAATTAAAAGTTGCATCAACTACGCCACCAGCACCGCCGCCACCGTTCATAGCGTTATTATCACCAGAATAACGGGAATGTCCACCGCCGCCTCCACCGACTATCAATGCTCTAACAGATAAAGATGTGGGAATCTGTTTAGATCCATAAAAAGTACTGAGACTTATTTGACCCGAAGTTGGTAAAGAGTTGTTGTTTACATTTATCGTGCCGTTAGGAACAATACCACCATTCATGTAGTATTCGTTTATTCCAATAGGATTTGAACCACCGAATTCGTTTTGTAAATCATAAAAACTTATAGCACCACTTGATGGTAAAGCCATTTAATTTTCCTTGTAAAATTTTATATAATCCAACAAGGTATTTAGGTGATCCTCAGTCTTTTCAATAAAAAGTAGAGGTTCCGAACCTTCCACGGCCATGATAATGACGATTTGGTCGATACCAACACCAATCAATTCTTCATACATACAGGCATAAGCAACGCATTGGGCAAAGTAATTATCAATGTCTTCCGCCTTCTTAGGACGGCGTGAGGTCTTAAAATCAATAACAGATAATACACCATCAAACTCTGCAATACAATCAACACGACCTGCCATACCTAACTGGAGAGACCACAACGCACATTCCTGATAATGAATGTTGTTGATTCTATTCAGTAATGGTTTGAGTGGCAGGAACATCTCCTTGGCGTCAGGCATGATATTACCAAGTGATTCGTTGTTCAAGTATCGTTCACATAGTGTATGAACATTAGTACCACGTGAAGTGGCCTTGCGTGATATCTTGTTTGCTTCTTCTTCACCAACTCTTTTGCGCCATTCTAAAATGGCCTGTTTGCCCTTGGCACCAATGACCGTAGTCACGGACGGCAACTTAACACCATCAGGTGTGGTGTAGTATCGTTTACCGTCAGGGAATGTTTGTGATATTAGGTCAGCGAGTTCTTTGGGTGGGCAATATGTAAACATTAATCTTGTGAATCCTCATAATTCATTTTTGCTAAAATATAATCACGCACAAGACTACTTCTAACAATATCTTCTGGTGTAAATTCAATTCGTGTAAATGCCGACATATGGTGTGCAATATCAAAGAACCTCAAAATGCCCGACATATCATTCTTTCGTTTATTCAAATCTGTTTGTCTATAATCACCACACCAGATAATCTTTGAACGATAACCAACACGGGTCATAACTGTGTCAATTTCTTCAAAGGTCAAGTTTTGCATTTCATCCACGATAATGATGGCATCATCGAATGACATACCACGAATGAATGAGGTGGAGATAAACTCAATATAACCCTGTTCATTCAATCGTGCATAGGCATCTTTACGGTCAAATAATGTGTGACAGATTTGCACATATGGTTGTTGATAGATTTCCATCTTTTCATCAACATCACCTGGCAAGTGTCCCATTTCACGAGACTGTACCGCTGAACGGACAATAATAATCTTATTAAATGGATTTGATTTATCCAATACTTCTTCTAATGCTTTGTATAATGCACAGAAGGTTTTACCCGTACCTGCCACACCGTGAAGTGCAACGAAATAATCTCCACGCTTGTAGGCGTCAAAAAATATCTTCTGATTTTCTGTTAATGGCTCAAATGTTTTTAAGTCGTTTATTTTTATTTTCAGTGAATTACTTACTGCTTGGTGTCTTGTCTTAGTAGTTTGTTCTTCAATAACATCTTCTCTACTAATCTGTTTTTTTGTCGCCATTAAAACTCCCTATGATAATAACATAGCAACTGCTTTAGTTTGCTTTTCTTCCTTCTTTTTGAATTGTCTTTTTTTAGGGGTTTCTTTCTTCACGGTGGTTTTTTTATCACTGTCACTCCTTTTTGGAAGAAATAATGCTGGTATCTGTGCCATTACCACTCTCTTGGTCGTTTTGTTTTGTGACCAGACATGGTGTTTCCTGGAATAGTTTCTTGCATACGTTGAATAACACCAGTTTCAAACGCAGCATGTGGTTGTGCAATACCTGGAACGGACATACGCTGTCCGTCACCAAGACCTGCAAGACCTTCTATGGAGAAATAACGCTCTAGGTGTGGGTTATCTTCTTTGAATTTATCATACTCAGACAAACGCATCGTATGTTCTTCAATCTCATTTGTATTTTTATTAAGAAATGTATAAATCATTAGATTTGTTCTCTGTAATTTTTCTGTGCAAGTTCTCTAACCTCTTGCACTTTCTTATTTACTTGTGGCTCAAACATATCAGTTTTGAAAGAATTTGCTTTAGTGTACTTTCTCACTTTACGGCATTCTTGAAAACTTTTCTTAAATTGTTTGTAACCGACTTTTACACCGATTCTTACTGAGTCACAAAAATCACACACTAACTGCTTCATCGAACCACTCCGGTACTTTACGAGAATTAATTTTACCTGACCAAGAGGCCAAGTGTTGCTTATTCATTATATAGTAATTCCGATATGATTTGATAGAATCGCCTTTGATTTTTACCTCATCAGGCATTGCTGGTGTAGGTTCTGTAAAAGGTGCATGTGCAGGAATATTCATTGGTGTATACATCAATTCTTCTTCAAGGCCATCACGTTCAACTTTATGGACTTTACCATAACGATAGGTGTATTCTTTACACAATTCGGTCAACAGTTTAGATAGCCAGACATAGTTGGCATAAGACTGGCGACACCAAATTGCTGAAGGATGGTTGATGTGAGTAGCCCGATAAAGCACAGTATCACGATTATCAGGGAGTATATACGTGGTTCGTTGTCGGCCAGCTGCGCCTCCCCTATCAATAGTAGGAGTGCCATCAAGCACCCGATGAGCGGTAGAAAGTAGTTGAGCATATTCTAAAATTTGTTTAATTACATGTTTGTCTACGTGCCAACGAGCACATTCAGTAGGATCGTGTGATAAGTAAAAAATATTAATTTTTATCTCCATAAAGATACTGTTTTACATAAATAAGATTATACACTAAAAACAAGAAAAAGTCAACATGGAAAAAATAAAATACCAAATAAATTACCACTTTTATAACCGTTATGTATCATTTATACAACACTATAAACAAAATCCAATGGAAGGTTTTTGTGAGAAACACCATATTGTTCCGAGGTGTATGGGTGGAAATGATTCTGTGGATAATTTAATATTAATCCCTGTAAGGGTACATTTTATATTACACTTTTTATTATACAAATCTTTTCCAGACAACAAAAAATTAGCTCATGCATTTTCTATGATGGCAGTAAATAATAAACACCAAAATAGGAAAATTTCATCCAAGATGTATGAATTGACCAAACTAGCCAGGTCAAATGCTTTAAGAGGTGTTTCTAGGCCAGAATATGTTAAAGAAAAATTGAGAGTGCCGAAAAAGAACAAAGATAATTATAAAAAACCCAAATCACAACTACATGCACAAAATATTTCAAATTCTCTTAAAGGAAAGAAAAAGAGTGATGAACATATAAAAAATATGATTTTGGCCAAACAAAATGAATATAAGAGAAGATCCGAAGAAATGGAAGAAAGAAAAAAACATTATAGAAACCTTTTTATTGAAAGTGGTCTCAGTAGAAAAGATTTCTTTATGTTGTATAATCTAAATCCAAATACAGGAAAAAGATATTTACGAGGACTATAAATCCATATTCACATTAATCGGTATATGGCAAGCGCACTCTTTCCACATCTGTCCAGTCTTTTTTCAATATGGCACTACCATAGTTGTCGTGTTCCCAAGTCTGCACCTGCAAACCCACCTTAACAACCTCACCACCATTTTCATATTCCGCCACACGGAATTTATAGGTCAATGGTTTGGGCACCGTTACATTAGATTGTGGTATTTCCACCTTAAATGCACCACCACTTTGATATACTGATGGTGGTGCATTATAATTCGTAGTTACCGTTTGTATATTTAAGTGTTCCATAATAATCTAATCAATCCAATTGTATCAATTGTTGTTAAGAGGATGTAGTTCGCCAGCATTCCAAAACTTTTTCTAGACCAAGCAGCCCAAGCATAAAGGGCACACCCAGTAATCCAAGCAGGGTAAAAATGAATAAGAGGAGGATTAGGCATAGTGTACGCCATACCGATACTGCAAAAGATTGAGGCTCCCCAGGCCAACAGTTCGACAAAGAATCGAACTCGGTTTGTTTTGTAGTCATTTTTAATCCAGTCAAAAATGCCGGCGACTATATCATTCATTACAGTTTAGGAATATCTAAAGGTGCATCAACAGGTGTTTTTTTCTTTGCTGGTGCTTCGTCTTTCGATACCTTAGGGAAACGGCGTGCAATATCTTCTGCTGTTACAGTTTGCATTGCAAATTGTTTGAAAGAATCATAACCATTTTTAACCTTCAATCCATGGCGTGAGTTAACACCTGCACCATCCATCATAAACAATACGCAACCACCATCAACCAACGGTGCAATCTCTACAATATGGTCCAAGTTAATAATAACAGGACAATTTTTTTCAGTTGAATCAACTTCTACAAATAATGCCATAATCAATCTCTCTTTTCTTTACTGATTTTTGCTTTTCGATAATCTTCTTCGGCCAATGTGGCTTCGATGAAGGACTTTTTCCATAACGACCTTAGTTCGTCTGAACCTTTAGTTAGGCGCACCAATAATTTATATTTTTGGGGGAACTTGAAGTTCTTATCCGTTTTCACAATTACTCCTTATTTTCTATCACAATCAGGGACACGCACCAAGTATACGGTCACATCATCGTTCGGTCGTACAAAAAAACATTCACCTTTGATTGACCAGGTCAGGTGATTTTGAATACCATCTTTGTATTCTTTTAATGCTGGGTTTTCTTTCTGTACAGGTTGCATAAAAAAGAAAAAGTATAAAACGGCAATTAAAATGGTAAAATCCATAATGTTTCTCAACACCGAATTACTTACGAACACCTTAAATTTGTCAAACATCAAAATACTCCTAAAACTTTATGTGCAAAAACCCAAGCAAAAAGACCAATCCAGAATAACATGAATAGAATGAAATTCCATTTGACACATTCTTCACCATAGTATTCTTTTTCCTTCTTAATGAAGTCTCGTTGTGCAAGTACCTGAACAGGTACATCACGTTCAGAATACTTCTCCGTTTTCAACATGGCGACAGTCTTTTCAACCTCATGCAGGCGCCTGCAAGCCGAAATATAATCAAGATAACATAACATATCAACCCCAATGGCGTATGACGCCTGCAATAATAAAACCGTTTGTGACCAAGTATGATAACACAATTATTGTCCTAATGATAGCCACCCGGTCGGCAAACTTGTCGTTGTGGTGTGCCTTTTCACCTAAGGCCTTTGCCCACACTTTCCACCAATAACGCAAGTATAGTTTCATTAGTCCCACAGTCCTTCGTAATATTTACCAAACAAACGGAATCCATTTGCACGGCGTTCTTGATGTGCTTTCAAACCAGCCCAATCAATTTTTGGTGGTTCATAATCTTTGTCCCAAGGTTTAGTGTCCCAGTTTTCGCCATGGTCAAAGTATGGAGATTCATCATCACCATTTACTTTTTGTTCAAATGCCCAAATCATTTCATCGAGGACATATTCCCAACGCTTGTGCCAGTTAGTATCAGTTTCCCACGATTCAACAGGCCATGCACAGTATGAACGCAATTCAAACGGTACATCTTCATCATCAACAGCAGGTGAACCGTGTTTGGTCGCCTTTAGTTGTTTCAACATTGGAAGAATAATATCAGCCAAGGTGTGGTCCATTGACCATGTATCGTAATGGTTAATTTTCACATAATTGATTTGTGGACGAATGAAATCAAACACCTTTTGCCATACTTGGCAGAACGGCATTAAACGGTCTGCCCATTTCTCAATGAACGGATCATCAAAGTCAATTTCTTTCCAGAAAAATACTTTCTCCAAGATTGTATATGGAGAAAGCCAGTGGTTACGATAATTTGATTTATAGATTTTCATATCTTCATCATTTCTTCAACTGTAAATTTGTTTTGTGGCATATAAGGAGAAACTATGTATGTTTTTGTTTCACCCTTATCACCAACACGGCGTGGTTTCACAACAACTTCAAAATCACATTCATTTGCCTTCTTAAACGCATTAACACAATCCATAACAGAAACAGGCATAGCACGGCCAAGATATTCAAAGACTGGTTGAATCTCAGCCGCAGGTACACAACTTGCTCGGTTGATTGCCTTTTCTATTGCATAACAAACTTCCATTACATGAATGTAGTCACGCAATGCTGTGCCGTCAAATGTGTTATAATCATTACCATACAGATTAAAAACACCTGTTTCTTTGGCCTGCATTAGATTATACATCAAACCGTCAGTATTGGTTGGATTATAATCATAATCACGACCAACAACATTACCAAAACGGAAGATGGTGTGTTTCTTATTGTTTAGTCCACAATATTGACGAACGATACCTTCTGCAATATGCTTGGTGTGACCATAAACATGGGCTTCGTTTGCTTGGCAAGTTGATGCAAAGATAAAATTATCATAGTCAACTCGTTCCAACATATTCATAGTGCCAACCACATTGGTGCGGTAGTAATCCATGGCGGCCATCTGGCCACCACCAACTTGCACCAATGCAGCCAAATGAATGACAGTATCATATGCATCATCAAGGCGTTTGTTGTCCAAGATATCTTGTTGAATGTATTTCACCCATGGACACAAATCACCATCGTTTGATTTTCGGTCAATCACATCAACAGTATAGTTACGAGAAACCAAAAATGTTGCGAGGTGTTTGCCGATATAACCTGCACCACCAGTAATCAAAATCTTTTTACTCATTCTTCATCCTTGTAATCAATCGTATTGATGTAATTCATTTTCTTTGCAATAGGCCATTCTGCCAAATAATCATTATCTTTAGCAAACAATTCCATAAAATCTGTGGCCGACAATTCACGGGAAGAAAAGATGTGTGTGCCAATATGCTCTTGTGAGAATTCTTTGAACTCTGTATCAGATTCACGGCACACCACCTCATCGAGCGCATGACTTTCTTCACGAGCTTCAACAACATACCGCATACGGAATGTGGACGCAACTTCAACCAAATATAGTTTCTTTTCCATTTTCAATCCTTCTGTTGTCATATCAATCATTCGTTGAACATCACTGTTTCTCATTAAAAGCCTCGTGAATTTCTTCCATCAACAGTACGATTTTTTCCATGTGGTCATATTCAATACCCAACATTTCATCAATGATGGTTTGTAACATATCAATCTGACCTTGTTTCCATCGTTTATCAAAATCATTGAAAGATTCATCACGAATCTGTTTATTCCATTCAATGTTCAAAAGCAGATAAGTGATGAAGTCCATATATTTCAACTTCGGCACTAACTTCATAGGAATGTATGGCATAGTCATATCAAACCTCTATGTATTGCAATTTGAATCTATCCGCTTGCGATTCGTAACCATCATAACCACGAGGATTAGCAACCACACGGGTAGAACCAATCATATAATCAAAGTTGTCATGTGTATGTCCATGTGTCCACACTTTGATTTGCGGACGATCCAGAATAAACTCAGACAAATCGGAACTGTATGCACCGTTCACTTGCACATCTTTTTCATATCTTGGTTTTGTAGACAATTTGCTAGGCGCATGATGGCCAACAACCACAAACTTGGTAGTAGGTTCAACATCAACAACATCAGCAATAAACTTCAAGGTCGCCTTGTGTTCAACCACAGTATCATCAGGTGCCAACGCAGCAACCCGTATTTGTGAATTGCCATCATTATCACGGAAATGACTAACAATCGCACCATTGGAAATGATACGATAATCGTTCATATAACCCCAGACAGTTTGCAATGTCAATGGGTCTTCCTTGTTCATATCAGTCCACAATGTAGCACAAACAAATGTTACATCACCAAGACGGATGAATTCTTTTTCCATGATATGTAGATTTGTGCGGTAACCCAAATGCTCACGCAAACGGTCATAACTCTTTGTGATATCACCATGATAGTGCTCGTGGTTACCCATCACATAGATAACATTTTCAAACTCTGAACAAACATTGTCAAAGAAATCATGGATACGCACGTTCATGCCTTTGTGGTCCATGATATTAGAATCATAACGCTGACGCACATCCTTGGCAACACAAATATCACCAGAAAGTACCAACACTTCGGCACCTTCGGTGTTCAATAATTCAATAGGACCAAACTCTAAGTGTAGGTCCGAACATAATGCAAATTTCATCTACTTCTCCAGTATGTGTATATTATAACACAACCAGGTTATTTTGGCAAGCCTTGTTCCCTTAGTATACGGACTTGGGTATCCGGCACCGTGCAAACTCTGGCACGGTACATATAGGCATAATTACTAGGATCTTCTGTTTTTGTGAATTCAATATGTTTATTTTTCCAAAGTTCATTAACCAAATCTTCAATCAATTGTTTCTTAATAACACTATTATATGCATCATCATCTAAAGGTGAATTCATCCTATGTGAAAAATCATAACTTCTAGAAACGACAACCATCTTACCTTGAATATGATATTCTATTGGATTTAAGATTGTATTACTCCAATTAGATGCGGTGATATAACCATTAGAACCAGTGCCTGCTGGCAATGGCGTGGATTGGGAGATAACACTATGATTTGGTTGAAACTTATAATCAGGTGTTCCGGAAGATTTTATTATCGCCATATCTGTAACCTCTTCTTGTAAATTTATCTACTCTCCAATGTGATGGCATATTGCCTCCATTATTAAGTAATGTTTTGTTCACGCAACAATCATATTGCTCTCTTGAAATATACAATTTGTCATCTCTGGAATCATAATAAGGCAAGCAATGCACAAAATCAAATGTTGTTCGTACATTCACAGGATCACCATAGTGTTTAAAAATCACCTGAATGCCATTCTTTAATGTCATAGCATTCTCGGTGATTAACAAACCACTTGGATGATTCGGTACATCACGATACTTTTCATCATATACAGCCACCTCATTTTTATATGAGTCCGTCTGATACAATTCAACCACTTTGTCACACAAATTTCTTGTGCGGAAATACACGTCAAAATCTTTTGGTTTTTCACCTTGAAGAATTGAGGCTGTGCATCCACCACTCACAAAAAAATCTGTTATGAAAAGTGGTCCCAATTTATTAATAGTCAAAGTGAAGTCATGTAAATTATATTTTATTACATCCTTCACTTTAAGTATTCTTTCAATTTCAAGGGCACTAAATTGTAGTTTGTCAGGCATCGACACGCTCAATAGTCATATCACAATCAATAATCATTTCAGTATCACCTGGAATCCAACCTTCTTCTTCAAGGTCAAATACTGAATTTTCTTCCAAGAATTCTTCCAACCATTCACGGGTTTCATCATCACATTCGTCCATGTCATGTTCTTCCCAACAACCATCACTGGTTTCAACCATTTCAGATTCATAACCACAGTTGAACATATCAACACCTGGTTCCAATTCTGGTGGATTGTCATCATCGGTGTATACTGTGAATTCACCCCAACGCCAACCAGTTTCAACAATCAAACGATTGTCACCTTTCAACCATTCTTGGCGTTCAATGATTGATTTTTTCCATATAGGTTTTACACTCCACTCAGCCATTCTTTTTCTCCACAGTTGGTTCAACATATTCAGGTTCAAATGGTGGCGCACGATGCGACATAATATTATTAATAGCCATGCTCATTGCATACAAAGGAAAGAATAGTATAGCAAGAGTTACAGTTAATACGACACCAACAGCAACAAACAATTTCACATACATCACATATGTAATTTCAAGCAAAAGATTCCAAAAACCTTTCACACCAAAATTATTGTCGTTTGTTGCACCATCATTAAATTCACGAATATGGTTTCTGAATGCCAAGGTCAAACCTTCGGATCTTTCAGTAAGAATATCCACAATACCACGATAAAGTTTTAACATTATTTCTGTACCTCATAAGTTACTTCGTAACCACCTTTGCGGTCAGTCCACCAATCATCTTCATCCATGTAATTCCATTCGATATCCACATCATTCTCCCAAGCATCTTCAATGATATCTTCAATACTGGCATCACCTGATTCTAGGTTTTGAAGTAATTGTGCAATTTCATCCTCTGATAAATCGGGATAAATTTCACTCAACAATATTTCATCGAGCTCATAATCATATCGCTTTTCGACCTGATGCCACTCACTCTTTACAACTTGAACCATAATAACTCCTTAACGATAGGTTGCCTGCAATACAACAGCATTGGGTTTCTTCAATGCTTCTGCACGGCGAGCTTTGTATTCAACATTATCAACATTCAGCAATTCTACATGAGATACTGGCTTGAAGTCAACATTATTTTCGGTAATTTTTTCAGGAACAGATAATGGTTGCATTTTCTCCAATGCCTTTTCTTCAATCACCCGTTCTTGCCATAACTTGGCACACTTGTCTTTTGGATAATCCGCAAGACCGGTACAATCTTCCATGAATGCTGTTTGGTCTTCGGTCATCACCTCTTCTTTCACCTCTGGTTTCGCCTGTGTGGTCGAATCCATTGGTGAAATAAACAGAGCAGCAACACCAATCATAATGGCACCTGGCAAAATGATATGCCAATACATTCCAATACAAACAGCCGCAACTAAAAATAGTACGGCAAGAATCATCATTGAATGTGTGATGCCAACACTAGCAAGAGCGTTCATTGCTGGAGACATATTATTCTCCTTTTTGGTTGTGTTGGTAATATGGGTCGCAATGTACCTGTACAGGAACAAGGACAACACCATGTTCTGTTTTTTGTGATAGATATTGTACCGTTGGTTTCATACGACCATTGATACAATCACGAGCGCCTGCAATTACGGCAGGACGATCCATTGCTTTTGGTCCATCGTAACCAGGGATTTTAGAAGTGCCACAGGCCGTGAGGCCGAGCAAGGTTAATAGGGCAAGATATTTCATAACAAAGTCCTTCACAAACATGAAAGGATTATATCAAATCTGGTAGGTTTGGCAAGTACTACTTTTGTCTTATTAACCAGGCGTTACCTAGGACGATTGCCAATGCGGCGGTTGCCGATAGGTTGTTCCCTTTTATCAACTGGTCTAGGAAATCGCATAGGAAGTATCCTATGAAGAACCAGCAACTGTCTGTGGTTTGTAACCACTCCTTAAAGTTTTCCCACATTTTTAATCCTATCAATTAATTTATTGGCTTCGGTCAAATCCAATTCCACAAAATCCAACAATTCATGTTGCATCAATATGGTTTCAGATTTGGCCTTTTGAAACAACTCCAATGCATAATCAACATCATCTGGTGTTGCATTATCCATCCACTCATCAAATTTGTCCTGTGAACAATTCATCAGAAAATTTAAATTGTCACGGTCGTGTTGGTTCATTTGTTTGATACACTTGTTTTGAACAGGAAACCGAATAGTAGATTGATACCCCATGCCTGCAACCAGGTGACTTCTTTCACACCTTCAACTGCATCAACAAGGCACCCGTTCCACAACATATAAACTGGCCACGAAAGTAGAAACGAAAGGCCGGCAACAAGGCCGACCGCCATTACGATTTTACCAATCATTTCGCTCATGCTGTTTCAGTCTCTTTGGTTTCTTGTGCAACTGGCGCAGGTGTTTGTTTGCCAACATAACGACCATTTGCATCAAACTCGGTGTAATTCACCAATTGATATGCCTGAACCTTACGACCATCTTTAATCACTTTAACAATGCCGCCATCCTTGCGAATGTTGTAAATGTTGGTGCTTAGACGATACATTACCTTCTCTTGGTCTGTGCCTTTGAATACTGCCTGAATTTCATCAGGTGTAACAGGTTTGCCAGACAGCAAGGTGACTGCAACTTTTTCGTGACGGTTAGGTTTACCAGTGTGTTTTGACATTTTATGTCCTCCAAAAATCAAATAATAAAATTTCCAACATGGATTATATCACAAGGATGGCATGTTGGCAACCATCCATGCGAGGTTAGAATGGGATTTCTTCGCTTGGTGTAACTCGGATTTCAGGTTCTGCTGGCTTTGGCGGGGGATTCACCTTAGCATCAACCTTTGAATACAAGTCCATGAATGCTTCTTTAGTCTCATCATCAAAACGAGCCACACACAATTTGATTGCCTTCATTCTATCTTTGAAAATAGAATATGCCTTGGCAATGTGGACCAAACGGCGGGTGGAGATAATTTCATCAACAGCACCTTGTTGGAATGTTTGTCGTACAATATCTGCCCATTGTGTTAGGCATTCAACAAACTCCGCATCTTTAATCAAAGGTGTTAGAATCTTTTTCTCTGTCTTGGCATCAGGATATTCCTGTTCAACAGTAATTGGGAATCGTTCCAAGAACGCATCATCCAAAATCTGTGACAAGTATTTACCTTCTTCACTACCACGACCTTTGGTGTTTGCAGTAGCAATCACAGTGAAACCAGGTGCAGGTTTAACCAACTCACCAGACTTTTTATTGAAGTGTGGTTTGCCTTCTAAGATACCTTGCAAACACATCAACTTATTAGAACCACGGTCAACTTCATCAATCAATAGAACGGCACCACGCTTCATAGCAGTGATAACAGGACCATCACGGTTAACGACGTTGCCATTAACAAGAGTAGGACCACCCAATAGGTCAGTTTCATCAGTTTCAATTGAGATGTTGACACGGATACATTCACGGCCGAGGGTTGCACATACTTGCTCAACCATAAGGGTTTTCCCGTTACCTGACAAGCCAGTAATAAACACAGGGTAGAATGTACCAGAGTTAATAATATTAGAGAGGTCTTTGTAAAATCCAAATGGAACATAATCAGGATATTTTGTGGGAATTGATACATCAGAATCATCAATCAATTTTGGTTGACGAAACTCCAACACTTGTGCCGATAGTGCAACTTCCATTTCAGGTTCTTGTTCAACAACTTTGGCACCAACAACAGGCAGTTTGTATTGGCCACGGCCGACACGGAACTCCGATTTGGTTGTAATCCAATAAGGGAATGACAACTTGTTTTTAGTAACAACTTGTTCAATGTTTTCACGGGTAATCACCGCACCAACACCAAACATATCTTCAGCAGCCTTAACAAAGGCCATTTGGTTTCTATTCAACATTATTCCAACCTTCAGTTTGTTTGAACGATTTTTCTTGCACAGTTAATTTATCTTTTTGTGTCTTGCGTGGATTGCCGCACATTCCACATTCGGGGTTTCCACAATCCATTGCATGGTGCTTTGCAAATTTATGAGGTGAACGCTCAACTTCTTTACGGTCCATGCCGTGTTGAAGAGCAATCTTTTGTTGTTTCTTGATTGCTGCTTCTTCACTATGCAGGCGTTTACTTCTTTTATCTTTTTGTTCTTGGTCACTCATATTGGCTCCTTGAATTCATCCATAACTTCCTTGCTTGTGATATCAGGGTTTTGTTTACACATGACATAAGTATCACTTAAAATATATAGAGTAAATTCCCACAGTTCATATGGTGTGAACATATAGTAACCGTTAGGGTCTCTAACGGCACCTGCCTCTTTTGCATAATTGTCAAGTATAGGATAAGGTGGTTGTTTACCAACCACATTTTCTATATCCTTTTTTTTGAAGAAATTAAACATCAGAACGCATCAAAGTTGTAAGAACGGGTTTTCATACGAGAAAGAATTACGGTCAAACCATTCTTCTCAAAGATGAATTTGCCTGACTTAGAATCAAACTTAATCAAGTCACCTGCGGCGAATTCTTCATCAATCCAACCATATTCAAGACCAGTTTCAGTTCCTGTCATTGCTCTCATATCAGCAAGAGAAGGCGCTGTTCCATCTTCATCGTAACCTTTTGGTGCCTTGAAAAACATATTCAAGCTGATATCATCATTTGCCAATGGTGTACCAGTCCAAATGGATGGACTCAGGCGTTCCGCTTTGTGTTCACCACGGTATGCCTCAACCTCATATGATGTACCACTATCAAACTCTGCCTTCACATTAAGAATGGTCAATGCTTGGTTTGGTGTTTCATCGTAACGGTTCATTTCTTCAACAGTAGCCTTCAACATATCAAAGTTGAATGCTGAGAATACGGAAGTAATGCTCACCAGTTTATCAATGTGTGATTTATTCTTTAGGTTATCTTCACAGTATTCACGGATGAATTCTGAATCCAAACCAGTGAAGTTCAAGTAATAGAAGATACGACCTGGACGGTTACGCATATGACTATCAACACGCCATTTGTCGTTACAGGTCAACAGGAACAATTTCTTGCTAGAGTAGATACCATCCAACAAGGTCAACATAGATTCTTGTTGTTCACGGTCATACACTTTTTCAAACTCATCAAACAACACAACACATGGTTGTTCAATAGATTGAATGAATGTATTGAAAGAATCACCATGCCATGGTGCGTTGATAACAATAGTTGGCACGGCATGTTGTGCAGCCAATTGAATACAGATATTCTTGCTCAACATGGTTTTACCAGAACCTTTTTCGCCAGTCAGCAATACACCAGTGGATTTATCACGGTTCAAGAATGTACCAATGATACGGTCGGTTCTTGTTTGAACATCACCATACATTTTCTTTGGTGAATCAAACGAATCAATTTGTTCAAGGTACAATGGACCTTCCATAGGCATCTGCTTGACCACATAGTTACCAGCAGGCAATGTCTCATGCAAGTCCATTGCTTCTTTGGTTGCCACACGGTAAGTATTACCATTCTTCAAAAAATATGTCATAACAAAACTCTCTCAAACAAAAAATGTATTGTAACATGCCAACACTAGGTTGGCAAGTTACTTTTTAACCAAAATTGGTAACAATGGTGTCTTGTTCTTGGTTCCAAGAATTGGCATTGTCCTGCACAGGAGCGGTAAATTCTACCTCATCATCAGGATTTACACCAACTTCACCAACAACCTCATAACGGCAGGCACGACCCTTGCTGTTGTCGTAATCGGTTGGAATGGATACAACATCACGAGGATTGATTTTAAGAATCATCACACGAGCACCACCAAAGTGGCCAAGATAACCTTCTGAGCAGAAGTGCAAACCAGCCGAGCAGGTTTGTCGTGCATCATCATTAACTTGGTTGCGTTCCATCTCCACGATTTGACCAACAGAGTTGTCAAACTTACCAGAGTAAACATCCTTGTAGTCATCACGGACTTTTTTGTATGCCAAGAAATGACCATCAGGTGTAATTGGCAGGTTATTCTTTTCCAAGAAACCATACAATTCATTTACTGAACGGTACGATGGGTTTTGCATCATGTTGTCCATGAAGTTAACCAATGGTTCAACTGGGAAACCTTCTTGCAACATTTGCACCATGCGTTTAACAATGGCACCGTGCATTTCAGTACCTTTCCAAAACAACTTATCGCCTTGGATTGCCACATTGCCATTGCCATAGTTCAACACGACCTTCTTAGGATCAATAATGTTCTCGACAGTCTGCCAATCGGCAGCCTTGATAGCATCAACCACTTTTTGATAAGTGATGTGGGTTTTGCTAATTGTATGTGGTTTATTTTTGATAACGACCACAACGTTATTACCTTGAATCAGATACGGAAACATTTCAAACACCTTTCACTGTGTCAATTAAATTAATATACTCACCAACATCACCCTCTTTTGCTGAAGTGGAGAATTTATTGACCAGAGGGTAACGGTCACTAAATTCTTTCAGAATTGTTTTATACTTACTAATCAAATCAGTAGCAACGAGCTTTGATTCAATACCAAAAAGTTGCATCAGATTTTTCAATGAACGATGTCCACTCATTTCAGGTAGACCAGCCATGTCAGCAAGCAAAATCTTTGCAGGACTTTTATCGTTAACAACAACATCATGCAGTTTTTGGTAATTATACTCAAAAAGTACATGTCTGTCAAGCGATGAAACAACTTCGGTTAATACCACTTTGTCGGCAATCTTTTCAATATTACCCTTGACAAAGGATTCCACATTCACCCAATTCTTCTTGGATTGGATGGCAGGCAGGTCACCTTTACGGACACCATACACTTGAACCTGGAATTCAGGCAGTCTGGTATTCTTCAAACAGGCAACAAAATCTTGTACAGAATAATAATACTTCATGGAATTCCACAATGGTTGAAAACCTTTCAACGGCATATAGTAATATGTGGTGTTGTCATCAAATTTGTCCAATGTATCAGCTGCCCGCCACACATAATCTTTTGAAGAACTATGCCATGCACTGCCGCCACGCTCTTCAACTTTCATAATGTTCACATTTTTACCGAAACCATTACCGCCTGATTTGCGTTGGCGTTCATCTAATTGTGATACGACCATGCGTTGTGCATCTGGTGGATTTTGAATGAGGTCATAAAAACCTTTCAAATCCATTTCTTTGTTCTTGTCAATTTTATTCAACAAGACAGCATAACGGAAACTAGAATTTTTGTCTGGGTTAGCACGGAAGTGTTGTTTAGCACGCTCTAATGAACCAACCTTTGTGTCGTTTGCAATGAAGAAAACATTTGGTATTACCGAAAAGGAAATGTATTCCTCTATTTTTGTAGTGCCGTCATCATATTTGTTACCAAAGTTTTTTGAAGCAATCTTCATGTTCTTGGCAAGTTTTTCGCCACGATAAATGTGAAAACCACTCAATGCAATATTAAATTTGGCTGCATCAGACAAACGCATATCAATAGAATAATCACTAGACCATTGTGTCTTAGGTTCAAACAATGGTGTGTTGTTCTTGGAAGCATAATCATTCACAGCAGCAGACCACAACGCATTGCGTTTCTTGCCATACAGGAATTGTGAACGAGTCCATGCGTTGTCAATCACATCAGCTTCTTTGGCCAATACATCAGTCAACGCATCATTAACTTGTTGCAACTTGTTTTTAATGGCATCAACAGTTTGTGGAATGTAGGACAAACCTTCACGACTTGCTTGGAAGTCCAACTCACCGATGCCAAATTCCATGACAAGGCCACATTCCAACAATTTACTCAAACCTTCAAGGTTCTTGTCAGCGTTAGGCACTTCAATCGGATATGCAATATTACCCATCACAGCCACAGAGCGTGATGACATAGAAATGGAATGAACACCAGGAATAATGTCCTCGGTTTCATAATCAATTGGAACAATGGTCAATTCACGACCAGTAAATTTTGGTTGTTGTTTGAACCAACGATAAACCTTTTTGGCCTCATCTTCAAACTTGTAAAAATCGTTGCGTTCATTCACGGAGAATTTAATCTCTACGCCAGCAGGTTCGGTTGTATCTTCTTCACCCATCAGAGCAATAGAAGGCACACCATCACCATTAATGAAAGCAGAATAAATGCCTTTGTGGCCATCTTTGATAGCAGTTACGGTGAAATTATCCGTATAACTAAATGGAGACTTAGAACCAAGACCAAGGGCGCCAATGAAAGCATTGCTATTAGTCTTAGTGGACTCAAAATAGGTGGTGTAGATATTGGTGACTTGCTCATGGTTAAGTCCTGTGCCAAAATCACGAATAGAGAAAAATGGTTCTATTGCAGTAGGCAGGTGAACTTCAAAAGGTTCGGTGTTACCTGCAGCAACATGGGAGTCCACAGCATTGCATGACAATTCACGAATGATGGCTTTAATCTTGTTGGCATACAAACCAGAAGATAGAATGTTAAATGCCTTGGCAGAATTGCGGATGCGGAATTCACCGATTTCGCCAACATTTGACAATACAGCTTCTGCCTGTGGTGCGTTGTTTAGAATCATTACAAATGCCTTATATCAATCAATCAAAACATCAATTATAACGGAACCATGCCAAATGGCAAGTGTTTTGTTGTAGGTTTACAACAGTAATACTTTAGTAGTAATAACAGGCGGTCGACCTGTCAACCTCCGCCCACATCTCTTTCACATAGGCGATTCCTATGAGTTTCTCTTTGATCCAGTATCGTTCCAACCATACTGTATAATCACCTGCTCTGGTGGGTGTCCATGCGAATGGAAAGCGTTCCCTATGGTCACCAATCTGGTAGACTGTCTTATCTTTCCACCGCATTTATTGTCCTTCACACTCTGGTGGTACAAACCTGCGAGCACGCTTGGCCATATATCTTGCGCCTTGGCGGCATTCAGAAACAACTTCGTCCCAATCATTGTATTTGGTTGCTTGTGGTCCTGCTGGTAATGCCTTCATACACTCATTGAACAATTCACGTTGTAAACAGGCATTCAAAACAATCACATCATCAGTATCGGATGCAAATGCGGTTGTATCACTTGAATGTTTACCGCAAGCAGTTAAGGCCAATACAAACATTACAATTAAAAGTTTTTTCATAACAATTTACCTATCCAATTTACAATATGATACACAAGAGGTATCAAAAACAAAATCCAAAGAAATGTAACCAAGAAATAGGCAATGTATTTCAATATAGTTGAGATTACATCAAACATCGTCCATCTCAAATCGTTCTAATATAGCACGAGCACAATCTTTAATCACAGCTTCTTCAATTTGACTACGATAGTCTTTGTAATAACATGGAACTTCCAATACGGCCTTGTTGCACTCTTTGATAATCAACTCAGCAAAATAAATTAATTGCTTTGTGTTTACATCAGGGTAGTGACTACCGCCTGCCTCTAAGGCCAATTCTTTAATTAGTTGGTTCATTCTTCAACTCCAAAATGTTTCTTAACATAGTGACCGGCTGAGAAGGCTTGATATTGATTAACAGTAGCAACATCGGCACATTCCCGAACAATCAACTCGGCGAACTTTTCCTTGAATGTGTCAAACCATTCACACCCTTGTGGAGTTATATACTCAGCATATTGTTGAGCCTGTTCAGCAAGTTGTTTAATTCGTTCATTCATGTTTCACTCCATACACCAACATCATGGCGTCCAACAAACAATCATCAATTGGATTATGTTTGGTAATTTCCATCTTTGAATTCCAACCTGGATAATCCACATCAGTATAACCATCTTGTGTGTTGTATAGAAAATCAACAGCAGTTCTTACATCACGCCAACGATTGAAATACCATATTGGTGTCAAACCACATTGCTCTTCAATATCATCCAACACCAATTGGTCTAAGTTACCACGAGCCCACACCCAACATTTTGGATCATTCTTTGATTCTGCCCATTTACGCATGGCTTCATAACCATCCTCAAACACACAATCAATCTCATTAGGCACAAATGAAACCTTTTTCACATTGTCGCATTGTTTCTTCCACCATTCCATAGTGGACTTGCCCATGTGCCGGTTCAATCGTGTATGTTGGTCTTTAACATCAAACTTGGCATAGAAAGCATCATCACGCATTTGTTGTGGTGATGGCTTTTCATCAGGATTGAAATAGATAGCGGCCATTGATAGAATGACCGAATCGGATTTCTTACCAAGTGTTTCAACATCAAAGACAAACATTAACTATAATCTCCTTGCACAAACGAACGCACATAACGAATAACACTTTCACGCTGTTCATCCGTGCCTTGATAAACTTCAAGTGGTGTTTTCATTCCAAAATGGAAGTTTGAACCTGTCCACCATTGCTCAACCAATTCTTGGCGACCAAGCAATGATAACAACCATGTATCAATATCTGATTTAATAACTGTCATAACAACCTCGCAAATAAGTGGTCAATGTTATATTCAAACCGTGCGGCCATTTTAGTCAACACTTCTTCAGGTACATTATGGATATTTCCAAACTGTCCTTGTGCCAATAGAACCTGTGGTTTAATACCAAACTCTTTTGCAATGTCAAAGTAAGGCAACAACTCAAAAGCTGTGGTGAATGTATTGGACACCACAACAGATTGTCCCATATTCAACATTGATTTAGTTTTATCTTGGCACCATTGGTGTGCTTCTTTGATACGAGACATATCAAATTTGTATTCACCATCAACCATCCAAAACTGGTCAGTCTCAACGTGCCAATACCAACCAATCAGGTTCTTAGCAATGGTGGATTTACCTGAACCAGGCAAACCACGAATCAATACTAAACTTGTCATGTCCATGTCCTATGTTTCTCAGCAATCCATTCATTGCCATCATATTCTTCAATTTGCCATTCAACGCCATCTGGAATTTCCACAATTCTCAAATCGGCATACCTTCCATTAATGGCATCACCATACTGTTCAATCAATTCAATCAAAACAGGATCATTTCGTTCAACATCACGATAGTACCAATCTGGATCGGTGATGCCTTTGCGTTCTTTGTAAAGGTCTTGACCCATTTCAGAAATGCCAAAACCACCATAGCATTTATTAATTACAACTTTCATTACTTACTCCAAAAATTAACCAAACTTAACCAAAACACCACACCAGCAACCATTAATATGATGCCGAATGTGATGCCTATGAATTGTGTTACCTGATTAACCACAGATTGTATACTCAGCAAGGTTACGCCAATTGGCACCTGCATTGGCACGGATTTTTGTTACCTGAATCAAGGTACGCAGCGACAACTCTTTCACTTTGTCTTGCAATTCTTCAATCAATGCAATGGCATCATCTTTGAATTGTTTGTTGGTTGTAGGCATGAATTCACCAGATTGGAGAATAAAGCGCATACGCTCTACCTTTTGTTGTGTGGTCATGGACAGGTCCACGGCCATAGAACGGGTGATAATTGCTTGGTCAATTTGTGTTGACGCCAAATTGGAGATAAACACCACACGGCCTTTGAATTCAAAGGTTGTAGGCAAATCTTCGTCTTTGATATCGGCACGCCATGAAATGATACGGCGTGAATAAGAATCCAATGCACCTTTTAACAGGTTCAAAGATACTGGATCTTTCAATACGGAATCACAATCATCAAACACAATCACGCCATCTTTGTTTTCATACAACAAACGGTACAAACCTTTAGGTGTAGAATAACCTTTGACAACAACGAATTTGTTTTTGGCAGTCTTGGTGCCAACTTCAAACGAATCATCCAGAATGGACATATCTTTGAAACCATTGGCTTCTAGTGTTTTGGTCACGGTATAGGACTTACCAAGACCACCAGGACCAGTGATAATAACAGAGGGTTGAGCACCTTTGCACAACATGGTTACCATGTCACCAACGAAACCAAAACGCTCATTGATAGAGAAACGGGATTCTTGTGGTGTGGACGCTTCAGCGGCACTACCTTGCACACCTGCTTTACGCAACACATAATCCATGTGCTCTTTTTTGGTGCGTTTAACAGTTTTGCCGTTGATAATTGCCTGATATTTGCCGTTTACGAATGTAACTTGTGTCATGTGTGTGTCCTAATCAATCAATACAAGTATTCTAACACAACCACGCAAAATGGCAACCTAATACTTTAGTTCTCCATTATGGAGGTCAACTATTATACTGCAACACCCGTAGCAAGGTGGACGGTGGCGGGACCAAATAGGACTCTGGTAGTCAACCAAATGAGGTCTCCGTCTAACCCCTGACGGTCTAGGTGACATATATCATCGTCAATATTCCATGGTTGACCTAGCAGGAAACGGAGTGCCGAATCCAAGGTGAAGTCTTCCGCATATGATAATTCTAAATCCATAATATTCTCACTTTAATGCAACAACTAACAAAAGCACAATAATGGCGAATAACACCAATGTATCGGCAACATCTTCACCATCGGTGACCTGTTTGGATGGACTGAGCCATTTATCCAAAAAATCAAAAATCTTTTTCAATGTAATTTCCGTGTGGTGTCAACACCATTCAAAGCATCAACAATTTGTTGTTGCACTTCTTCAGGCATATCCATAATATCTTCAGCACTCAACAATCGTGTTTCTGACATAAGTTGTTTGGATGTTTTGCCTGCAAACATTTCCATAATCTCCGCCTTCAAGGCATCCAATTCTTCCTGTGTGCCTTCAAAATGGTCAAAACAACCAGGTGCAAATACAATCTCTGGTATTGTATCGCCATCAATATCTTCTGCCACTTTATCGGCAATTTGTTTCTTACGCCACATTAGATTCTCTCCACAACAACTTTATCACCAAGTTCCTCACCAAAGGACATATTCTCATAATACACTTTTACCAAACCTTTGCGTTTCAATGATTCAATGATAATGAAACCTGTAAGTTGATTACTTCGGTCAATAAACACATCCAAATCGGCAGCACCATCCAAACCTTCTGCTGTTGCCAACATTTCAGAGATAATAAGAATATCATCGAGCCGTTTTTCTTTGGATTCAAGCATTTGCACCATTGATTCAACATCACTATCACTCAATGATTGTAGAAAATCACCAACTGACATATATGGTGTTTTCATTAGTTTAAGTGCCAATAACTTGGTAACGGATGACATATCATCCGATTCCAATACCTTTTCATAATTGATTGTGTAACCCTGAGCATCAAAATCATCAAACATATCATTCACCTTTTATACCAAACAAAGCATCACCAGCATCCTTAGGGAATGTGGAACCATACTGTGCAACACGCTCAGTATCTTCATCAACATTCAAACCTGGTACATAACTGATATAATAGCGGATGCCATTATATTCATCATCAGTCCTTGCAATACCAACACATCCAAACATATTGGTAAACCATAAGATATCCAAAACTTCCATAATTAATCCTCATCAAAGGGGCTACACCGTGGATTATATGCCGATGGTAAACCATGGCAAGCCCCAATTGTGGTAAACTTACATTCGGATACCAAACTCAATTAATAAAATGATTAGGACGGCCATGATTAACAATCTGGATCAAAATCATGCCATTCCATTTGCTCTGTTGGTTGACCATCATACAAATCGTTTTCACGAATGTATTGGTCCATGCCATCGGTGTAACCTTCCTCATACTGAGCAAACTCAACCGAATCAAAATCGTATGGGTTCATGTTCTCACCAGCGGTGTAACCGTCCTCATAACCTTGGTCATATTCTTTGGTCAACAATTCATTCATAAAAATCTCCATTAATCCAACAACACCATGTATTCCTCAGGGAAATACTTACGAAACCAATCCAAACCCTTACGGACGGTTTTATAATCACCAATCATATTGGCACCGCTGATACAATCATACACGGCCACGGCATCAGGTTCCAACATACAGGACTGGCCTGAAAATGGGTTTTTCACTTCAACTGGTTCGGTATCCAGAATCATACAATCAAACGGTAATTTGCGTTTGGTCATTTCTTGCCTTTCAATTTCAAATATTCATCATCATCTAAATCACGGAGGCCATTGCATGGTTTGTTAATGGCCTTTTGTGTTGCACGATTGCCTAGTCTAATCAACCCACATCGGCCACAATATACAAACATACCCTTGGCTTGCATGGTACGATTGAAATTGTGTCCTTGCATTTACCACCACGAATCATAATAAACGGCATCGCCTGCAGCAATGGCATCACGAGCCGCCTGAATGAATTTCAAATCATTGCTCAGCGATTCATTATCTGGTGGATTATCACCAAAGAAGAAACCAGTGGTTTGGGGCAACATATTATTCAATAGGTCAAACTGTAAGGCATCCAAATCATGTGGATACAACCGAACCTTTTCACAATTAAATGTTTGTGCTGTACCGCCTTTGTTGCGGTACAATTTCTCCATCCAACCATGCAGGTCATGGTGCTTACGCCAATACCACAATTCTTCAATATCACGCTCACGGCCATCTTCATCACCACGGATGGTAAGGTCATCAATCACATCATTGGCAGCAACCCGCCAAACAAACATATCTAAACCCATCTTTACTCCTGTTCCAACTTGTTCAATAATTGTTTCAAGGTTTTAACCAAATCTTTTTTGTAGAATGAGGCGTCAACCACATTACCAAAGATATCCTCTAATTGAACACTAATACCAGTTTGTTTTTTTGTCCAAGAAAAGTTAATGACACCATCGGCATCATCATCACATAATCCAACGGTGTGTATTTTCATTTCAAAACAATCCCATCGTGGTTGTATTTCTTCTTCAAGAATGCCAAGCAGGCTTCAGGTGTAGGACGGGCAGCTTCTTGCTTGCCATTCCACATAGCAATCCACTTATTACGGTCGGCACGATAGAACACGGTGCCATCAGGATGCACGGTTTTGTCACCTCTGACAATAGAACCAACCTTGGTGTTGCCAACCTGTGTGACAACTAACTTAGCAGCACCTCGCTGTTTTGCCATTTTCTTGCTCGCAGCCTTTGCCTTAACTGGCACCTCATCACTCACCACAAACACAGGTGATTTAGCGTTAAACTTAGGACCAGTCAATGGACCGCACCATGGGAAGAAACCAACGGCGGTTTTGTCTTTATTGTCTAAGGCATCATTCATATCAATACCACACATACCCCATTGGTCGGTTTCTGCATTGTACCAACGATATGCCTTGCCTTGCTTGTCACGGTCGACCAAATACAATGCCGATGCCGTAGGGTTACCAGAAGTCACAAATTCCATAATATCTCCAATCAAAACATCTATTATACACGATTCCTAGGTTTTGGCAACCTAATACCAAAGTATTACAACCAATCCGGTCAAGTATTATTTTGCCGCAAATCGCTCCATCACGGTCGGGGTATACAAACGATTGGTAAGCAAGGTGTGCTCGGTTGCACTCAATACCTTACCGCACTGGGTTTGAGCCAATACATTCAAACCATAATTATTGAATTTATTGCCTGACAATTCAAACAGCATCATATCCCAAAAAGTTGTATTCACATTTTCCATTATATTAACTCCTGTTTTGCATTAATTAAACCATTCAAAAATTCTACCTGCTTCTTTTTTGGCAGTTCACCTACAATATACACCAATTGTGATAGTAGGTACTCACCTGCATCATCAGAGGATTTTGTTACCTCAAGAAAATGCTGGACTTCTACCTCAATGGTATCAACGGAAAACTTACCTCGCTTCATTTATTATGCGCCTTCATACATATTCAAAAAACCAGGACCAACATCAAACGACACAAAATCATCACCTTGCATACCTTGCTCAGAATAATGAATGTCACTGGCACCAAATGCAACACGGACAGATTCCAAGAATGCTGGGTCGGTGTAAATCAAGCCATCAGATTCCACATTCCATGTCACTGTGTCAAAATAAACCCGCAACTCACCAAAATCATTGTGCTGATTGGTATATGGAACGGAATAACCAATAGTTTTTACCTCTTTGATTTTATCCGACCAAAGACCCATGCCACTGGTCACAATTTTATCAAGATAATTCTGCATCACATACTCCAAAATCGTGGGTCAATTCATCTTCGCTCAATGACACCGTATCACGGAATGTATTGAACAAATACAATGGTTCATCCAATTGTAACCAATAAGATACCTCGCCACCGTACCTCACTCGGGATTCTTTCACAACACCAACCACGGGATATTCTTTCAAATATAAACCCTTGACCGTGTGTCCATCTTTATTCCAACCCATTTTTTACCTCAATTTCATCCAAAGCGTCATAAATGCAGGTATCGGCGAATGACATCAAACGCTCTACCTCATCCAAATCATTTTGGCAGGCATAATCGTATACCTCAGCCAATATCATCTGAGCATATTCCAACTTTTGCACCAATTTATCTTTGGTAATCTTATCCATTAAAATGCACCTTCCAAATCTTCAATGCGTTCCTTGATATCTGCAATTTCATCCGCATCTACCTCAGGATCCAAACGGTCTAAGTCATACTGCAAGTCCTCAATTTGAGAAGAAACCACATCGTTGCAAATCTCACGATAAGCGATAGGATCTAACCTCTTGACAATGTAAGAGCGTGAAAATGTCAGGTTACCGATAACCACATCACCTTCCATATCCAACAACTCATCAACCATTTCCATAATGTCTGAATTTCGCATTTTTTACCTCATCAAAATATGTTGCCAATTATACAGGTTTTCACCTCATTGTCAACCTGAATACTTTAATACTCCAGTACCTCGCTAGAATACTAAAGTATACAGGTTAGTGTATACTATCTTATTACCTCAGAATAAATCCATCTGACCGTTGAAAACCAAAGTATCAAATTCGTCATCAATACCACGAACCAAATCATTCACATCCTGAATGCCGTAAGACAAAAGTTCTCGTTTCATTGCAACGACAATCGGATCGGCGTGCCCGTAGGCGTGCAGGTTTTCCTCATATTCACCCAGAATCATACTAATTTCTGACATTTTAGACATTTTACTTACTCCAATTCAAAAGTGTTACCATTTTTATTACAAACCAATAAAGTGTATACGAATTGATCCATTTGATCCTCTCGGAATACTACTTTTTCATCATATCCATCACAATGTAATACCAAAGTTATCATTCTGCCACAACCTTTCCTGTTTTAACCGAATAGTATACATTTTCCAGTTTTGGGTAAACTGCACGAATTTTCATTACATCCGCATGGGTTTTGTAACGCTTTCGTGTGTATGTAATACAATCCTTCTCACTTTTGAAATATCCTGTATACTCAATACTTACACCGTCAAAAATTAATTCAAATTGTTTCATTTTCTTTCGCCTTGAATACTTTTTCATTAATTGAAATACAAAGTTCTAAGTTTTCATCAGAATCATCATAAAGTTCTACAATATTCAGCTGGTCATAAATTAATTCTAATTCTGCCTCAGTGAATACCAAAGTATACATTTTCTGCTGTGTCATAATCTGCTGCGTTAAAAAATTACATTATACACAAAAACCGAAAAATGGCAATATAATACAAAAGTAATCCATCATTGTAATGGAATAAAAAAGTATTCATTTCCAATATTCATTGTTTTTGCACTTCGTGCTTTTGTGCTCATCATGCGTGGAATTATACTGGGAAAAACGCATTTTGGCAACCTAGTACCATAGTATTCAAGCATTTTGGTCAACTATTCGCTGTGGATATGCTGTGGATAACTTTACTTTGTAGATAAAATGTGAATAACTTTTGACCCTTGTGGGTATGCTGTGGATAAGTCGCACCAATAGTCGCAAACTATCGCTAATGCTTTGGTATTAGTCCAACTTAGTCTCTGGGTCAGATGCCGGATTAATGCCAAAGTATACAAAAACCACGCAGGTTGAAAACAAAATGACGCTCGATGGTCCAGCCGAGAAACAAAAGTATGCAGCCCCAGTGTGATCCTGCAAACAAAAGTATTAATCCGGCGGCGACCGATAACCATCAGGCAGGGTCGGATTAGAGCTCCGGCTACCGATTGCTATGGGTTGGATTATACACAAACCAGAACCCTTGGCAATATAGCGCAATGGTTCTCATATTGTCCGCTGGAAGAAAAAAGTTTACACTTGCCAAAACCTGCAAAATCGCCTATAATTCATCCATGAAATTTGAAAAGGACAGCAAAATGACGGAATTTGAAAAGCAGTGCTACGGTATCAGCCAAGCGACAATCGAGCAGGAATATTGCCAGAGCTTGACCGCTCGCTTGTCCGGTCTGGAAATGGTCGCTATGAGCGTGCTGTCGGATGCTCAAGAGCTGATGAGCTGCAACACAGCGCAAACCCAGAACCAAGCACGCCAGCATATTAATATTGCAAAATATATCCTGAGCAAGCTCATGGATGATAGGCTGCTGGCTGAAAATGCTAGTAAGGTGCACAAAATACACGACCGGACTGCTTGAAGAAAAAAGTTTACAGTTGCCAAAACGGCAATTTTAGGTTAGAATCCATCCCATGTTGAATTTGAAAGGACAAAAAATGTCAGCAAAAGCTCCCTCCATGTTGGTTACTGCTCTCAAGCAAGCCCGTATTAATCTTGCCAATGCAAAGCTCGAGGTTCAACGCCTTGCTGCTGGTGTAAAGCAAGAACGTGAAAACGCCAAGGCTGCGAAAGCAGAAGCCAAGGCCAGTAAGCAGGCTGCTGCTATCGCTAAGGCACAAGCCCGATTGGATAAACTGCTCGCAAAGCAAGCAGCGCCTGTAGGTGTGAAAGCTCTGAAAGCAAACCGTAAGCCAAGCAAAGCTGTGGTGTACGGCGCCGAAGATAACGCCATAGCCTCTGCTATTATGGCAAAAAAGGCAAGCGCTGTAAAATAACCCACCGGATGGATGGACAATAGGTTGCCATTCCTTCTGGTTCTGGTATAATTCATTCCATACAAACAAACAAAAGGACAGCAAAATGTTTTCACCATCCGATGACTCTATTTCCGTGGCTGATATGATTGCCGCATTGTCCCGCCTGCCTGCTGATGCTCGCTTGGTGGTAACCCATTCTGGTTATTATTGCTATGATGACTTTGCTGCAATTTTCACCCCTCGTCCAGTGGACGCTTCTGGCGAGGATTGTGCTGCCGCCGATGCCGTTGCATATGCTATCGGCCATTCCCACCAGTCCTATTGATCCGAAAGGAAGTAAAATGCTCGCAAAATTAGAATCCGTGGTTTTCTCGGTGGTGATGGTTGCCGCTGTGGTGGTGTTGGTGTTGGATGTAACCGTGTGGAGAGCAATGTAACCCACCGGTCGGATGGAATAAAAAAGTATTAGGTTGCCATTTTCAGGAATTCTGGTATAATTCATTCCATAGTAAATCAAAAAGGAATAGCAATGACAGCAGCGACAATAAACAAAATTTCCAAAACCAGCAAGCTTGGTACCCTTTCATGGTCCCTCCAAGCTATTGAAACCTGTCCCGGTTCGGTTGGTGAAAATGGTGAGCTGGTCGCTGCTTGCTCTGGTTGCTACGCTACCACTGGTTGCTACAATTTCCCCGATACAAAAAAGGTCCGTGCTGACAATAAAAAGGCATGGCAAGAAGCTGACTGGATCCAGGTGATGGTCAAAGCTTTACAAAAGCAAACCCACTTCCGTTGGTTTGATTCTGGCGACGTGTATAGCCTCGCATTGGCAGAGAAAATGCTCGCCATCATGGCAGCTACTCCCCATGTAAAGCACTGGTTACCCACCCGCATGTATAAATTCCCTAAATTCCATAACGTGCTCAATGCCATGCAAGCACTGCCTAATGTAATGGTCCGCTATAGCAGTGACGCTGTGGATGGTACCTTTGGTGCAGGCCATGGTAGTACCATTGTGCCAGCAGGTGCACCAGTGCCAGCAGGTGTTACATTGTGCGCCGCCCCAGAGCAGGATGGAAAATGCTTGGACTGCCGTGCTTGCTATGACAAAACCGTGGCGGTTATCGGTTATCAGGCCCACGGTAAGAAAATGGCCAAGGTTATTCGTATTGCTGCAGCGACAGCTTGAGGCACGGCTGGATGGCTGTCGCTTTGGGGACCAGTCTGGTGCTGGTCCCCTTTTTTTGCTGGTAGCAGTGCGGTGAGCAGTATGGGGCCGATGGCGGGCCGATGGGGTGGGGGCGTTAACGATAATAAAAAACGTGCCTCCAGGTCAAACTCTTTTTTCCCATTTTTTATTTTTCGGGGCTCCCCTTCAATATTCAAAAATTTTTTCTAGGAGGAATTTTTCTCCAGCCCTCGAGCCAACCAGACATTTATGTGGTTTCTCTAATAGGTTACCACTTTCAAATACTGTGGCATAATAGTTTTCATTTCCGTTATCTACGGTAGACCACTCATTTTCATCCACATGACAGTTATACACAGAGAAATGCAGAGAATCACCAACTGGACCAAAAAGAGTTTCTATTGGTTCTTGATGGTACCACATGACAAAGACATACTCAGAGGTTCGTTTACTGTATTTACCGCCCATCCACTTGCAAGATTTTACAGAGGTAGAATCTACACCTGTAACTTTGATTTCGCATGGACCTGAGGTAAACAGTAAATCTGGGTCTCTGTCGGTCTTGGCCAATACAGTTTCTATTCCGATGGAGTTAAAATAATTTGCAGAAACGGATTCAAAGAGGTTTGAAATAACTTCAGATTTTATCTTCTTACGGTTTAAATGTGGAAGAACATTACTTGCAATAGTGGATACTTGGATGCAAATATTTCTCCAGTGGTCTGGTTCATATGGGTTCATCCTAAAGTCTTTAATGTTCATTCTTTTCTTCCAATTGTTTCTGTAAGTAGTCTACCCATTCCTTGAGGATCTCTACCTTTTTCTCTAAGTCTTCCACTCGGTCTTCCATGTCAGATATCTGACCGGACTGGTGCAAGTCCCACACAAAATTAAACGCACCCATTTATGATACGGTCGTTGTTTCGGTAGAAGTTACGGTCCAGACAGGGTACTGGTGCGGCCAAGTTAGGGGTTGTGGTTGAACCACTGGGTATTTACCGACTGTGATTTGTAGAGCGGTCACTTGAAGTTGTAGGCCGGTGTTCTCGACCTCTAGGTCATTTGCGTGTAGTTCTAAAAGTTGGGTATAAATTTCTTGGGTTAATTGGTCCATTTTTGGTATCCTTGGAAAACCGCCGGAGGCGCTTGAGTTAATACATGTTGAATCTTTTTGGTTGGCCGCATCTTTCACATTGGCAAATATATGCGTAACCAATTGGTAAACCTTGTTGGTTATCTGTATCTCTTACGTTAACTTGGTGTAGAATCTTCCAGCGGTGCCAGCAGCCATAAACGATAAAGTCAATTAGTTTGAACATGATAAGTCCTGTATAGTTTCACATAGTAGGCAAATCTGACTGGTTCGTGTTCCGGATGTGGAACAAGGTCACCATAGATTTCTACCATTTTCTCATAATGTTGTAGGGCTTCTTGGTCTGTCATATTGGTGTTCCTGGTTTTAGGTCAACCAATGGTGTGAAGTATCTTTTGTATAGACCTTCTAGGATGGTCATCACATCTTCTTCATTCATGGCGTTATCGGAATCAATACGGTCTTCCAGTTGCAAGACTTCCCACGAATCGTCAACCACATCATACCAAACATAGAGGCAAACTTCTTCTTTTGGTCGGTGTGCAATCATACCACCAAAGGTGAACTGGTACACTTCATGTTCAGGGAATACAAAATCTTCGGTCAAAGCATCCTTGTGGATAAAGACGGCATAACACTCCATGTTTTTGTTACCGTTTTCGGTGTAACGGTATTCACCATTTTCATCTTCGTCCTCAAGGTCTGCATAACTCTCAAACATAATCTTCACTTCAGGCATGTCTGAGATATCTTCGCCTCTCACAAGTTCGTCACGGTCAATCCAGGCAGCCTCCATAAAGGCTTGCACGATTTCACAGTAACGGTCATAATCATAATCCATTTTACAGTCCTTCAATAGTTGACCAAGTTTTCAGTTTCTCTCGTTTCTTCTTCCGAGCAAGGTTCACTTGTTCATCTGATATTATACACTTTTCCACCATAATGTCAACCATGGCAAGGAGGTCTCCCACTTCTTCCTCTAGGCTTTCCTTGTTGGTCTTTAGACTAACAGGATGTTGTGATTCAAAACCGAAACGGAAGATTTTAGAAATTGCTTGGGTAACTTCTGCACACTCTTCCTGTGCGATGCAAAAGACTTCCTTGATTTGATTATCCATTGCTGATGTGCTCATTCAATAATGTGGGTGCTGAGGTATCACCACCTCGGACAAAATCTTCTGCCAAATCTTCGGCAGCAGATTCATTCTTCAATGTGGTTCTTTGAATTGGTTTGCCGTTGATATACATGGCAACTTCCCAAACATCAAGTTCTGATGCCCACTCACTTCTACGCAACCTTGTGACGGTGGCTCTACGGTCACCTTCATAGTATTCTGAATAAATTTCCATTTTTTACTCCTTACGAAATCAATCCAATAAAACGATTCAATACAACACGACTTGTGATTTTGTTTCCAGTATACTTACTGAATGCTGAAACCATACCACGAGTGGTTGCATTTTCCTTGAACTCAAGTTCTTCTTCATCATCAGTATCTAGGCCATTTGACCGTAACAGATAATAGTCATCAAAACCGGTACTTGTCACAACGGCATAGTTTTCTTTTCTAAACTTCTCTTTCACAACGGTATCATCTGTTTGACCAGGATAGAAGTAACTGAAACGATTTGAAATGTCTTTTGATTCACACACAAAGAAACCAATCACATGTGAGTTGGTGCGTTTCTTCAACAAACGAATGAAACAATCAGTCTGTGCCATCAACATACTAGAATAGTAAAGGCCTGCTCTACCGTTTCTTTCAAACACTTCTTCGTTTCTAGTTTTAGGATCACGGATGACCATATGTGTAAATGCAGCCTTTGTTGGATAATATGGACCATCATACATATCAAACAAACAACTACCTTCACCATCAGTTAGAAAAACAGTGTTCACAATTTGTAAACGATTTTTCTTCTGGAAGTCAGGTACAATTTCCATGGCAGCGATAACACACTCATTCAATGGTGTACCACTCATACGCAAGAACCATGGTGTCAAAGAACGGTTCAAACATTCTTTTGCAATACCACCAAACTTCATCATTGCAGCTGCACCAGTGATAAATTCATTGGCTGTCATTCTACTTGACAACAAATTAACCATACCAAATTCACCACAATACACATCACCAAGTTTTGCTGCTGGTTTGTAGAGAAATTCTCTGTCACTAGATTCAATGAAACAATAAACTTCGTATGGAATGTTAACCTTCTTACAGAACATCACCAGGTTCAACAGTTGTTTCACTGTATTACCAATGTGTCGTGACATAGAACCTGACCAATCCAAGAACATAACAAGTCCGTGTGATTGACCGTGAGGCACAACAGTGATTTTCTTAAACAAATCTTCGTTAAAATTGAATGAATAGATTTTACTCAGGTCTAAATCACCAGTTTTTGCAGTTGAAGCACGCTTCATTTGGTCGGCATTCTTGCGGAGTTCAAATTCTTTCACAAGGTACGACACAACCTTTGCGGATTCACGGCGGTAATTGATAAAATCTTGCCGATTGATTGTAAAACCTTCAGTCTCACACTTCAAATAAAGTGTTTTGTAGTCAACAACGCCTTTTTTGATGTCATATTCAGGCACATTTACATAAACATACTTGGATTGACCTTTGTCAAACAGTTGATGTTCATTTTCCTTGTATGCTTCATCAGTAAATGAACGAATTTCTTGTGGAGGTGTCTTACGATTTTCATTACGACCAGCTCCTTGTGTGCCTACACTGCCACCAACTTCATCTTTGGTCTGTTTTTCTTCTTCGCCTTCGTTTTCTTCACTATCACCTGAAGAATCTCCACCTTCTCCTTGACGAGCATCAACGGTAATGTCTGCTGGTTGTTCACCTTCACTTTCATTTTCATTGGTTCCATCACCATCATCATCAGTTAAGACAGCAACTGTTAATGTTTTTACTTCCTCTTCATCTTCCATGTTCATAAAATCACAAATTTTCTTTGTAACTTCAATCACATCATCATAAGTTTCAGTTGATTCTACTTCGGAAAGCAGTTCACGCTCTTTATCGGAGAATTTAATAGTCAATCCTGCACCAATTTTACAATGCAAGTTGATTCTATCAACAAAATTGTATGCGTTTAGGTCTTTACCTTCTGTACCAAAGAAGTTTTTCTCATACAGTTCATCATAAGCACGAAAGAAAGGTGCTTTGATACCAGGATATTTGTTTTTAATCTTGCGTTCAATGCGTGAATCTTCAACAATGTTCACCACATTCATATTAATTTTATCAGCAATGGCTTTTTTCATGCCATCATATGGTGTGTATAGTGCATGGCCAACTTCGTGACCCATAAACAAATCATAAACATCTTTGGAAATCTTATTGTCCAAGATTGGCACAGTCAACACACGAGTTTCAATGTTAAAACTTGCTGTTTGTACTCTGTCTTGCTGAATACGCAAGTCTTCCGTAGCCATCAACTTGGCCAATAGTGATTTTGTTTCAAGTAAACTCATTATTTTTTCTCAGTAATTACAAGGACATTGCCTGTAGGCGTTTGTTCTACTTCCATATTCAACACCGTGCCTTCACTCCAACCTTTTAACATGAGCAATTCATCAGGAAAAGTCAAAATTGCATCGCCTGTGCCATCATTCGCTTCTTCAATGCTAGTTGACCAAGTTTTTCCGTAATTTTCTAAGTCATTTTCCCATTGTGACATGATTGCCCAGCGTTTGGTTGCTTGCGAAACAGGCTCCCAATCAATTTTCGTAGATTTTTGCTCTGTGTTTTGGTTTTCGTTCATATTTTACCTCATTTTTATGAGCCTGTACAGGCTTGATTGGTGTCCGACACACAGGTCGTTTCAATTCTACAACAAAATTAATTTTCCTTTTCATTTTAACGCCTCATGCTTGAGATTTCCACTGCTTCCTCTTTCTTAAACACAGGAACAGCGTTTGATTTGTGCAAAGTTGCAATACCGAGCACTTTATCACCAGTGTATACTTTCGGTTCTGCTTTAGTGGCAGCAACATTACCGGTATTTAATGATGGAAAGTGCTTAGTTTCACGGCCGGCAGGTGCCGACAGTTTATAAGTGAATTTTTGTGGAGTGGATTGTATGACTTTGGTTGGTTTGTGTGAATCCAACCATTTTTGATATTGCTCACGCTCGGCTTTTGGTGCAAGCTTGCGCTTTGATTTAGGTGTGCGAGTATAAATCATCATAACAAATCTCCTGTATGCGTATATTATAACATAATCAGGAGATTTGTCAATTATTGTGTTGTTTACCTACAACACTAGGAATTAATACATTTCTCTTACTTTTCGGCGAGCAGGTTTTTGGTAGTATAACTCCTCATCCTGCATCATTCTATCATAATCGTAATTGGTTAACTTTTTTGATGGATCATGTTTACCACTACGCTTGCGTTTTTGTGAATATTCATAATCATCATTATAATCCGCATTTTTACGGAACTTAGCCACAAACTTCGACACTACTACTCCTTAATCAATAACTTGAAATGTAATTCCTCTAATTTTTGTTTCTGGCATATTATGCATATCATGCTTAGAAACATATGTTATAACTGCCTGAGGATAAAACAGTTTAACGGCCTTTAATAAGTTACAATCTGTGCCATCAGCATCATTGTAACGAACTATCTCATCAACACACTTTAATCCTTGTAACAATTCTTGTCTATCGTCATAACGATTATAAAGTGTGCCTGTTTTCATATGTGTTGCTATATCAGAATTCAAACCAACAATTAACCAATCACCTTGAGCTCTACATTTCTGTAAGAATCTCAAATCTTCAACTCTCAAAATATCATAATCACCTGATGTAACGATTATTCTATCTTTTGGTATCATGGTAATAGATTTGGAAATGCCTCTTTAACAAATTTATATGTTAGACCTTTTACATGCAGGTCTTTTTGGAAAATACCCAAAACTACTTCTGCTTCTCTTGGTTCAATTGATTCTAAAATCTGAATCAACAATTCATTTCTTCTTTTTTCAGTCAACGATTCTGCCGTAGGATCACCAACTCTAAACATATACAACCTACGCAGTTGTGAGTTCAAACTATCATGTGTGATTCCTGGAAGCATGTCCGTTGGAATTTTATAATTTTCTGGAAGTTCTTTTACCTTCCATTGGAAATCTGGATGATATGTTAACTGCAAAACATCTACCAAAACTTTTGAAAGGTTGCGTTCAATAACACCCATTCTTGCTTCTTTGGTTTTTGCTTCCTCAAACTCATCAAAAATTTCATACAAAGCCTTCATCAAAATTCTCCAATCACATCCATAAGATTTTTCAGTTTATTAGCAATGAAATAGTCCAAAATCTTACCTTTAGGTGCAGGTTTGGTTTCATCATAAGTATTTATGATTTTACTTTGAATATCACTTGGAATGTTTCGTAGGTCAATCAAGGTACTATTACGAGAATAACCAATCTTGGCTTCCTCATCATATTGTGTAATATCTTCATTCAGGTATTTTTCTAATCTACCTTCTGTCATGCGTTTCTGTCTAATGTCACGCACGAATGTATCTCCAGGTGACATGATGTTTGGAATACCATCACCTGCATCGCCACCAATGATTTTAATTTTCAATTCATGTAGTGGATTGTCCGACACAACAAATTTCTTTTGTGTTGGATTGTATTGTTTGACTGTAAATGGTGTTCTACCATTGTACATCTGTAATTGCAAGAAGTCACCATCACTGGAGATGATTAGAATATCCTCATGCATAATGTGACGAGGCACAAGTGTACCAATAATGTCATCCGCTTCGGCACCTTCAACATCAATCACTTTGTATGGGAAATTGTCTTTGAGTTCTTGTTTGAACTTAGACAACATATCAAAGATTAGATGCCAATCTAAATCTGATTTAGCACGTGTCTTTTTACGACCTGCCTTGTAATGTGGAAAGAAATCCTTGCGCCAATATTTACGATTGTCAGCACAGAGTACAACTTCACCATATTCTTTACGGAAGTTCTTTAGGTGTGTTCGGATAATATTCAAAACCATGTGGCGAATTAGGTCTTCCTCTAATTTCACTTTTGGTTTTGCGTTGGCAATTTGAGCCATGAGGCCTGCCAATAAGACTTGGTTTAAATCAACAAGAATCATAATAACTTTCAGTAGTTTTACATATTATACTGCAAAACTGTTCCATTTGGCAAATACATCATCCACCAGTCGGTGTGATGTGGTGGTTTTCCTGGTAACCATACCATACCAATCATCTTTAATCATTCTGCTGATATATTCACGGGGTTCAGACAAAACGCCTTGGAATTTATCCAGGTCTGTCATTTCATCTTCTTCGTTCAATCTGAAAAGGATAATTTCATAGGAATCTCCGGCCAAACCGACATCCAACTTTTCTCCCATTTCTTTGTACTTTGCCACTTCTAATTTTACCTGATTGTCATCTTCAGGATGTGGTACAAAAAAGATGGTATCATAATCTTCAATCTCACGCAAAACGTCTAACATTGTAATCCTTTAATGTGTGATTTTCTCACTCTTACCATAATCCAGGTATTGTAATACTCATCACTCTCTAACGCACCATTAACGAACTGCTCTTTTGCTTCAAGATAACCACACTCACCTTTGGATTTGCACAAGTGTATAATCTCTCGCTTGAACTGTTCACGACCGTGCATTATAACATCTTTTTTCAGTTCCTCGTTGGATCCGTAGTAAGTTTGCCAATCCGAGGAAACCTTGTGTTTCTTTTTCTTGCCTTTTACTACTTTTGTCTTAGAGCTGTAGAAAAATTTCTTACCAATGTATTTTTTGTTATTGGTCAGATTGGTGATTAGGTAAACAAAACCATAATTCTCACCAATCTGTTCTTCTGTGAAGTCTTTATTATCGTGTATCCAGTTTATTCCCATTTTAAATCATCGTCATCCAAATCATCGTCCTCTATATAGTCTTCGGTGATTTCTTCAATCTTTTCACCGCAGAAAGGACAATGTTCTGGTAATTCAGATGATACAAGTTGCTCAACATAAGCAACTTCATAACTTGATTCACAATTTAGGCATTCGCCTGTAATTAACTTTGACATAAGGTCTCCTTAATGAGCCCAAACATCACCCCATGTTCCTTGTTGAGCACCTTTTGCATAATCTGTTGCACGATTCTCAAAGAAGTTGGTATGAGTTGGAGCATTAATCATTTCCTCAACCCATGGAAGAGGATTTCTTTTTACTTTAAAGATACCCTTCATACCAAGACCAATCAATCGGCGGTCAGCGATGTAACGAATGTATTTCTTAACATCTTCACTTGTTAAGTCTTCCATTTGATTTACACCAAAAGCCAAATCAATAAACTTATCTTCAAGTTCAACCATCTTCTCTGCAATAGTGTAGATGCTGCTCTTCAATTCATCGTTCCAGATTTCGGGGTTCTCGTTTATATATGTTTTAAACAATTTCATCATATTCTCAGCGTGCATCGTTTCGTCAACGATGGACCAAGTAACGATTTGACCCATACCCTTCATCTTGCCATGCCGTGGGAAATTCAACAACATAATGAATGAGGAGAACAACTGCATACCTTCAGTAAATGCGGAGAATACAGCAATGTGACGAGCTGTGTTTTCTTTTGTACCATTCTTAGATGATAAGTCTAACACATAATCGTGTTTGTCTTTCATTTCTTGGTATTCCAAGAATTCACTATATGTTGTTTCTGGTAAACCAAGAGTTTCAATCAAGTGACTGTATGCAGCAATGTGTAAGGCTTCACGAGCAGCAAAACCCATCAACATCATCCTAATTTCAGGCTGAGGAAAATAAGGAAGATAATTCCGTACATAACCACCAGCCACGTCAATATCACCCTGTGTGAAGAACCTGAATATATGCGTAAGAAAAAGTTTCTCATCTTTAGTTAACTTTCTTTTCCAATCTTTTTCATCTTCCAACATTGGAACTTCTGTGTGGAGCCAATGTGATTGTTCATGCTTTAACCACGCATCGTATGCCCATGCATAGTTGAAAGGTTTGAAATTACTTCTTTCGTCTGTAACTCTTGAATTTACTTTTTTAATCATTCAGCCAGTCCTCTAGTTGTTTTAGTGATTGCATACCGACCAATCTTTTCATTTCTGTGTTACCATTCAACATAACAAGTGTTGGTACACCACGAACACCATAATCCATTGCAACCTCTGTGTGTACATCAATATCTACAACTTCGATTGGTATATTTGTGTTTATACTTTCTAAATTTTTTGCCAACATCTTGCATGGACCACACCAAGATGCTGTAAATCTCAATACTCTTTTGTCGTTCATTTTTCTTCCTTTTTCTTTTCAATTGGTGGTGGTGCATATGGTTCAATCACATAATGATTTGCACTCCACCATCCTAATGCTGATAAAAAACCAATTATAATATATTCTGCTACTAACATCAAGCCTCCATTAATCTATTAACAAAATCCAATAACAACTGATGTTGTTCTCCATTATGATACTTATTCTTCATCCAACTATATTCTTCATACCAATGTGGTTGACTTTCTGGATGACATCCAATTAAGCCAACACGACCTTGTATTATTGCCATTGCATCACCATTCATATATTTGGCAATAGTATCATAATAACCAGGACCAAATGCACAACCGTCATAGAAGAACATATGTTTTTCTTCACCCAACCATTCTACCTTTAGATTCTTAGCATGTGGTCTTCTTGTATCGGTATTTGGCCTAGTAATGTATTGCTCTACGTCAACATTATGTAAAATATTAAAATAATCACGGCCAGCCCAATAAGCACCCATGCAAATTCCCAAATAACGGCCGCCATTACGAATAAAATCATAAATGCGGTTCCGATTATTTTTAAGCAAAGAGTCAAAGCTGTCGCTGTCACCCAGACCACCAGGGAAAGCAACAATATCGACATTATCAAAGAAATCATCTTCTAGTTCGTGTTTAGTGAAAATCTTAAAGTTGTAATGTTCACCAAGTGCTTTGATAATGCCGTTACCTGATTGCACCGAGCATTTCGGCTGGTGCAGGAACAATGCTATAGTTGGTTTCATTAACCCTCACAAGCAATACAATCATTACCTTGTGCAATTTGTGTCATATCAAGTTCTTTAATAACCTCACGTTCAATACGCTTAGATACTTTATCTGCCTTAGCAAGTTTCTCACTACGGCAATAATATAATGTTTTCAATCCTTGTTTCCATGCCAAGAAATGTACGGCATGAATATACTTCAAATGACTATCTGGACGGAAGAACACATTTAGTGATTGTGCTTGGTCGATGTATTGTTGACGGTCAGCTGCGTGTTCAATCACCCATCGTTGGTCAATTTCCATGGATGTTTTGAATACATCCTTAGTATCATCGTCCATCCATGTCAAGTGTTGAACTGAACCATCATTAGCAATGATAGAAGACCAAACTTCATCAGCCCAACCTTCAGAGTGTTTCTCAGATTCTTTTTGAATAATTTTATCCAAGTATCTGTTCTTGTTTAGAAATGCTCCAGATAGAGTATCCTGACGGTAAGCATTAGCACGCCAAGGCTCGACACTAGGGCTAGTATTTCCCAAAATGATAGACGAAGAAGCATTTGGAGCAATAGCCATAAGATGACTGAAACGGAAGCCAGTGCCCACAGCATCGGGTGCTTCACCACGTTCCAAACCGAGTTGAACATTCGCATCGTCTAATCCTTTTCTGATTGTTTTGAAGATGTTGTTGTTGACTGATTTTGCAATGGCTGATTCAAAGGCCACATTCTTTCGCTGCAAATAAGCATGGAAACCCAAAGCGCCAATGCCAATAGAACGTTCACGGCTAGCAGAATACTTGGCACGAGCGATACTGTCAGGAGCATTATCAATAAAATACTGTAAGACGTTATCAAGCATTTCTGCCACGTCCCGTAGAAAAAGTGCATCATTCTTCCACTCATCATAGGTCTCCAAGTTTAATGACGATAAACAACAAACAGCTGTTCTCTTTTCGTTTGTTGGTAAAATAATTTCTGAACATAGATTGGATTGATGTACTTTCAATCCTTTATCTTTCAACCATTGTGGTAACATACGATTACTTGTATCAATAAAGTGTAAGTATGGTTCACCCGTATGCATACGCAAATCAATTAGTTTTTCCCACAACATCTTTGCTGATACAGTTTCACGCACTTCACCACTATTTGGATCAATTAGTTGCCAATCATCATTGGCTTGTGGATCCAACATACAGCGTTCAATGATTTCCATGAACGCATCAGGAATGTTTACACCATGGTGGAGATTCAAACAACGAACATTTGGATCACCAGTTGGTTTTCTCATCTCAAGGAAGGGAATAATATCAGGATGGCTGATATCAAGATAAGCAGCGTAGCTTCCACGGCGAGTACGGCCTTGACGGTATGCGAGACTAGATGCATCGTAAATTTTGAGGTGCGGCATAACACCAGTGCTCTTATCATCCGAGGAACGAATACCGAAGCCAATCCCAACCCCGCCGCCAAGCATACTAAGCCAATTAGTTTCACTAAGATTATCAACTAAACCCTCCGCTGTATCTTCAATAAAATTTAAGAAGCATGAAATAGGCATGCCACGTTTACTACGACCATAAGAAAGAATTGGTGTAGAATAACTGAGCCAATGTTTAGAAGAATAATCATATAAACGCTGAGCATGAGCAGCATCTGTACCGAATGCTGATGATACATACGCAAATCTTTGTTGTGGTGATGTTTCATCCTCACGCATATACGATTCTTTTAATCGTTTGATGCCCAACTCATCAAATAGTTTGTCTCTCTCCAAATCTATTTTAATTCCCATATATTCCATATTTTTCCTTATTATTTTTTCAGAATACTCTTAATGTCTGGTGGCGTCCACCCTTCTGGTTTGAGTACTTTACCATCTTCTCTTTTTTCTACTTTGCCACTTGCACTAATTTTAGCCAAGTTACTACGAGCAACTTCGTCCCAAACTGCTTGTTGTGGAATTTTTAATGTGTGTTCTAGTCCTTCAATCACCCATTTCAAATCAGCACATGCATCAGCAATTTCAACCATATCACGATTACCAAAAGCAACCATCAACTCTTTATATTCTTCAATAATTAAACCCATATAAAGATTTGCTTGAGCACCAAAATCAGAAGCGTTTTGGTCACACGCATACATGAATTTCGCTACATCGTCCCTACTATTCATTTACAAACTCCTTAATCATAGGAAATATTGGTTCAATTACATTAGCACAAGCTATTGCAATTTCTTGGTGTTCTTTTTGTGTTCCGTTAGCTGAACGGAGTTGTATATAGTGAACCCAAGAACGAAGCGTTCCATTCATGTACATGCGTGATTTAGTCATGCCTTCAGGCAACACCGAGCGTGCTTGTTCTTTGGCAATTCCTTTGTCCAATGCAAATTGATATGCATCCTGTGCGGTGCGTTGTACAATCAGTTGATAGTTTTCCCACCATGCTTCCAGAGCCTGATTTTCATTCTTAATAGAATTTTGACGGTTCTTATTATCTTGTAATCTAGCTTCACGGGTTTCAAAACCGAGTTGTGATGCATCTGCATATCGTTGGCTGAATTCTTGGAAAGAGAACGAACGGTGTCTTAGGATTTGTCTTGCGATATCACGGGTCGTATCAATTTCCAAACACACGGAAACCATCTCCAATGGACTCCAGTGTTGATTCTTAATCAGATATCTAACCAACTTTTCCGCTGTATCGGTGTTATCCTGGTTACTTGGATTTGACACCCTTGCACAGTACGCTATTTGTTCCAAGAGGTTGCGACCTTCAGGGTCTTGCGAATAATTAATTAATTTCACTTTCATATTATACTTTCTTCCAGTTAACAAATTCCATCTTGGCTCTCAGATTTACGAATGTATTTTTACTTATAAAATCTTGGATTTCGTCTGGTGAGAAACCATTCAAAATCATTTCATTGATATCTTTTTCTTCAATCATTTCAGGCCAAATAACCACATTATAATGTTCCTCGATGGCTTTTTCAAGCTGTTTACAAATATCTTTATTGCGAGGTTCATTGTCATATACCAATACCAACTTAGACTTATCAATCAATCTTGATGCTGCTTGTAGGTTGGAGTCCGCAGTTGCAACGGCATTCTCCAAGAACATAGAATCAATAGGTCCTTCGGTGACATACACTTTTTTATCTTCGTCATCCAAAACAACTCTGTCCATTCCAAAGAGTTTGTAATTGTCTTTGTCAATCTTTACTGTAATGTAACGGAGTTTAGATTCACCCAGCGCACGACCTTGGAATGCTACGAGATTTTTATCTTCATCATAGAATGGTATCACCAATCGTGGATCATCTTCTTTGAGGCCATCTTTTTCAATCTTCATGTCTTCCACAAATTTCTTAAAGTCTTCCGCATAGAAAAGACTTGCGTGGAAAGTTTCGGGAATTTGGCGTTTTAACACATACTGTTTTGCGTAGTGTTCCTCATCTAAACTTGCAATAGATGGTAAACCAATCTTCTCTTTGAACACAGGTTTCTCTTTGAATTCCTCAAAGTTTGGTTTTTCTCGATTGGATGTTGCATTGTCGGCATTCTTATACCTTTCCAATGCATACTCTTTACATAGAGTTTCATCCACTCTTTCCAGAAAATTATAAAAGTTTGTGGATGCGCCACAATTATGGCACATATAAAAGTAATTGTTCTTTTTGGCAAAAACATAACCACGAGCTTTGGTTTTATTTTTGCTAGAGTCGCCACAAAGAGGACACCTGAAATTATACAGGTCGGTCTTCTTCTGTGTGAATTTTTGAAGTTTAGGGGATACCCTCAGTAAGAAGGTACGGTCAATAAAAACAGACATAACAAAAATAACAAATTAGTTTAACAATTTCGTTATTATATCAAATTTTATGTGAGAAAACAACCATGCTAGGACTAATATACCGCCGGCAGCCATCCATTTCCATTCCAAAATCTTTTTCAATTCGGAATCTTCTTTCTTATTGTGTTCAGCAATATCTCTACGCAGGTTTTCTATTTGTTCCATAATTCTGCGTTCGGTTAATTCCAGTTTATCGGTAAAGTTTCTGTCCACCGTTGTTATTCTGGAATGTAACTCTTTGATGTCACCCACAGTATCTTTTTTTCTTTCGTCCATGTCATCGTAGATTTGGTTGACCATACGGTCTTGATTATCCATTAGTTTTTCAATAACCTTGTCCATTTTATCACACAAAGAAGTAATCGTGGCGACCTGAGTTTTCAGGACACCAACATCTACTTTTAATTGTGTGTATTCTTGGTCAACCATGGTTATTATTATTTCTTGTCCGGTATTTTTGTACCTTCTAGTTTTTTGTGGACTTTTATTGTTTTGCATGTTTGTTGTGGCTTACCGTCTTTGCCGACAAGAACTTTACCGTCTTTACCAGTTTTATCGACACAGACTTGTTTTTCTTCAGCTGCAAAAACGGATGTTGCAACCAACAATGCTATCAACGCAATAATCTTTTTCATTTTTAATCCTTCTTTGTAAATTTTTCAGAGGCGGTAAAACCTAGCCCCGCAATCACAATGTACATCATGGAATCTAATGTATGAACACTTACAGAATATTCTGTATATAGTTCAGTCAAAAAAGCGACAGCACACAATAGAAATGCAAGAAGTGTGACAACTCTCTTGCTGCTCACACTTCCGTTAGTGCCATCACCTAATAAACTATTTAACCAGTTCATCGTTCAGGATGTGGTGGTTGAACAGGTGCTTCTTTGCCACCAAAACCCGCAACAACTTGTGTTGATACAGTAACTGGAGGTTGTGTAGTCATTTGGCCAAAGGTTGCAGTTGGAACTGCAGCTTGTGTTGGCGCAGGATTTGACACCACTACTGGAGTAGGAGGTCTTTCCCATCCTTTGTTTGCAGCTTGTAATGCAGCTTTCTGTGCATCTTTATCACCACCAGCCAACATGATACCTGATAATGTACCAGTTAAGAATGTTGCGATAGGTACAATCAGTTCAAAGAACTTCTGGTCGATTGGTGAAATAGCGTTCAATGGTTGTGTCACAAAGATAAGTGAGTACAATACCACGAATACGATACCAGTCAATGTCAATGATAAACAGATACCAATAAAGAATTTCAGACGAGCCATTAATTGCTCTTCTGTGTATAAGAAGTCGTTATTATTTTCCACAGGTTGCTCCTTGTGCAGCAGGCGCTGGAGTAGTTGTTTGAGTTTGTCCATCTTTTGGTGGTCCTTGTCTTGGGTCACGTTGACCTTTGAAGATGTGTTCAGGGCATGTTCTAGTCACATCACACAAAGGCATTTTACAAAAATCCTTGTCCCAGTTTGTTGGGTCTTGACAAGGATATCTAAATCTATCACCACTGAAAACTGCCAAACCTATTGGCAACAGCAACAACAGAAATAACCATCTTACTAATTTTAAGTCATTATGTCCAGACATATCAACCTCCAAATACGTGTAATGCGTGTTCGTAGTGTTTGATACGGTCATCTAGTCCTATTGTACCACCATTTATGCGTTTTGTCATGGTAACAATATCACCGGAATCGGCATATTGATTTAACTTATTTGTTTCCCAGAACCAGCAAGCAGATTGTGCAGCACCTTCAAATGTCTGCATATATTCTGATGCTTCTTCTGGTGTAATACCAAGTGATGCGGCAAACCAAGTATAGTTTTCTTTACCTGTAACTTGGATCAATCCACGACCACAGTATTTCCATCCATCACCAGATTCTTCTGGTCCGTTACCCATGCGTGAAGCATAAACACGGTTAGCAATCTTTTCTGGCTTGTTTGCGTACTGTGCAGCCAACTCATCTGTTGGAAAGTACTTTGGAAATACTTTGCGTAGACTTGCTGCTTTGTAATTTAAGTTCTCAGCCAACCAAACGAAATTGCCTGATTCGTGAGCACATTGTGCTAAGAATGAAGCCATGCGTTTTGGTGTGTTGATTTCGTAATCCGGTAACAACTGACTCAAGGCATTGTGCCATTGGTTGATGTATGGATTTTTGGGAAGTAATTCTTTTAGTTGTTCTTTTGTTAATTCCATTATTTCACACTTTCAAATATGCGTTTCTGAACTTGATACCATTCAATCCAAGCATCATTTTTCACAGCACATTCGTAGTATGATGAATAATTAAGAATCACATTGCCGGCCACATCACTCAGTTTGGCATCTTCTTTTAGTTTTAATAATTGTGGACAGGGTTGCATAGAATATTTAGGTGGTTCTGGGAACTTGGCAGTCACCGGAACAGTAGTAGAACAACCAGTTAGTATGAAGAATACCAAAATAAGAGCCAATACCATATAGGATCTTGTTATGTTCATTTTGGTGCCTCCGCAGCATCATTCAATGCTTTGATAAACTCTTTTGGTATAATACATTGGTTATCATACTTAGTCACTTCACGGTCAATGTATTGTTTCACAAGAACTTGTTTTTCAACAATCTTTGTTTTTGATTCTTGTGTTTTGTTGTCTATCTTGTTGTTTGCTTCTTTTGATTCCTGTTCAGCCTTTGCAACCTTGGCTTCCATTTCATGTACACGGTCTAACCATGCATTATTATCATAGATTGCACCAGACATGAATGTGCCAATAACAATTGCAGCAATAGACCCCAATTGAATTGGAGTCTTGTACATGTATACAAAAGGAACGGGAATATATTTAATTAGATACGTTGCAAGGTAACCAATTACGCCTGCAAGTAGAATGCCATAAAAAATCCAATCAGGTAACCATTTCAAAATCCACATTTTACACCTTTGGTTGTTTTCTAGTGAACATGCCTTTTAATAGAGGATTGCGTTTCTTTGAAACACCTGGTTCTCTTTGTGCTGATGGTAAACGAGCATCACCTGTTCCTGCAACACCTGCAACAGAGTTTGTTGGTGCAGCTGCAAATTCTTCACCAATATTATCTCTAGCATTTTCATAACTCTTTGCCTTTGCTTCGGCAGCACCACCATGACCAAACATTTTTTCACGAGCAGACTGTTCGTAGTTTGATTTGGCTTTGTGTGTTAAGTGTTCTTTTTGTCTAGAAATTTCCGCAGAATCATTTGCTTTTGTTGCTTCTGGACCCAAGTATTGTTTAAAAGTTTTCATCAGCAATTCCACTTTCTCAGAGATTTATTAATGCGTGAATCTGGATCATTTGCTGTCTTTGCTGAAGTCAAACGCTTCTTCATACCTGACATTCTAGCACAGAATGATTTGCGGCGATTTGCTGCTTTAGAACCTGGTTTCAACTTAGATGGTTTTGTTGTAACAGCAGTCTTTAGTTTAGAACCTGGGTTTTCTCTACGATATGATTCTACACCTTTTTGGTTCAAACCACCTTCTGGGTTTTTACCTTCTTTGCGTTGCCATGCAGCAGATTCATCGACAGAATCTTCTTTTATTTCCTCACATGAACCAGGTGAGTATGGTTTCTTACCTTTGACAGGTTTGTAACCGGTCCAGCAGCGGCCTTTTTCATCCAAGTATTGTTTAAAGGTTTTCATATCTTTTTTAGTATTTCTAATATGTCATCATTTAATGGTATATCACTTGTGTGGATATTCTTCCCTTTAATACCATAAATCATATCTGGCATAATATTCAGATACGACAGGAAAGATTTCAGTATATCATAATCTCTTTCATCAATCTTATAGAACAAAATTCTTGCAGTTGCTTCTGTTCCAAAAACGTTGTTCAATAATATGATGTGGTTCAATATTAAACGTTCCTTAAGTGACTTGGTCACTTTATATCTTCTGAATAATCTCTTTAGATACTTGGTTCGTTTAATATCTCCCTCAAATTCTGACATAATACAATGTGGTGAACTATAACACTTCATCGCATACATCACAAAATTATCTTCATTCAATTCGTCAAACATATTATAAAGGGGCCGAAGCCCCTATTAATTAGGCGTCAGGTAATGTAATATCGTCTGAACCATCACCTTTAACTTCGGAGATAGCTACAAGAGTTTCATATTGAACACGACCAGCACGACCACCAGCACCAACAGTTTTTAAGTTCCAACCAATGTGTGTTGCGTGTTCTGCACCACCTTGTGATTGACTTAAACCACGACTAGCAATACCTGTTGCACGAGTTGCGTCAACGATTGTGAAATATTGACCTGTACCACCAGTTGTAGTCAAGTCGATAACAATGTTGTTTGCAGCATTAGCAGCAGTTGTAGACAATGAGAACTTGTTGGCTGTTTGTGGTGCAACATAGTATGTTGTTCCGTTCAACAAACCACCAATGTTAGCAGAACCGTTCCAGTTGAATATTAGAGCAGCGCCGTTTGCTTGGCCGTGGCCTGTGTACATGATTGTATCGTTAGCAGCAACAACTTGTCCTGTTGGAACTGTCAAAACAGGTACTTGAAGTACAACTGTTGGATCAGATGTGTAACCAGAACCTACGTTAGTGATAGTGATGTTTGTAACTTCGCCACCAGCAACAGTTGCGGTAGCTGCAGCAGAAGAACCACCGCCACCAGAGAATGTAACTGAAGGTGCTTCAACATATCCACGTCCTTGATTAGACAAAGATACATCAGTGACATTATCGCCACCAGAAGTTGTTTCTGTAGCATCTACCATGAACAAACCAACTGTTGTGTCTTGTGTATATGCTTCAAATTGTGTATTTCCATACAACAGTGCAACGTTGGCAGCAGTTGGGCCTGATGCTGACGGAATGTTGTGGTTAATAATTGTGTTAACGGCCCAATATGGAGCGTTAGCTGCGTTGTCGTTGTTTCCCCAAGATGACATTTATATTTCTCCTTTTAACCGAGGGTTATGTTACTATTTATTTAAACACTTTTCTGTGAATTTCCAGACTGTTTACGCATCTTCATCATTGGGTCGATTTCGATGGTATCACGAGGTTCTCCCGTCATAGTCTTACCGCCTGTCAAAACCGCTGCGGCTTGTGGTGCTTCTTTTGTTAAGGAATCAGCATCCAATTTCTGAACTTTTGGTTTTTTACCCAAAGGTGCAGTAGATTTACCTTCTTTTTCGTGGTCATAAAGTTCTTCACTCATACCTTTTTTCTTGTAAATAGATTTAATGATACGAGCAGACTTAGACATTTGAATCAATTTTTTGTTCTTGTCTTTTGGTGCAACATCATCAGGTGTGTTTGCACCATCACCAGGTTGAGCACATGCAGCCATAGGTTCCATGTTTTCTTTTACTGGTGGTGTTTGTTGTTGTTTCTCACGAGCTGCACGAGACTGGTCTTTCAACTCACGTTCTTGTTTTGCTTTTTGTAGAGCCTTGGCCATGCGTAGTGCAGCAGAACCTTCTTGTAATGGTGTACCTTCAACTTCAACAGAATCGGCTGTATATTTTCCACCTTCGGAAGGATCAACACCTTTAGGCAATCCAATCACATTTCTTTTCAATGTTCTACTAACAACTTTTTCCATACCTTTGTTGCGTTTTTGTTTGATAGCTTTTGGTACGGTTCCAGTCTTATCATATTTCTGTGCGTGTGCTGCTTTGAAATAACGGTGTTGTAATTCAACAGAAATTTCATCTAAGCGTTCAGACTCAATTTCTTCTTTAACAATAACACCATATTGGTTCATTGTTAGTGTACCTTTGCCACGCATACTGATAAGTCTTTCAACCATGTTGTGTAGATTAACATCAGACTTCAATTCTTCACGAGCAAATTCCAACACACGAATCAACAACGGAATGTCAAATGTGACCGTGTCTTTTTTGTCAACTGCTTCAGACATGTGGTCCATTTTCCACTTATTAAATTGACCTGTTTTGGAATGAGCAACTTTTTGGTCTTTTGTCACATACTGTGGATTGATACCTCTAGACTTTAGGTATTTGGCCAACAAACCAGAAGGATTACCTTTTGATTCGGCAATATTAGCCTTCGCAGACCATGGATCACGAGGATCCGTTCCGAATGTGGATGGTTGACCCACATTCTTCTTAACAATATTTTTAATTGTTTGAGACTTAGACATATTACTTGTTACCTAATTCTTTTTTAACTTTTTTCATAGCTGTGCGAGCTATGTGTTTAACTCTAGACATAGGTGTGTGAACTGCACCAGACTTATCTTTTACATCTGGTGAAGATGTTGTGTTGTATGGAGGATCAAAAGGAACATTGTCCAAAGGTTGTTTACCTTCTTTGACTTCTTCCTTTTCTTTTGGTTCTTCTTTTTGTTTACCACCACCGTAACGAGTGCCTAGTTTAACACCAGAACCACCTGATGGTTTAGGACCAGACTTCACTTTTTCTTGTGCAGTCTTAACCATATCGTCCCAACCTTCATTCAAGTTTTCGTCACGAATTCCATGTTTCTTTTTCAACTTGGCCATTTCGGTTTTGTGGTGTGGTGCATCTTCTGGACCAGCATATTCACTATGTGCTACGTGATGGTCAGAATGACTTACCATATCATCAGCAACTTTATTGCCGTGATGTTTACGGACATGGTTTTCAATAGCTGTTGCGGCATGTTGAGCATGTTTGACGCTATCACTGCCAGAACCATAACCTTGGTCTGCCCAATATGAATGTTGAGCGTGTTTATGCCATAGACCAGATAAAGTCATTTTGTCCATTTTACCTTCGTCTAAAATTTCAACTTCTTCGACAGTATCTTCTTTCGTCAACTTGTCAGTTGCCTTAGAGATACCACTGATGCGTTTAGCAGCCATATCACCAGCCTTTGCACCTGTTGACCACTTCTTGTTTGCAATAGAATCACCAATGGCGAAACCATGTACTGCTGTATCTTTAGATGCTTTCTTAATGTATGAACCTAGTGTTGACTTTTTCAATTCATCAATCTGTTCAACTTCTTCGTTGCGTTGTTTTGCATAGTAAGCACCCAATGCCATTTCTTTGCGTTTGGCTTTAGATTTGCCTGCAAACTTAGGATTGTCTGAATGAACGAAATCGTGAATCCATTTACCAGCAGAAGCATCCTTAGACAACACTTCATTAATCATCTGGTCGATGATAGAATTTTCATCATGTTCTTCTTTGAATTTTTTCAGTGACTTTTTTCCACGCAAGATTTTGAAGTCTTGTGCATCAATCTTATTGTTGTGGTTTTTGTCAATCTTGTGTTGATTGCCTTTTAGTGCTTCGTCAACTTGTTCAGTATCTTCTTTGGTTAAACGTTCAACCGCTTTGCCGATACCTGCGTGACGCTTTTGAGCTATGCTATTGAATTTATCGGCAAGACGAGTATTTGATGCTTTTGTTCTGTCTGTCTTAGCCTTAGTCGCAGCAGTTTGGAAGTCGGCACCAAGTTTACGAGAAGCACTAGCATCTCTTGCTGCACTTTTAACATAAGATCCTAGAGTTGACTTCTTCAATTCGTCAAGTTGTTCTACTTCTTCTTTTTTCAGAATGGAATCAACTGTGCTGGCTACAGAATCTTTTTTATTGAAATTAATCATTTGGTATCTCCGTTTTTCTTCTTATTTTTGATGTTGGTATAACCTATTTTGTCTTTTGGGTTTTCCATCGGTTCTTTATTTGTAGACCCATTCAAGACACCACCAACACCCATTTCTGAATCTGATGGATCATTATGAGATTCTTTTAATTTATTTCTAAACGAACTGAATCTAAATTCTTCTCTGTATGTTACATCGCCTAATCCTGACATTGGGTATACTGTTCCCTGTTGGCGTGTATCAAACTCTTGTCCAACACCAGAGACATTTCTCAATCTCTGGTTAACTGTTGGTGCATCCGAAAATCTTTTCTTCTTTACACTTTCTTTGTCTTTGTTGAAGTTTTTCTCTTTTTCTTCGGTGTAGGTTTTGAAGATGTAACTTCCTCGCTTTTTATTTCCGTCCCACTTGATGTTGTCGGCGTTGGAGTCTCCTGCACGATTGTCGGCTGGGATATCTCCTGGACCTTCTGCTCTTGGTCCAGTTTTACTAAATCGGCCGGCAGACTTTCCTTCTTTGAGCCTTTGAATAAATCTAGAATCTTTTTTAACATGTTTATCTTCCTCATAAAGAACTGTAATCGAATCATTGGTATTTAGCTTACCGTGACTTTCTAACCATATGTATGCCGTTTCGTCATACACCTTTTCATCCATGAACCAACTCAACTTTTGGTATGTTTCGGTAATGTCTTCCTTAATATCTTCATAAGAAGAACTATTGTTGAAGGTGATGAATTTGTTGAAGTTTTGACGATATGCTTCCTTGCAGGACTGTGCAAGTTCCCACTTCTCTTGTCTTACAGTTTCGGCAATCATCTTTGTCAATTTTTCATTTCTGGACTGACTTGCTTCGTTTGTGGTGTCAACAAACACCATCGCTGTACTATAACCAAGTTCTTCCAGTTCTTCTTTAATTGTAATCAAACGAGTGTGGTCATCCGCAGGACCATTAATAATCAACGGACCACGGTTGCGAATCGCTTCTCTACGGAAGTCATTTGATTTTTCGGACAGTTGTTTTTTGTCCATCAGATACTGATATGCCTGTACAGAATTCAATTCTACTGCTTTCTGTTCATTGATGGCTTCACGGATGATAACATCTTTACCAGAACCTGGACCACCTGTGACAAAGATTGCACGGAACAAACCACGATTGTAGTTTTCGTTCAATCCCATGCCTTTACGCACATCACGGAACAATTCACGAGCTTGTTTCTCTGGTACATGCGATGGAATACCCTTTTTGAATTCACCAAAGTTATTATTGGTTGCATGTTCACGCATTTTAGAAGCAGACATGCCCTCTGCACCTTCAGCATCAGGATCACGGTGACCGGCAGACTTGACATCAATTTTTTTGAAATTGTATAGTTTTCCCGGACCTACACCGTTGTATTGATTCAGTTTCTTTTCATATTCTGGAATACGGTCTGAACCTGCAACCATAATTAGATGGTCGTGGCCTGCTTGATTTAATGCAGCTGCATGTTGTAGAAAAGTTGGTTTTTCTTTAGAAGATGTGGATATGTTTGTATTAGGAAAGAAGCGTTTTGCGTGTTTGAGTTTGGTAGCGGCCTCTAGTGGATTCTTTTTGGCATCAACAGAGTGTGATATAATCACATGGTGTGTTGCGTTATAATCTTTAGCAACTTGTTTAACTTTGTCGACCAACTTTTCGTGACCGATGGTTGGAGGATTCATTCGGCCAAAAGCCATGACAACCGGTTTATGGGTTGCCGAATCTTCGTTGATTTTTTCTAAAAACTTCTTCATATATTCCTGATTCCAGCAAAGTTTCTGCGTGAGAATTCTTGACGGTTAACAAACTTGTCAGATTCTTTACCGTGGTGAAATACATATCCTTCTGGATTTGCAGCCTCACCACCATGTTCATGTTGAAATTCTTGGTGTTGGTTCATAACATGAATCAATGTGTCTTTTGCTTTTTGTAGGTGACCATGCATCTTAAATAGATTGTTGTAATGTTTCTTATTGCGTTCAATCTTATCTAGTTCACCTTTTAACTCTGTTTGCTTGGCCTTACGGTTCTTTTCAACTTTGAGTTTATCAATTTCTTTGTTTTTCTTTGTTTCCAACCAGTTTTTGAAGTTTGTGTGATTGGCTTCTTCACCAGTTCTAACTGTGTGGTTCATATAAGTTTCTAAGGCACCACCAACACCATGGTGTGTGGAAGTACCTGCGTACATATCATTTTCATGTGTATCATGCACAGACTGTGCCATTTTGATATGTTTGTCGAATGCCTTTTGTTCTTCTGGACTGAAATGAACTTTAGATGTGTCCATTCTAGGATCAACCGAGAATACGTCTGGATGTTTACCAAAGTTTTCGTGGTCTACCTCATGGTTTGCATTTAGACTTGCAGCATTCTTTCCTTGATATGAAAGGTGTGTAACAACACCAATCTTGGCCTTGTCAACTGCGGCCTTGTGTGTTCCGTGTGCGGTGTATGTTAGACCTGACGGATTAGGATGGAAAGAAGTTCCACCATCTTTTGACTTTTGTTTGTCCTCTTTTGAGAACATCATATCACCTTGGTAAACACCTTGTTTTGGTGCAACCTTTGGTAGGTGTTGTAATGCGTCTTTTAATTTTTTGACAAGACCCGGTGCGTGACCATGGTTCTTCTCAATGTCTTTTGGTGTGTAGTTTATCTTAGGTGTCTTGTTGAATGCTGATTTTGAAGCAACAAAGAACTTGCCATTTTCTGGGTGATGGCCATAAACGATTGCTGGAGAACCGTCATACTTAGTCGTTAGTTCAGAAGTCTTTTTACCTGCCTTGATGTGTTCGGCTGCGGCCTTTAGTGACTTGATTGCGTGCTTTGCACCCTTTTCACCATTTTGCAAGGGACGGTCTTCCACATGCGTCAAATGTTTAATCTGACGGCTCGCACCTTCGTCCTCAGCTTGCTCTTTTAAGAAAGTCTTGAAAGTTAACATTAATGAATTTACCTTTAGATATGCAACACACTTTGGTTGCCGTAAGGTTATTTATAACAGATTATAACACAACCGGTCTAATCTGGCAAATGTTGGATTCGATATATACGCTTCAATAATGTTCGATTTGACCATTTCCGGCCAGCCAACCCCAACAATATAACCTGTCAAACTCGACCAGGTATTTCTCCGGAATGTTTAGGAAATGTCCATGTTCGGTATCCGGCACAACATTATTTGACAAATCTTTTAGGATTTCTTGCATAACCATAAGGTATGCGTCTAGTAATGAAGTGCAAAAGGAGAACATTCTGGTTATAAAGAGGTGTGTATTTGGATTATGCCAAGATACGATGCGTTTCTTAAACACAAATTTACCAAACAAATTATCATAATGTGAAATATCGAAACCATCTTCAAGTTCAGACCTAGCCGAGAATTTGAAGATTCTTTTAACATCTTTTAACAAGTTGTTTTGTTTTAATACTTGAAGTGTAGAAAACATCAAACAGTTTTCGCCATGACTTTTCAATCCATTTACTGCACAGAACCTGACATTTGGTTCTTCCGACATGTCAATATAGTAGTTGCATAATGAAGCAATAGCCTCTTTCTCTAGGTCTGTGACAGGCCTAACGGACACATCTGAAAAAGCGATAATTGCTTCTGGTACTTTTTCTCTTAACGATTTTAATGTGGCAATAGTTTGCGAAAACCTTTGGTCATCACTAAATGCACCCATTGTTGGTTTGAGTGCGGAAGTTACGATGAATAGGTTTTTATCTGGTATCATAAGAAATCACTTAGGTTATCCGAATCCCGTTTGATGTTGATTGCCTCAGCTCGTGGATATGGATTTGCGTTGTTGTAATCATTGATTAGTATGCGTCTTGAGTTCTGCAAACCTTCAATCAAGGTGAAACTCATAAAACCTAAGTCATATAGCATTTGACGAGTTTCTGCTCTGTACTGTGGTTCTCTTGCTGTAGTAAAGATGAACTGAGCACCTTTGGCCTGCCACTCCAACAATCGTTTGATATTGTTTTGTAATGGAACAACAGGTTTCTTGGCTTCCAAGTCCAGTCTGGATTGTGCTTGAATGATTGTACCGTCAATATCACAGAAGATAACAGGTTTATCATTATGTTCAAACCAATCTTGTGCGGTGCCAACATCAACATAGTTGGTCACATGTTTTTCGGTGAAGATTTGCATATTGTGTATGCAACGACCAATCACATCAGAAACAAACACTTCTCTTTCGGTAGTAAGAGATTCAAAGGCTTGTTTGTACATCATTGCTGATGAGAACTTATAACCACCAACACAGAATGTATTAGACACAACTTCTTTCTCTACGATATCGTAAATGATACCATCATTATTTGCAATCGTAAAAGACTTAGATGAAAGTTTCTTCAACACCTCATGTTGTGATACATTAGACACACAAACATAATTGCCTTCTGTAAAGTCATGTTCAAAATAACTGTCACAGTCTTTGATAAAGATTTCAGATGTGTGTAAACCAGCTTGCTGAATGATTTGGTATACTGTGTCTGCTGGACCACGGGTTGGTTTATCAATAATCACAAAATTGATATTATCCATCCATTCGTGTTGGATTTGTTTAATCACATCATACTTGTCTTGGTGTTCTTTTAGAATACCAATGTGTATACGATAACCACGCTGCCTGTAGGAACGCAAGGCATTCATCAACATCATATCACCCTTGTAATCATACAAGAGATATTTTGGTTTCATGTCTGGGAATCTGGTAGACAGACCAGCTGCTGGTACAATTATTTCCATAGTCTATTAATCTCTCTCAAAATAAATTCACGCTCAAAATCACCTTCTTTGGTATGTAGATACACTCTCAACAACATCAGAATCAAAACATTATCATTGAAGGCATCTGGATAACACTCTCGCAATGTATCCTGGATGTTCTGTAACTTGAAGTCTAGTTTCGCATCACTATGACGGAGAAACCATTTACATTCCAAGTCCTGGCGAAGTTTGGCCACATCAAACACCCACGAATCATACTCAACTGTCACCGCATCTATCATATGGAAACCTGGATCGGTATAAATGATATTCTCTAAGGTCAGGTCACCATGATACATTGATTGTGGTATATTTTTCGGCAACTTTGCAATCAGTTGTTCTTTGGTGAATGGTAAACCTTCATGTGAATCCAACCATGCCAATTTTTGATAGTATGTTTTCGTGTAGTCTTTGATTATACTATTTTCAGAGAAACAGTCAAGTGTAACCAGTAAGAACTCTTGCAACTTTGTGGAAGTATTATGTAGTAGATAGTTTTTCATATCTAAACCATGAATGTATTCCATCTCTAAGGTTTGGTTCAGGTATGTGTATATTTCAGGAACAGGATAACCAGACTTGTATAAGGCACTCAATCGTTCATAATTTCTATCAACATTTTTGAATTTGCGTACCCATAATCCAGAATCATTTTCCATCAAAGTCACTTCACTACCAGAATGACCTTTCAACTCTTTTAAGATTTTCGCCATTCTTCAATATCGTCCCTAATCAAAGAATGCCATGTGCCGTTGTAGTTTCCTGGTGGGAATGGATTGTTCATATTAACATACACAAGGTTCTCTCCGTGGAGTCCATGTTCATGTAAGTTGGCTCTCATCATATCTTCACCAATAAATTGATTGCCTGCATTATAATACTTGTCAAGGTTTAGAAAAGTTGACATATACTTCATCATGGTTTGTTTTGAACCAAATGCAAACTGGTCATTACCAAAATCTCTTTCTGGTACCATACGACAATTTGGAATATACAACTTGGTATTGTCAAGTTCTTCAAAAGGAATCTTTACATTCAAAGCATAGTCTGTACGAGCCTTAATAACCCAATCATAATCACCATGAATCAAAGTACTGCACATATACATTGAGTATAACATTCTGTATGTGAATCGTGGTGGATGTCTCTCTGCGTTAGGTGTATTTGTATATTTTGAATCAAAGTCACCAACAGGTGGTTCTTCAAAAACATAATCGAGTGGTTTATAGGTATGAAGTAATTCATTTCCTTCATCCATGTGCCAAGTATGAATGTAAACATCCACATCATAATGGTCTAAAAGGTTACGCTTGTAGTATTCGTAACCTTTTTCAAAACTTCTGGCTTGACCAGAGAAACATAATGCAATTTTCATCTTTGTAAATATACAGGTAAATTTGTTGTATGATATGTATGACCGTTCATAATGATGTTTCTCATCAACATCAGATGCGGACAATATCTGGTTTTAATGTGTGTTTGTATATCTTGTTCAGGATATTTCTTAACATTCCTCAACCAATCCAAGAACTCTGGTTCCCACGGTGTTGAATGTAATCTCTCATAATCTTTATATAAGAAGTAACTTTTGGTCATTGACATTGGCATAATAGCAAAAATATCAGAGATTAGATTGTATGATTCTTCTTCTGGTGTTATGATTCTATCAACAGAATGAAACATAAACATTTGTTTGAAACCAATATCATAACGACAGTAAACAACCACATCATAATCTTGGTTGACCATTTGAAGTGCCGCATCTCTACTGTAATTCATAGAAGCATTGCCTGCAAGTTTATCTTCGTTAGGTCCTTTTGGATTGGCAGACAAGATGCGTTCTTCAATATGTTTGAATTCATCCATAAGACTATCAGTTATTGGTTGTTGAAAGATTCGTTTTGGTTGTAGTCTATCTTTCACCTCATGGAACTGTCTTAGATTTTCCTGTTCATCCTCAACTCCCCACAGATGTGCATACACATCCAACTCATTCGTATCAATGAACTCTTTTAGTCTAGGCCAAGTATTATCGAATGTACGATACTGGCCTGATATCACCATGCACTTTTTCATTTGATCCAGTACCAAACATCAGATTCTGTGATTTGAATTGTTTTACCAACTTTTGCGGCAAACTCATCAGCTGCTTGACGAACACCAGGAATGGCATTGTAATCGTGACCTGCAAAGATGCCACCTTCTTTTAATTTTGGATAGTAGTTTGCACAATCTTTGGTCAACTGGTCATATTCATGTAGACCATCAATAAAGATTAAATCAAAGAAATTATCGAAAACACGCTCTGCAGCATCATCAGAATATTCACGCAACAAAGCAAAACGGTTCTTGTAACCAGACAATCTATTCATAAATCGTTCATAAACAACTTCACGTTCATTCAAGTTATTGCCATTCCAATCAATATAGTTGACATAAGGATCAATACCAGTTAAAGTAAGGTGTGGATTGCTGTCCAACAAAAATTGTGTAGTGTCACCAATATCACAACCAATCTCGAGCACTTTTGGATTTTGCATCTTTGCAACCATGGCACCTAGGCCATAACCAGAACACTTGAATATTGGTTGACCGAAAGCCTGTGTCTCGGTGTTAAATGTAATAATATCACTCATAGTTAAACCTTATATGTAAAATAGTTTTCAGGATCTTTTTGTTTGTATTTCAATTGAATGAATTTTTTCCATTCTGGTACACGGTCATATTGATGTACTATGTAGAATGTTTTGCCGTTGGCAGTTTTAACCACTCCATCTTCCATGATTGGTTCTTCTTCTAATAGATTTGGTCTGAATGAATCAATCTTTGATGGATCAACAACTGTGCCTGCTTGACATGCCCAACCGGTATTCATATCTGCCTTCATCACCACATTTTTATATGGTTGTGTATTAATTAACACATTGAAAACTGCTTGGTCAACAATTGGGATTGGACGATTGGTACCATTGGTAAAGATATTGAATACCAAATCTTTCATGTATTCTGCTGAACCACCTAAGACGCCAACATTATAAATTGTGTTGTCTTTGAATAGATTGTGTACATATGGTCCATAAGCCTGCAATAAGTTTTCGTTGCCCCAAGATTCATCTTTATATTTCAAACATTCTGAACCAGCAACGAGTTGATTCATGTCTCTGACACCGATGTTGTGGTAGTCCAAAAACTCAAATGGATTTTTCTGAAAATAAACATCTTTCACATCAGTTGTGATGACATATTCATAATCTTGCCAGTTCTTTTCTAAGAAATCGTAGATTGATAAGAATCGTAATACGTGTACTGGAATGTTTGCCTGTGGCATTTCAACAATGTGAAAATTGTTGTTCAGGAGCCATTGTCTAGTTTCAACTGATGCATTACCAACACACATTACCTTGTCAGCGTCAGGCATTTGTTCATTGATAGACAACACCCAAGGTTTCAATTCATTTATTCCATAATTGGTACAACCGCCAATTATGAGGTTCTTTTTTGCCATGGTAAAACTCCATTATATTTTTTGTTCATAATATCATTGCCGTAGAAGAAGAATTCTGGTTTAACAGAACCTTCATTTCCAGCAAGTCTGTAATTCACACTATATTCACATGTGCAATCGTAGTTCTTAAAGTGTTGAGATAATATATTCAACCAAACTCTATCTTGGCCCCAACCGCCGTGCCATACTTGTGCCAATTTTATCGCAATTTGAGTTTTAAGGCAATAACAATTAGTATCTATGTGATTATAATCACCACTAAAGACTGGCCATTTGCCTAATGATTCACAGTTATCATTGACCAGAAACTTACCTTCTTTATCACATATCTTGCGTAAGGAATAAGTCCAATCAAGTCCCAAAACTTTGATATTGTCTATACACAACTGAACATGATTGGGGTCCAACCAACAGTCCTGGTCGAGATATAGTACATACTCGGTGTTGATTAGGTGTGTGAATGCTGCGTAGATTCGGTGTCCATAGAAACCGTTAGCACCCACATTAACTGGCAAGTAACCAAATTTCATTCTTGGATTACCAGCATATTCATCACAAATCACTTTTACTTTACCATAATGTTGTTGACCATCACATACAACATAACAATCGGTAAGATAACTTTGATTCAATACACTTTCAATAGCTTTCCTTAACTCTGGTGCACCAGTAGTCGGAATAATCACAGTCGCAGTCATAAATCATCCTCTAGTCAGTTTTTTAATCTTTTCTATTTGTTTTTCCAATGCAGGTTTGCGATTAGGCCAATATATGTATTCTTTATCTCCAGTGTCACGGAGTTTTTCCAGGAATGGAATGATTATTTTTTCTAAATCTTCAAGTCTCTTTTCATATTCAGTTGAAGTTTCATCTTTGGCAATTTCAGCATGGCGTTTGATTTTTTCTTCATATTCTGCTGCTGATATGGCAGAGAAACCAAAATCATCATCACTATCAATCGTATGTTTCATAATTATAGGTAAGAGTAATCACACATCATACGGGTTGGGTAACCGTCACCACCTTGCGTATCACGTATGTTTAGTTTAAGAATGTAATGACCTGTTTCAATTTCCATATCAATACGCTTGCCTGTTCCTGATTTACCACCATAGTAAACGGTACAAGATTTTGGTGTTGCTGCTTCTTCCATATACTTTTCATCAACTTCATAAACTTCTGTCTTGCCAGTTAATTTGTGTACGATGGTGTATCCATGGCCAACACCAGATTTCAGAAAGTCTTTCAAGTCTTTCTTTTGTTTGCCTGACATTGTTTTCCAAATATCCTCAACATAACCCTTTTTGAGTTTGCCATTATAAATGTCACAGAATAGTGCATCATTAATGTTGAACATATCTAAAATTTTTAATCCATCTTTATTTTTAATTCTACCAGTTTTGATTTCTGCTGGAGAAAGAACTGTACGAACACCAGAGTTGAAGAATGTAACTGTACCACCAGTTTTCAAACTCAAATAAATCTCTTTCTTTTTATCACAAATCAAAGTAATATCTGTAACAACTGGACCTAAATTGTTATTCATTACTGGAATTTTGGATGATATTAAAACTTTTGGTGAGAATATGAATGGTCGTTTATTGTTTAGTTCACCAACCATTTTAACTTCCAACGATTTGCACTTGTCCAATTTATGTAACTTAACAATATCTGCAACAGCATCGGCCAGTTTTGTGTCGGTGATTTTTCCACCGGCCCACCAAGTTTGAATTGCCTCAGCAAGTTGTCCTTCGTAAAGATTACCTTTGTTTTGTACACCACGACCACCAGCAGAACCCGAACCAAACTTCATTGTTATTTTGGTGACCTTGGCTTCCCTTTTAATTTTTGCCAAGTCGATATCAGTTTGTAAATCTCTGGTGACATTAATCTTGCTGATTGCTTTCGGATCAATGTTGATTGGAGTTGGCACCTTACTGAACTTACTTTTTAGATATGCAAAGACATTGATTATTTCATCAATCTTAGCCTTGTCACCTTTCAAGGTTTGTTTAATTTCTGTTGCAGTTGTTGGGAAAAATGTATAAGCCAATTTGCTCTCCAATAAAGATACACATATTTATCTGATAATTTGAATCTCTTTTCCAGAAGTCCAAATCTCAAGTTCAGTTCTCAAACGACCTTCATTGTGAAGTGTTGCATACCGATTGACGGCCTTGTTTCTCCACCATTCAACGAGGTTTGCCAGTTTGTGTTTTTCATAGTTTTCACCAGGAATAAGAACATCAGTCTTACAGTTCACATAATCGACCATATTCTTAAACCCATAGTCACTGATGTAATACCGTTTCTGTTCAGTTAGACCTTTGGCCTTTTCAATAGTCTTATTGAATGCTTCACCTTCTTTGGTGCCTTTGAGTGCTGCTTTGGTCAAAGAAATGATTTTCATGGAAATTTTGAGTTTCTTACTAGAGGCATCTTTATCAACCAATGGACCTGTAATCTTTTCAACATAATCACGCAGTTCTGTATAAGGTTTACCGTGCATCATAGGCAAAAAGTCTGAGTCTGTCAAGCCCTTGTATCTAATAAATGGTTTCATACCATCATACTGAGATACTGTCTTAGAACTTCCGTATAAACTGGTAGTTTCAAACAAACACAGATTCATATCATACTTCTTGTTCACAATCTCACGGACTTCATGTGAAGTACAGATTGCAGCCAACAGTTTACCACCAAGGTAATTGTAACCGAATGGTTGTGCAGGAACAATAACAAAACCCATCATTGCAGAGTTATTGAATCGTTTACCCCACTCAGGTTGTTGTGTGAAGACCTGTCCTAACATATCATTTCTAGGTTTACAATTAATCACTGGTGAACCAAGGCGAATGAAACCAACGAATTTTCCTGTGTTTGTTTCTTTTACTGCTAATTTAACATTACGACCAACAGGTGCAATATTGATATGTGATGATGTAATATTGAGTAGTGTTTCCCATGTTGATGTGGGTATTTCACACACTTCAAAATTCATATCTTTCGGATGCATGGTGAAATCTTGAAACAAATCTTCTTCTGGTCCAAAACCAGGAATTGAAGTTGGCATATTTTCCAAGTCATTCAACTTCTGGTCACGCATGTATTCATCAATACGGTCAAAGTTACTAAAATAATCTTCAAATGCCTTGGCACAATGCAAGGCTTCATCAAAACTCAATTTCATACTTTAAATCCATCAAACGATTTCTTTTGTGGTTTTTCTCTGTTACCAAATGTATTTAATGGCTTGTCCTGACCAGCATCAGTCAAACCATCTTGACCAGATTGTTCAATATCATACAATCTCATCTTTGCTCTGTCAATACCTAGTGTGAATCGTTTGTAATAACCTGGATCATTATAACGATTCTTCAACTGTTTGACCATAATCTGTCCCATTTCTTCTAGTTCTTCAGATGAAATAAGAGCAAACATCAAGTCTGCGGTAGCTGGCAAACCAAAAGATTCACTTGTGTCCTCCAACCCTGGATCGGATGAACTATATCCGCTTCGTGTAGTTTGTGTAGCAGAAACGACTGGTACTCCGAACTCAACGGCAAGACCTCGCAATTCCTCTGCGATTGCTTTGACATAGGTATAACTATTAATGTTGGCTCCTGCTTTGATCCTAGAACTACAACAAATATTAAGGTAATCAATGAAAATAATATCAGGTACAAAAGACTTTTTAAGGTTAAGTTCGTTAAGTAAAGTCCTAAAGTGCGTAGCCGAGGCAGATGCAGTTGGATACTCTTTGATGATAAGTTTTCCCACAGTCTTTTCACGGAGTTTTTGAATTCGTTTATCATATAATTCCTTGGACAAATTTGTTAGTTCGTCCATAGTCACATTCAACAAGTTTGCATCTATGCGTTCGGCAATTCTTTCTTCTGACATTTCCATTGTGATATACAAAACATTTTTGCCTTGAGACATACAACCAGCAGCAACATGACACATAAAAAGAGACTTGCCGACACCCGTACCAGCCAAGGCGATATTGAGTGTTTTAGCTGGAAGTCCGCCTTTGGTGATTTTATTAAAGAACTCAAGGTCGAATGGGATTCTTTCTTCATGTCTGTGATAGAAGTCGAATCGGTCATCTGAATTCTCCAAATAGTCGTGACCAACAGAATTATCAAAAGATATGGCTAACGCATCTGATAATAATTTTGGTATTGCACCTTTGTCGTTAGTCTTGTCTTTGCCGTCAAGGATAGAAATTGAGCCAAGAACCGCATTGTATATTGCTTTTTCTTGGCAGAATTTTTCGGTTTTATCAGTGAGCCAGTCAAGTTTAGATTCCTCTGATTTAGCTGAAACAATTTCTTTGAGATTAGATTCACACTGTTCCACTTCTTCATCTGTGAGATTTCGTTTCTCTTTGATGGCCAATCCAATTGCTTCAATAGTCGGCGGGCTATTGTATTCCTCAACGAACTTGGACACCTCTGTAAAGATAGTGCGGTCAACTCTGTCCGTGAAATATTCACCTTTAAGAAAGGGTAGGACTTTGCGTAGGTATTCTTCATTGTAAATCAGATTCTTTAGAATCGTCTGTTCCAGTTTCATCAATAATTTCCTGTTCAATATTGTTGGACATTAATTGTACCAACAGGTCACCAATGTAGTTCTTAAAGTCGGCATCTTTCTCTAACTTGTTTGGCTTCATAACTGGTGATTCTATCACATCATAAGCAAAAAGTAAATAGACCTGTTCACCTTCTTCTTTAAATTTAACTTTACCATATTTGTAAACGGTATCTTTATATGTACCGGTTAAAAACCTGATATGTACACCTTCATTAGAATCTTTCGGATAAATGAAGCAATAATCAATACCTTCAATCAACTCCATTTGTTGTCTCCACATCAAATGTTTCTTCAATATCACCTGCAAGAATTTCTGTTGATGCTACACGATACTTGCTCTCAACAAATTGTTGAAATGCTTTGTTCTTTAGTATTGGCAACCAGAATGCTGATGTATTGGTTTCTTTTTCACGGTATTTCTTTTCTTCTACAACACCATCTTCATCAACACGTTGATACCAACCATTAGATGGTTTGATTACATGTTTAGATTCAAGTGCAAGGTCAAGTAAGCCAGACCACTTGCTAATGCCACCGTCATGCAATACAGTAACAGGGATTTTAGATTTTTCACGGACATATCTAGATTTTTCTACGTTTATGACAAAGTTGTAACCAACGATTTCAGTACCTTCTTTTTCTTGTTGACGACCGATAATGAAAATATTATCAGCAGAGTAATATGAACCAGTACCACCACCAACGATATCTTTGGGGAACATACCGATTTCTTTGTATGTGTGATTGACAACAATCATTGGAATGTCTTTCAAAGACAAGTGTGGTGTTACCATACGGAACAAAGACTTCACTTGTTTAGCACGAGACATATCAGCAACTGATTTGCCATCCAATGCATCATCAACTTCTTTCTTTGATGCCAAGTTACCAATAGAATCAATAACAATAATCAATCTGTCACCACGTTCAAGATTGGTCAACTGTGCCATCACATCAAACTTCAACTGCTCAATATCTGTAAGAGGAGTATGCAAAACACGATTTGTATCAATACCGAATGAGTCAAAATAGGACTGAGGAGTACCAAACTCAGAATCGTAGAATAAAAGCGCAGCATCTTCATATTTGTCCATGTATGATTTGGCCATCAATAAAGAGAATGCTGTCTTAAAGTGTTTGGATGGTCCTGCCCACATCGTAAGACCTGGTGTTAGACCACCATCTAGTTTACCTGACAGTGCAATGTTAACTGCTGGTACTGCCGTTGGAATCATGTCCTTATCTGTAAAGAACTTTGATTTGGATAGAATAGCAGATTCTTTGATGCTACTATTCTTTTTAATTTTGTCAAGAATGCTCATTTATTTTCCTTTTCACGAAACGAATATGGTTCATCATAGTCATACTTAGGTTCAAGTCTCTTACTTGTTATTGCTGGCATAGTTTCGCCAGTTATTTCATCAAGCACAATTACATTTTCTTTTTCAATTTCAATGGTATTGTGTTTTGTTTCTTCTTCGGTTAATGTTACCTCTTCTACACTTTCAGGTATGTGAGGCATTGGTTTTAGGTTTTTAAAGTGTATGAAGGGTTCATGTAAATACTTACGGCTGATTTTTTCTTGCAACTCTTTGTTAGCCTGCATAATCAAATCAAACATTTCCGCATGGCTGATGCTAACATTACCAGTTTCTTCGTCTGTTACGACAATCTCTGGTACTACATTTGCAACCTCTTGTGCAATAATACCAACATGTTCAGGTTCTCTAACTAGTTCTGTTGGTTGACCTTTCATAAAATCGTCCCATACTTTGTTTCGTACGGGTTTTTTCTCTGCCATTGACATATTGGCTGCAATCAATAACAATACTGCCAACGGATCAAATACAACCATAATCAACATAATGACAAGGCGAACAGCCTTATCAATAATGTCTGCTTCACCAGAACCGTAGATTAATTCGGCCACGTATTTAATTGGGCCGAAATCGCTTTCCACTTTCTGTAACTCATTTTGTAACGGGAACTTTTCTTCAGTGAGTTGAGAAATTGTTTTCTGGTAGGCTTCGTTCTCAGCCTGTATTCGACTGCGTTCCTTTTGTTGCGACCTTCGTATGACCACGGAGTTAGCGACACCTTTTTCATCGCTGCTGCGGCCCATAGTTTGGTCGACCATATCATCCATCTGTTTAATAATCTTGCGGTTATCATCTAAATTTCCTTTTGCAACTCTAATCTTTTCGTCAAGTAATTGCACCTTGGCTGCCAATGGTGCTGTGTCAGAAGAATGTTCCAAGTGTGCCTTGGACAAATAACCAAAGATACCCATACTGGTAATCAACATCAGAATGACTGATGCTGCCGTTAGGTATACTCTCATACCGATATGTGTTTCTTTCCAGTTTCTATACAACCAAGATACCGTTACAAGTTTGGCACCTTCAAGTACCGAACCCATAATGATAATTGGCCAGAATGAACCTGGAAAGATTGCTGCCAGTCCAATAACTGAATAGTAAGCTGCAACACCAGATAAAGCCAGTGCTGTCAGAAATGTTAATAGTGTCATCCGAAAAAGTCTTCCAAAGAATTAGTTTTTTCTGTTTTCCAACCCATACAGTTTAGAATAACCTTAATTGGTTCCAGAAACGCTTTATCGAATTGTACATCATAATCAATAACCTCGTCAAGCCCAAATTCTTTAGGAATTCTGGACGGGAAAGATACCACATCTTCTTTGAAATGATTTGGTAGTTTCAAATAGGTGAATTTAATCTTTTCACCTTCTTGTATTTTTGGGTATTTCTTTTCCAAACCCATCAGTTTTAGATGGTGGTTATACATGATGGCACCACGCACATGGATTGGTGTGCCTTTTTTGTACAATGTTACCGAATCGGAATAATTATTTAAGCCATTCAGTCCACGAGGAAAAGATATTTCTTCTGGTGGTAATGTTTTAAATTCTTTTCTAAATTCGGCAATAAAGTCTTGCACATCAGATTCGGTACCAGTCATCATCAACTTAACAGATTTCCACATCTTTTCACGGATGGCCGATGGTGTTGATGACTTAATCATTTCCAAACCCATGACTTTAATCTTAGGTTCGGCATATTGCACACCTTCGTTGTTATACACATTTAGAATATAACGCTTCTTGGCAGTCCATACACCTTTGTCAGACAAACCTTCACGTTTCATTTGCATCTTTTGAGCATAAGCGTTAACGTATTGAGCAAGTTCAGTGTAAGCTTTATCAATAAAAGGTTGAAGTTTATCCTCGCAGATTTTATCCATGATGGTGATGATCCGAGGAGTATCAGATTGGTTTTGAACAAACTTGTCCATAAGAGGACCAAGCTTAAGATAGATTGAGTCAGTATCGGACGCAATAACATAATCAACTCCTTTTGTACCAACCAATTTGTTCATGTATTCATTTATTTTGCCTTCAATCCAACGAATCGAGAGCTGGCCTGCTGTAGTGACTCCCAGAGCCATGCGTAGGTCATAAAACCTAAAATACTGGCTTCCCAAAGCACCGTAGGCGGAATTAAGTGATACCTTCTTTGCGAGTTGTAGGTTGTCGTATCTTGCGATTCGTTTTTCAATGTCGTATTTTTTGCTTGCGTCTTTTTCATTTTCATACTCCTGTTTTGCCTGAAGCATTAACTTCTTAAACTTCTTACGGTCTTCGTACATTTCTTCCATCATCTTAGGCAAGAAACCTTGCATGTCTGTACGGAAGAATTGACCATTTGGTGTAATGGTCACACCATCCAGATTTGATAAATCAACGGTCTTAGACAACAATTTATCAACACTTACACCCTGTGAAAGAATATCACGCATTTCTTGTGTGTAATTTTCTGGTTCAATCAATGTTTCTGGACTGATGTTGTATTGCATCATCAAGTGAGGATACAAACTGTTCAAGTCAAACGATGCAACCCATTTGTGAGCACCAACTTGTGGTTCTTTCACATATGCACCTTCAAATGCCGAATCTTTATCCTGCACTTCACGGGGTGGTACAATAATGCCTTTGTTGAACAAATAGGAATAAGTCATCGAATCCCACATACGGGTCTGTGCAAACACATCTTCATAGTTACACTTGGTGTCATAGGCCAAAGTGAGTGCCAGTTCTAACAACTTCAACTTATCTTCCAACTTCAAAATCAACTTAACGTCTTTGATGTTGTATTCAATAAATTTCTGATAGTTCAAACGATACAGTTGGTGTAGGTTATCATACTCATCGTATGAAATCTTACCTTCACCAAGTTCTACTTGTGCAATGTTATCCAAACGATAAGATTCTTGTGACTTACCACCTGGCGCATACCATTTGTAGAGTTCAATATAATCAAGTGATTCGACACCAACAAATCCATACGCAATCATTTGTCGACCATTAATTACAGTCTTGCGTTCAGAAATATAATTCCATGGCGACAACTTCTTGACCAAATCTTCACCAAGAATTTTACGAAAACGATTTACAAGATAGGGAATATCAAAGAACTTGGTGTTCCAGCCGGTGATAACATCGGGACATTTTTGAATCCATAGTTCCAAGAATTGTTTGCAAAGTGAATATTCATCTTTACACTTGACATAAATCTCATCACCTTGAGTAACATAATCACCACAACCAAACACATATGTTGCACCGTTCAGATAGGTAATTGCAATGGCTGTAATTGGTTCGTTGGCTTGATATGGATCAGGGAAACCATTTTCTGAACCAACCTCAATATCGACAATGCCGATAGAGATTTTTTCCATCTCCCATTCAATCATATCTGGATGTTGGTCTGCAATAAATGCATACGCATATCTGGTGTTGCCGTAAATCTTAGGCATACCAGGAATACCATCATACTTTTTGAAGAAGTCTTTTGCTTCGTTGATATCGTCAAACTTTTTGCGTTCTAACGGTGTGCCATCCAAAGTTTTGTATTGACTAGGTTTCTTTGTTGGTAAGTATAAAGATGGTGAATAGTCAATTCGTTGTTTGACACGTTTACCATCCATAAAACCACGGTAAAGAATACCATTGCCAAAGTTTTGGACATTAGTATAAAAATCCATTAATTAACCTGTGATGATTTGTTGAGAACCTTCACCAGAAAACATGCGTTTGTATTCTTCAACCAATGGTTCATCTGGTTCATACGCATAAACCACATGTAAAGGTTCCAAAAATACTGTCGATACCTTATCCATGCTTGCCAATGACGGGAAAGGTTGAAACCCCATGGACGGTTGGCCGCCGGCAATTTGTGAGGGAAACATTCTTAGTGTGACTGCTCCGGTCATCTGAATACGACCTTCTGGAGTGGTGGTGTGTTGACCGATGATTTCTTCGCCGGTAACGAGTTTAAGTGCCATGACTTTCATATTGATCCTTGTCAAAAATTCATAAATACATGTAATTATATATGATTTTGTCTGGACATGCAAGATGTCCGTGCGTTGTTTACCATCTGACAACATCATTTTCCCTGAATAAATGGATCCACTAACATTATTTGCGCTTGCAAACGGTGCGGTTTCCGCTGTAAAAGCCGGTTGCAAGTTATACAAAGACATTAAAGGTGCGGCCGGTGAGGTCAAAGACGTTCTCAAAGACCTTGATGAACAGTTCAAAAAACTCCATCCGCCGGATAAACCTGCAACTGTTGAACAAAAGAAACAGTTTATTGAAGAAAAGGAACGAATCAAGAAATTGAATCAATCGGATCCTGGGGATGCCTACGACCAGATTGCTGAACAACTTTCTGTTTATTTTGAAAATTATGCTAAGTGTATTGCTATATTTGAACAAGAAGAAGCAAGAGCGCAAGAAGTTTATGCTGGTGAAGCATCAGTTGGCAAGCGTGCGTTACAACGTGTTGTTATGCGTAAGAAGTTGGAACACATGGGTGTTGAACTTCGTGAATTGTTAGTGTATCAATCGCCACCTGAACTTGGTGCATTGTATACTGATGTTTCTGAAATGATGGAAAAAATCACCAAGGAACAAACAGTAGCAATCGCTAAGAAAATGAAACAGGAACAGGTTGATGCTGAAAGAAGAAAAAAAAGATTACAAAGATTAAGAATAGAAATTGCGTGGGGTATAAGTGTTATTGTTATGGTAGCTACGATTAGTTTTTCTTTTGCAATGTTGATTGAAGACCGTATACAAAAATATCCGCATTTGGGTGATGGATGGATACCAAAAACAGAAGAACAGCGTAGAATAGAAGCTTTACCTAAACGATACATAGGAAGATAATGTTAAAAGACATAACAGGTTGGTTATTAAAACAAGGTATACTTTTCGCAACACTTTTAATTAACTTATTATCCGCAGGCATCACAGTTTTGGTTTATTTGTTGATTGCATATTGTGTTGCGTGGTGGGATAAAAATACATGAAGAAATTTATTACATTAATTGCTTTATTATCATCGTTGAATTGTTTTGCTGGTAATGAAATTACTGCCAAAAGTTGGATTGTGTCCTCACAGGGACAAACCTTGCGTGGAGAAAATACTACGGAAGTTCGGTCAATCGCAAGTATTACAAAACTGGTGACCGTTATGGTCTATGTGGATGCATACAAAAGTGTTACATCCAAAAAGTACCAGGAACTCATCCAACGAACTCTGGTATCATCTGACAACCATGCAGCGAATCGTTTGTGTAATGACTACCCAGGCGGTCGGAGTGATTGTATTTTTATGATGAATTTGAAGGCAAGGGAACTAGGTTTGACCCAGACCAAGTTTGTGGACCCAACCGGATTATCTGTGTTTAATATCAGTAATGCGGAAGAGTTAGTTAAGATTGTGGAGGCTGCCAGTAAATATCCTGAAATTGTGAAAGCATCCAACACAAAAAATAGAAACACCAACCCGTTGGTTGGTAAACACCACTTCAAAGTAAGTAAAACTGGATTTATAAATGCTGCTGGTGGTTGTATTGTTGCAATGACCGACCAGAAAATTGTGGTGATTCTAGGAAGTAAAAACACTCACACTAGAATACCTGAACTAGAAAAGTTATTGAAGATATAATTATTCTGAGAAATCAGGTTTCATAATAACCTTCTCGTCAAATTCTCTTTTGATTCTTTCAAACTCATCATCTTCAGCACGAGCATCATCTTTTTCTTGTGGTGTTTTCTTACGAAATATGGCATCATAGTTATCACCAAAAGTTTTTTGGTCTACACTAAATGGCCTTGGACTAGAACCTTTACCACCATCCGACATATTACTCTCCGTAAATTAAAACAACATGTTCAATTCTAAGGACATAATGTTCACCTGACTTGATTGCGCCATTCCAATTTAGTAAAACAATATCACCAACAGAAACTTCATCAACATCAGGACCAATTGCAATAACTTTTGCACGGTCTGGTTCTTCAGAACTTTTTAGGACAATTCCAGAAGCAGTTGTTGTTTCTGCTGCAATTCGTTCCACAATAATCTTGTCATGTAATGGTCGCATAATGTCCTTAATAAAAATGGTTGCAGTGGTTGGACTCGCACCAACGACCTCCGAGGGTATGAACCTGGTGAGATGGCTTCTTCTCTACACTGCTACAAATGGAGCGGGAAACAAGATTCTCACTTGTATATTGGGTGGACCCCAACATTGTTAAAAACTCCCGCATAAAACTTGGAGCGGAATATCAGAATCGAACTGATAACTCTAACTTGGAAGGATAGCGTTTTGCCACTAAACTAATTCCGCATGTATGTATTATATATCAAAAAATTTGTAGAGTCAATAGTTTTTTTTAAAATATACCGTTTGGTGCCCCGTGACAGAATCGAACTGCCAACCTCTGATTACAAAACAGATGTTATACCACTTAACTAACAGGGCAAATTTGGAGCGGGTAGCGAGAATCGAACTCGCAAATAAACCTTGGCAAGGTTTCAGGTTACCTTTACATCATACCCGCAAAAGAGTTATTATATATGCTCCACAATCATTTGTCAAGCATTATTTGGTGCGACTGGCCGGAATCGAACCGGCACGACCCTTTCGGAATCTTCGGATTTTAAGTCCGATGCGTCTACCTATTTCACCACAGTCGCAAACTGGTCCGGCGTGCAGGAATCGAACCCACATTAAAAGGGTAGAAGCCTTCTGTATTATCCATTATACTAACGCCAGTTGTTTGGTGCCCCAAGCGAGAGTCGAACTCGCAAAATTTGGTTTCTAAGACCAACACGTATACCAATTCCGTCATCGGGGCAAATAAATAATCTTATGTCAGAATTCAAATCAGCAGAACCTAATCTTTGGCGATATGCCGCAACTCAACCATACATTGATAGAAAATCATATGTATGTGAGAAAACTTTTGCGCCATCTTTTCCTAAAAAAGAAAATGTTCCATTTGAACGAACTGAAATAAAACAACTTGGTGCTCCAAGAAAGAATCGAACTTTCATTTAATCCTTACCATGGATTTGTTTTGCCATTAAACTATAGGAGCATGGTACCCAAGGTGGGATTCGAGCCCACAAAAACATGTGTTTGAGACATGCACGTTTACCTATTTCGTCACTTGGGCATTTGGTGCAACCTAGAGGAATCGAACCTCTTTCAATGGTTCTTCAGACCACCGCTATGACCACATCAGCTAAAGTTGCATATTGGTGCATCGTGAGAGGATTGAACTCCCGACCTTCGCCTTGTAAGGGCGCAGCTCTACCGCTGAGCTAACGATGCATATTTGGGGAGATATAAGAGAATCGAACTCTTGATAACGGAATCACAACCCGTGGTTTTACCACTAAACTAATATCTCCATATTATTGTAATGCTTCCTGTTCTGCCAAAATTCTTTTCAGTCTGTCAGCACAGAAACTTGCAGCAGGCGCATCTGGTTTAACCATAGGTGTCATGTTACATGTACCTTTGATATAACCAATTGCTTGTTGTACCACACATGAACTGCCGTGCATATCATCTTTATTTAAGTCCAAATGAACTTCAACATGATAATCTTCTAACACTTCAGCTAATGATTGGAACAATTCTGAAACCTTATATACTTCTGTCATCAGACGCATAGCAGGTTTACTTTTCTTGTGGTCATAATCTAATTCACGGTCAACATAACCGAAAATTTTACAACCATGGCGGCCATCAATATGAACTACGACAGCCAAAGCATAATCAGCATACCAAACGCCGTTAACACGGATACGTTCAGAGTCAGCACCCAAATAAACTTTCGTATCTGGTCCTTGGTTTGCAAGGAATTGTTTGACTTCTTGTATGTCGAAATTTCTCATATCAATCACCTTTCTATAAATGGCTCCCCGCCAGGGAATCGAACCCCGTCCAAAAGTTTTGGAGACTCTTGTGCTACCGGAACACTTGCGGGAAATAAATCTGGTACCCCGTGTAAGAATTGAACTTACGGCCAATGCCTTATCAAGACACTGCTCTACCACTGAGCTAACGAGGTAAAATGCTCTGACATCCTGCGGCGGTAATTATAGTGTATCATCTCTTGGGTTTCCCCGCAAATCTCACACACCCTCCACCCGCTTCCCGACCAGGACCGCTCTCGTGCTGCCAACGGCCTTTCGGTTTAAAGACTACCACCCGTGTATATCATTACACTTCTCATCCTGCGGGTCACAGTAGTGGTTGACGAGACCACACGTTCTGGAGGGCAATGAGAGAATCAAACTCCCGTTTCAAGGTTCGTAGCCTCGTGTATTATTCACTATACGAATCGCCCATGTTGGTGGTTCAGGTGAGAATCGAACTCACACAAGGCACCGTATGAAGATGCTGCACTGCCACTATGCTACTGAACCGAAATTTGGTGGACCGTGAGAGAATCGAACTCTCACCTGAGGCTTGCAAAGCCACCGTGCTCCCATTATCACTAACAGCCCAAATAACTTACTACTTATCTCATTGTACGCCGCAAGTTAAGGCGAGATATGGTCTCCGTAGAGGGATTTGAACCCCCACTGCTTGGTCCCAAACCAAGAGCGCTACCAGGTTACGCTATACGGAGAAAAATGGCTCCCTAGGTATGGATCGAACATACGACATCTTGATTAACAGTCAAGCGCAACTACCTCTGTGCTACTAGGGAATAAAATCTTGAAAGTTCCGATATCACCCATCGTCACTAACAACCGTTGAGTAACCATGCATCAAAACAAGATTACTGTTTGCCTTGGCGGTCCCAAGGGGTAACGATCCCCTTCTTTATGCGTGACAGGCATACGTGCGTCCATGAACACTTTGAGACCTAAATTGGTGCAGGGCTTTCACCTGCTGCTAATCAAACCGGGTTACGGTGATTAATCTGCCTTGATTATTCCTCAAGGACTTTTATTGGTGGAGACGGTGTGAGTCGAACACACAATGCCAGAGGCGGCGGATTTACAGTCCACTGGGGTTACCAATTTTCCTACATCTCCATAATTGTTTGGTAGGTCCACAGAGAATCGAACTCTGATTTACTGGTTAAAAGCCAGTTACTTTAGCCGTTAAGTTATGAACCCATCTACCATATTAAATCACACTAGGGTGTCACAATCGTTTCTCACCGAGACTTCTCACGGCACCGTCTGCCGATAAGATTGTGTCCACATTACAAGTCAACTAATTCCAGCACCATCGGAGGGCTTCATGTAAACTTATTCAGCGTGGGTCGGCACCCATCTTGCTACCAAATAAGCCACCTACTGGAGTTGATAACCTAATGCAATTTAATATGGTACACGGTACGAGAATCGAACTCGTCTTTCCGCCTTGAAAGGGCAGCGTCCTAACCGATAGACGAACCGTGCATATTAACTCTACAAATTTTTAAAGAACAAGATGTGTATTGTATCACAACCACATCTTTTGTCAACCATCATGTTGTAAAATTACAACACAACTTGGAGTAGGTGACAGGAATCGAACCTGCATAAAATGGATTTGCAATCCACGGCCTAACCGTTCGGCTACACACCTACATTGTTTGGTACCAGCGGTGAGAATCAAACTCACTCAAGAACGCTAATCTGGCGCTAAAAGGTGTATAAGACCTCTCTGACTACCAAGTCTCGCTGGCATTTGGTGGAGACTGTGGGAGTCGAACCCACTCGCCGTATCACTACAACGACAGATTAGCAATCTGCTGCATTACCATCCTGCCCAATCTCCATAAATATTTTGTTAGACTGATTAACTAGCTCGGAAGGATGCCAACTTTGATAGTTTTGCTAGTTTCCTATCAAACTTGTTGAAAGCCAAATTCCCAGTCTAACGCAATTGGCGGAAAGCAGAGGAGTCGAACCCCATCCCATTTCTGAGAACCTAGTTTTCAAGGCTAGTCGCCGGACCATCCCAGCTGCATTACTTTCCATATAGAAACACACTAACACGGCTACCACACCTTATGATGTCCTGTGACCGCACTTCAGGTTAGATAATGTGTTTTTATATGGCACCCCCACTTGGAATCAAACCAAGACTAACAAGTTCAAAGCCTGTTGTGCTATCACTACACCATGGAGGAACAATTATTAACTCTACAAATTTTTAAAGAACAAGATGTGTATTGTAACAGAATCAAAGAATCTGGCAACTACACTGTTGTTTTGAAACAACAAACAAAAAACCCTAGTAGATTTCTCTTACTAGGGTCTTGTGTTTGGAGTCTTTTTAGAACTTCTGTTTTCAGTTCTCCATCTTCACACAAAACCCGAGCGACCATGAGCCATTATCGGCACTATTAATGGTGCGATACTCTGGCTGCAACGTAAAGGGTTTATGGGATATGAGAGACACTTTTTTCTTTCTAAAAAATTAAATATGTTTGTATTATATAGTAAACTTGGCACCTTGGCAAGCGGTTTTTGAAAATATTTTTTAATTATTTCCACCTAATTGGTTCGGAGACCACGGGTAGATTTGGATTTTTGAATCCGTGGAAGACTTCCCACAGACATTCTTGTACAGCAAACTTGGTCAAAAGACCTGCTTCACGACCATGAGCATCTATTTCCCATGGATGTTCCCAATAATCTACCTTATCAGAATCTATGCGTTTACCTCTCCACATGGACAGGTCATCATTCGTTTCACCACAGATTAGTTGCTTGACATGCACCATTTCATGTGCAAGTGTGGAGAGTATGGTAGATGCACCTAGACCAGGATGAACCTCAATTAGAAACTGTCGAGGTTGATTTCTTGTATTGTAACCTTCCGCACCACATGATCCATAATTGTCCAACTTGGCATCAAAACGAACAATCGTGGTACAATTATTTCTTATTCTGGAATTTGTTATCAATTCTTTAGCGAAAAATTCGGTTGCCCGTACAATGTAAGGCTTAAAGTATTTGTCAGGACAGTTGTAGACTTTTACTTGCATAAGCCTATTTAGATTTGCTCTACTTTTACTCCTGCTTTTTCCAGGAATCGTAGGCCACTTTCACTGCGATAAGTGTTACGGTAATAGACAGAACTGATACCAGATTGGTAAACCAGTTTGGCACAGTCCAAGCAAGGTGCATGAGTGACAAACAAAGTAGAGCAAATGCCAGATTCATTTGATTTTGCCAGCTTAGCGATTGCATTAGTTTCAGCATGAAGTACCTCCGGTTTAGTTGTTAATAAGGTAACGCCACCCTGAACCTTTTCTTCGGTTTCACAGTTGTTATCCCAACCGGATGGCATTCCATTGTAACCAATAGAAATGATGCGGTCATCTTTTACAATAACCGCACCAACCTTCAATCGTCTGGCTGTAGAACATTCTGCGAATGTCTCAGCCATCTTCATATACGCATCACGAAATTTTTGTTTCATTAGTCAAAGTCTACTGGATAATAATCATGTTTACCAACACCACATTCTGGACAACCAACTTCTTCTGGTAGTGATTGCCAATCAGATTCTTTCATTGTGTGGCCACAAACGATGCACACATAATCTCTTTCTTGATTTTGATTTTCCATTATTGTACCTCTTGTAACATTCTTTGATATGCTGTTGCGTGGCGTTCTTCAACTTTTGCTAGTGCTTCAAAACGCTTTTCGGCCAATGCGAGAACTTTACGGAATTCTTCCGCATGTGTTTGACTTTCTGCGATTTGATGTGCAGCTTCACGCTCCGCTTCTTGGTTGCCTTCGATTTGTGCTTCACGCAACATAGAAGGATACATTTCGGTGAATTCGTGTGTTTCACCTTCAATAGCCATCTCTAAACACTTGCGTGTATCTGGTTTACCAACCAACAATTCTAGGTGACCCCATGCATGTTTGATTTCTTGGTCTGCTGTATGTTCAAAGTGTTTTGCAACTTCTTCGTAACCTTCAGCACGAGCCAACTTGGCAAAATAACGGTATTTGATATGCGCCATTGACTCACCTGCCAATGCACTCTCAAGGTTTTTTAATGTAACTGACATAATTTCCTTTCAATAGTTAAGTAACCTCATGGATTACTTATCATAGTATATCGCTATTTCGATAGAAAATCTAATTGAAAATTTCTATCATCGTAATAGTTGGTGCGCCCACTAGGACTTGAACCTAGGACCAATGGATTATGAGTCCACTGCTCTGACCAACTGAGCTATAGGCGCAATTATTTACACTTCTCCAAAGAATCTTTACGCATCAACTTTGGTGTTTCTCTGATGCCAATATTCTTAATTACATAAACAAATTCCACTCCGTCAACTTCTTTTGTTTGACCAGGTAGAACATAATAAACTTCATCCTTGCGGATGATGTTACGCATTTTAATTGGGTTTTTATCTAGTGTTTTCATAATGACACCATTATACATAAAAAAAAGGGGTCTGTCAAGACCCCTTTAGGTATTATCTACCTTTAATACCAGGACTTGACCTGTGTCGTTTGATAGCTTCTATAGCTTCAAGAATACTTATTAGGAACTTTTTCATCTTTGAATTTTTCTGGATAGTTTAATCGTTCCCATTCCTCATCGGTAACGGGCCACCAGTTCATTTTGTACTCTTGTCAACAATAGAAATCTTTTTGATAACATCTTGGGTCTTTACCAAGTTTTGCAACCAAATCTTCAACATGCCATTTGCCAATTCGGCATTATCAATTTCAACTTTGTCGTTGATTTTGAATTCACGTTGGAAGTTACGGTTAGCAATACCCTTGAAAATGAAGTTTTCTGGTGATTCTTCATCTTGTGCTTTACCCTTAATAACAAGTTTGTTACCTTCTAAAGTAACTTCAATGTCAGACTTTGCAAAACCTGCAACAGCCATTTCAATAACATATTTGTTTTCGTTTACTTGTTTGATGTTGTATGGGGGATACGACATTGCCTTTGTTGCTGTCTTTGACATTTCTTGTAGGTCTTTAAAAACGTCATCAAAGCCAATTGTAAAGGGGTCGAATTTACGGAAATCCAATGAAGGAAATAGTTGTGTCATGCTTTTTCTCCTGTTAAAGCGAGTTAAGTTAGTGGTACCCCGAAGGCATACCGATAAAAGCTGGTTACGGGTTCCAGCGTCACCCTATCGTTGTGACCGCTTTATACGCTCCTAAGGTAGGTGGAGACCTTTTCCCATCCCGATGGGACTGAGATTATAACAATATTTATATCACAAGTCAAGTATTTTGTGGTTTTTTACCAATATTGTACTTGGGTGTTAATTGCCACTGGTCTTTCTCCTTGTGTGACAATATCTTAATTTGTGACAGGAAGATAGGTTCCGGTGTCTGGGTTTGTTCTTTATTGACGATGGTCAACAGACCCCAATCTTCCAATAGGTTCACGATGGCATTCCTACGAGCCAAATCATTCTCTGTAATGTCGGTAGGTTTACCGTCTAATGCAAATAGTTCTTTGAAATGTACCACATAGTATTGTCCACGCTTGTGGAGAATGTGGCAAGATTGAAATAGTGTGTTGTCTTTCTTGGATGCAACACCTATGCGTGTTAGAGTTTCACGCACTTTCAAAAAATCATCTTGTTCTTTCAATGTAACTTCTACTAAATCTTTAACATCAATCATTTCACTCCGCCTTTATCTGTTCTTTTTCTTATTTCAGCGATTTGTTCATCAGTAAGTATACGAAGTGCATCTCTTGCCTTTTGGTCAGAATAACCAAAATAGAGTTTCACACACTCAATATCTTTATCCTTATTGGCTTTCTGCCACGGAGCAAACTTCCGTTTCATAGGCCTGATGGTATTTAGAAGGTACTGATATTGCATATCCTTATCAACATTGGGTATCTTGTTGACTTCATTTGCATGAAGAATACAATCCATGTGATAAGACAATGCACGATTGACTACAAACGGAGCATAATCTTTGTAGTCCGTTTCGTCATGTAGAACAGATTTACCAGTCTGAAGAATAGATGGAATAATCTCTTTGAATAAATCAGGCATATTTAACTTTCAATTTTTGCATTTCAATATTCTGTTTATCTAATCGTTTCTTTTGGTTTTCACAGTAAATATTGTACTTCACTTTGAATTCTTCTAACCAATCTTCTCTGGTCAACCTATTCCTAGTTTTAAAACTATTATCAGAGTTGACTTTTGGTTGCAAGAAACCTTTGCCTTGATTACTTATATTATATTGGATTTCTTCAATGAAGTATTCGGAAAGCCAATTCAGTTTTAATGTTCCATCAAAGTTTTGGTAATCCAAATGAACAATCTTTAGTTCACATTCGGGGTCGGATAGAAACTTTGCAATCTGAACGGTACATAAACGACCTGTTGTTTTCGCACAACTAGTTTTCAGGTTGTAACCGAACTTTGGATTAATCCAAACATCAGCATACTTTTGTCGTTTACTTTTTTGTTCATATTTGAAATGATTTCTAAATTCACATTCCAAAAATTCACTAGCATCAGAACCTTTTGTAATCTTATAATAAGGTTTGAAACCATAAACAGAGAAATCGACATACATTATTTGAACTCACATTCCACCATAATTTCTGTGAGACAAGCAATCAAATTGATTTCATGGTCAGCCACAAATGCTGCTTGATATTGATACTTAGCAAGAATAAGAACCAACTGTGGAACAGAACCAGGTTTCAACTGCTCATAAAGACCATCATACAAACCACGGAAGATGCGTGACTGGTCGTTGTCTAGGTTGTTTGTTACCCACTTACGGCAAGAAGCAAAGTCTTTGCCTTTGAGAGCTTTGAATAGTTCACCTAACTGGACATCAGAAACCGCCGCAAGGATGCCTTTGTCAATAGTACCAGAAACACTATAACGCTGCAACTCATTAAGAATCCTACGATTGTCAGGAAAATGCTTAGTAATGACCGCAGCGACCACTTCTTTATCATAAGTAACACCCTCATCATTCAGTATACCACAAACACGGTGGAAAAATTGTGATGCCATCTTGGCTTTAGAACCATTGGCTTTGAAATCAATAACTGTGCATCTGGAATGCAATGGATCAATGATCCTGTTCTTAAAGTTACAGGTGAATATGAATGAACAGTTTGATGCAAATTCTTCAATACTCGCACGAAGGGCAGCTTGTGCGTTGTGTGATAGGTAGTCTGCCTCATCTAAAATAATAACCTTGCGGCCACCACTAAGAGACATTGAACTGGCATAGTTCTTAACCTTAACACGAACGGCATCAACACCGTTTTCATCTGAACCGTTAATAACAATATAATCGCAACCTACTTCTTCACACAATGCTCGTGCAACTGTGGTCTTACCGACACCAGCTGTACCACACAGAAGTAGGTTGGGAATCTCTTTACGGTTTACAAATTCCTGAAATGACTTTTTAAGTGCATCAGGAAGGATACAATCTTCAATTGTTTGTGGACGATACTTCTCTACCCACAACATGTGTTCGCTCATTCAAATTCTCCATAATATAAAATAACATTGTATCAGATTTTACGCCAAGTGTCATTCTCTTTGATGTATAGTTTACCATCAGGACCAGGTACGATGTTCACTTTAACATTTTTCTCTGTTCCTGGTTTGTATTGTGGACCAAATCCAACAACATAAGGATTGCCATTGACGGTGTATGATGGTTTAGGAAGTTCTTCACCATATGTTGCATGTAACTGCAACATAGGTTTACCTTCAAGTTGTTTCTCCAACTCTGCTGTTGGTAACTCATCTTGTTTGTAGACGATTCTTTCTTTTGCCTCTTGATATCCTTTGACACCAACACCAATTAGGCCAAGAAGGCCTAATGTCTTTGCAAAACTTCTTCTGCCTACGGGTTCCATTACTTAACCTCTGACATACTTTCGTACAAGGCTTCAAACTCTTTTGATTCAGCAACTTCAGTTTGGAATGAATTGTTGAACTGAACCTTTGCCATGCGTTTGAGAATCTTCTTAGGAATTTTCAATTCATCATATGCAACATTAACAATGTCTGCCATTGCTTCTGTATTTGTCTTGTTACGGTTCATGTACATAACAATCTCATCAACATAACCTTTTAGTTGTTTGAGTTGGTCATCATCATATGAACCAAATAGTGTATTTACTTTAGTCATAATTAATCTCCAAACTTAGAATCTTTGGCTTCGATTGCAATAAAGTATTGCATGTCACCAGATTTGTTTTTGAACGATGCAAGACCAGCTTTTGAGATTTCAATATCGTAACTGTCAGGAATCATTTTGAAGTTTTCTGTTAAGAATACTGCTTTGAACTTTTTACCATCAGGATTACCACCGATAGTTGTTGTGTTCGTATGTGCAGAGTCATCCTTGGCATCAAATACTGTGACCGAGATTTGTGATCCGTCTGATTCAAATGCGATGTTAGGTGAGGCCAATACAGCACCGTTCTTTAGAATCTGAGACAAATCTTCCTGTGATAGAGACAAAGAACCGTCAACAGATGGCAGTTTCAAGTCTTTATCTGGTGGAGAAACAATCATGTTCTTTGCAGTAGTACGATACTTGGTCTTTGAACGACCATTTTTGAAGATGATGTTATTAGTATCAAAATCCAATTCTGTATCTTTACCAAGAGAATGTACCGACAAGAACTGGTTCAAGTCATAGATACAAAAGTCTTGTGGGAAAGTATCTTTCAAAGTTGCCGTTGCGAGAACAGTCTTTGTTGAAGAAATGGTTTTGATTGTATTGCCTGCTTTGAATTCCAAACCAGAATTAATTCCAGCAAAGTTTTTCAAAACATTCAATGTTTCATTTGAAAGTTTCATAATATACTCCTTATTTCAATTCACTAATTATACTTGAACCGTATGAGGTTGCAAGCTTTTTAACTAAATTATTTTTCAAGTCTTCCATGGTGCCGTTGTTATCAATTACATGGTCAATATGACCACCAACCCATGACCATTCGGATGCATGTACACCAGATTGAGATTGCATAAATGTTTTGGCTTTGTTGTCACCGTTATTGGCTCTAGATGCAATATCATACCAATGTGGTTTAACACCACGCTGTATTTCAATTAGTATGCCACTCATGTCATGCACAAAATCAATTTCATTTTGAAAACGAACATCCGTGATAACAAAGTTTTGGTCTGGATTATTCAACATATAACGTTTCATTTTGATAACCCAAAAGTCTTTGTGAAACACATCACGACCAACCTCTGTACCCATCAACTGTAATGCTAATCTTGGTGTGAATTCTTTACCAAACTCTTTAGACCAGAACTCATCTGGTTGTTCACGCCATTCACGGGACTTTTCTGTATCACCTTCTAACAAGTGACGAGGCCAATCAAACATTTCAGCTGCAACATCCTTAACGCCTTTAGCAAAAGACACAGGTGTGAAACCCATGTCTTTTAGAATGTCACCTGCGGTGCCTTTACCTGAACCAATGAATCCAAGTAAACCAACAATCATTACATTTCTCCAACGAAGTTGGCTACTGCTGGCATGTCTCCACGGAAGTGATATGTACCGATGTGGTCTGTACGCATCCAAGGACACAACCAAATTGATCCACCAGTCTTACGCCATAATTGGCAGAACATATAGTCCTCAGACAAGTAACGGTCTGAACCACCACCTGTTGCTGAATCAGCAGTATCAATGATTGTATCAAAGTATGCATGGATGTAACGAGTGCCGTCAAAGTGTGCTTGACCTACATGGTCAGGACGATATCGCAACTGTGGATATGCTGCTGCCATTTTTGGGAACACTTCACGTTTAACCAACATGAAACCTGTACCAATCTCTAGTACCTCAAGTGGTTCTGTAACAGAGAATTGTGCGGTGCCTTTAACTGGATTAAACACATAGTCACCAGTAACATTGGCCAATTGGTTTGGATCAATTTCTGGATTGCGTTCAATTGCTTTCTTAACAGCACGCCATTTAATTGCCTTCTTTGGATATGGACCACCAATAACATCTTTATCTAATGCTAGAAGTGCCAATACATCCTTAGGATCGAAGTGAATGTCTGAGTCAATAAACAATAGGTGTGTGCAGTCTGAACGATCCAAGAATTCATCAACTAGATAGTTTCTTGCACGAGTGATTAAAGATTCGTTGAAAAGAAATGAGAATTTCACTTGAACACCATATTGCATACACAATGCTTGTAGGTCTAAACAGGCCTTTGCGTATAGACCGTGGTTCATACCACCGTACATAGGTGTCGCAACAAAAATACTTTTCTTTTGTAAATCTTCTTTTTTAATTGAAATTTCCATTTGCTCTCCAAAAATAAAAAAAGGGGAGAGCCATGGACTGGCTACTCCCCGTAATGCCTATTGATTAGGCAGTTAGGCTGTAGCCAGACTTGAGTGCAGCACGAACCATTGCTTTGGTTGGCTTACCCAAGCGGTAAGAAGCAACTTTGGAACCATCACCACGAGTTTTGGTGTTAGTATAGATGACATGGCCTTCTTGGCGCAATTCATCAATACGAGCAGACACGTTGGTGATACCAAATCGTGCTTGCGCTTGAGCGACTGTCAAGGTGTTGTAACCTTCTGTCTTGCTCAAATAGTTCAAAATCTTTTGTTTAGCGGATACTTTAGTCATATCAATCTCCAATAACGAGTTAAAAATAAAATCTTGCATTTGCAAGTATCACTATTATACTATTATATAGTATGCTTGTCAAGCGTCCTACCTACCAACTTGTGGTAAATATTTCGCCTTGGTTTCTTCCCATGTTAGGTAGATGAGGTCATCATAGAACAAGGACTCATACGACACATTGTTCTTCTTCTTCAACATGGAAATACGGCCTTTGGCATATTTGGTTTTCCAAATTTCCGTCAAGGCCTCAACACTGGTATCAAAGGATTTTACCAGTTTATCTTCCGTAATTTCTTTACGGAGGAATTCGGGTGTATTGTCATATAGTGGTGAGAAATAAATGCCACGCTGGTGGGCACATTTAACCAATTCTTTTGGTACTTTCAACTTACTATATGCAAAATGTAATGTGCGATTTTTATGGTCACGCTTGTATGGTAGACCATTTGGTTTCTTGGCTTCCCACCATTCAAAGTAATGACGAGTGTGATTCTCTTTTACCCAATCGTATATTTTGTTGAGTATATCACGGTTAGGGTCAAAAGCCACTGAGCCGCTACTGAATCCCATTTTAGTCCAGTGCTCGAGTCCATCATACTGAGATAACCCATTGGACTTTGTATTGCCATATAAAGAAGTAGTTGTAACGCCAACAAGAATGTTATCATATTGTCTTTTCCAATCTTCCTGAACTGTGTCAGATAAACATAACAACGCCAACAACTTACCACCCATATAATTAAAACCGAGTGGTTGTAGTGGCACAATCGTAGAACCAATTGCAGTATGATTAATCATATTGCCTGTTGTTTTAATGTCTTTAGGCCAACCAATGAACTTATCCCTTGGTGTCAAATCCAAAAAGTCTGAACTGATACAGATAACGCCAAGATATTTACCAGTAACCTCATCAATCACGGTGTAGAACAGGTTGCGTCCAATATTGGAGTTGTTCTTCATTGTAGATGAGAATGTACGCAAGGTGTTCCATTTGTCTGCCAACGGACCATTAGACAAAATCATCTTAGGTTTTAAATTGGCATAATCATCTGGTGATTGTGGCATCCAAATATTATCTTTAATATCTGTAATTACTTTTTCGGTTGATGTATCAATCAACTGTGTTTCATTACCATACAATGTAGTAATATCTCTTGTAGGAAACTTTTCGTGTACCTCGCACCATTTCTGGTACAAGGTATACTCACGAACATCCATTTGAGATTTAATTGTTAAGTCATCAATAATTTCTTGGCGTAGTCGGTCTGTATCAATGTGTGTGAAGCGCTCTGGTTCATTTTTAATTTGCCAGAGTCTCCATTGTTCATCAATATCAGGTATTTGTTTTTTGGTCGCCATTCTGTGTAAATTTTTTAATCAATTGCTGTGCAGCATTTAAGGGTTTAGATTCATCCACAGGCACATTTCTTGGTTTGTTTAACGCAACATAACGCTTGAGTTGTCTAGAAAACTTTTCTCTTTTCTTTTCAACCTTCTTCAAACCTTGTTTTAGTGCCAACGGTTTTACACGATTAGTATACACTATTCCGTTCATGTGGTCAAGCTCGTGGAGGAAACAACGAGCGGTTAAACCGGTAAACTTCTTGGTTTTTTTCTCCCCTGTGAAGTCCTGGTATTCCACTTCAATGCTTTGTGGTCTGGTAATGTAGAGTGACAACATTGGGAAAGACAAACAGGCTTCTGGCATGTGGATAGTTTCTTCACTAACGGCAAGTACCTTTGGATTGAAATATGCCACATACTCATCACCGGTACCCATAACGAATACACGATATTCAAAACCACATTGGTTGGCTGATAGACCATAACCATTGTATTTTTTGCATGTTTCTACCAATGAAGATGCAAAGTCGGCAGGATTAATAGGTGCATTTTCAAAGTCAAACTCTGGCAGGACTTTTGAAACTGCTTCATGTGAATAGTGAACCAAATCGAATGTTTCAATTTCTGGTTCCTTTTTAACATCTGTTTCCTTTTTTGTATCGTATAAAACGATTTTGTCATCATCAATATCAGTTACTTCATTTTGTGTATTCATTTTGTGTATCCTTTAAGTAGTCATCAAAAGCATTACGATTTTTTTCATATATTCCTAAACCATTGTTGCATGTTACACACAACAAACCACGATATTTTCCCGTCACATGGTCATGGTCCACATGTGGCACTTTCATCTCCTTATTACAGATTTTACACTTACCTTGTTGTTTTGTCAACTCAGTTAGATATCTGTCATAGGACATATCAATAATACCACGAGATTTCCATTGTTTTTCTGATATTACCGAACGATTTTCTTTTCGGTATTTCACATAAGTTGATTGGTATTTCTCGTAGTTTTCTTTATATAAATCTGGATTTTGTTCCAATTTATTTTGCCTATACGACTTAGCCTGTTCCTTTAATTCACCTTTACGCATTTCTTTATAAAGTTTCATGTAATTTGGATCCGACCTTTCGGGTAAGTCTGCGTATTTTTTCTTTCTAGCCATTAATATTTCAAATAAGTTATTTTTATTTATTTATAAAAAAACAAACTGTAACTTATTTTGCGATACGACTAAAATTACCTTTCTTTTCAAATTTAATTACGGATCTAAATTTATCGAACAGTTGGTCGCCTTTGTGGGATATTACAAACACGTTTGTATCTGTCCCCATTTCATTAATCAATTTTAAAAATTCCTCAGTACCTACTGTATCTAGTGAAGAATCAAACACTTCGTCCAAAATTAATAGATTGGTGTTGGTACTATTCTTCAACTTGGCAATCTGTCTCCATGTAAACAATAATGCCAGGTCGATACGCATCTTCTCACCTTCAGAGAAATTGGCATAAGAGAATTCATCACGGTGCCTACTCTTAATTGTTTCTTCAAAGTTTTCGTTTATGTTAAAGTTAACAAAGAAGTCCATTGCTGATAAATATTTGTTTATCAATTTATTCATAATTGGTAGATACTGTTTAATAATTCTGGACTTAATACCACCATCTTTCAATAATGTACCGGCATATTCCAAATACTGTTTGTCTACTAATAATGTTTGATATCCTTGTTCGCTTTGTTCTAGTTCTTTTCGCAGCGATGTTAGTCGCTCATTATCTTGCTCGCTGGTTTCCACTTTAGTGGAAAGTTCCTTTATTTCCTCATTCAACTTCGTAATATAATTGTTGATTGCAGAGATTGTGGCATTATTCTTTGTAATCTCACTTTGGTGGTCAGTAATATGTTCCAATAATTTGGTTAACTTATCAATCTCATCGTTGACCTTTGTGAGCTCTGCCTCAACTTCTTCAAGATTCTTTTTCTGTGTGATAATTTTATCATTCTTTTCTTGTACTTGAGTTGATTTCCAATCTTCTGTAATGGCCTGTTTACAGGTAGGACAGTCATGGTTTGTTTCATAGAATTCAATATCTTTCTCATGTCGTTTGATATTGGTCTGAATCTTGCCTTGAACTTGAAATAAACCTTTAGACTTCTTATCTAATTTACTTTTATTATCACCAACTTTGCTTTGTAAAACGGCAATATGTTTGTTAATAAGACCATTGTCTTTGTTTAATTTGATTGCCTGTATCTGAGAGGTGGCAATCTGTTCAACCTTCTTGGCAATCTCGGCATCGTTATGCTTCTTGTGTTCTTCAATAGACTCCAATTGCATTTTGATTTTTTCTTCAAGCAAAGTTATATCATATTTGACCTTGGTCAAACTATCTTTATTGCTTGAGAGTTTTTCTTTGACGCCACTATGCATAGTGGAAAAGATTTGAATGTCCAACAAGTCCTCAATGATTGCTCTGCGGTCAGCTGCCGATAGTTGCATAAAAGGAATGAAGGACGCCGAACCAAGGATGACAACCTGCGTGAAGGACTTGTAATTTAGTTTGAGGATATTTTCCTCTAGTACCTTTTGGTAGTCTTTAGCAGCTGCATCCTGGTTCAGCAGAACATTATTGCAGTAGATTTCAAACTTGTTTGGTTTGATACCACGAACAATCTTATATTTCTTAGTACCGATTTCAAACTCCACCTCAACCAAACAATCTTTTTGATTGATAGAGTTTACCAGTTGTGGTTTATTTATCTTACGAAACGGTTTACCAAACAAGGCAAAACACAAGGCATCCAATACTGTGGACTTGCCAGCACCATTCTGACCAATAATTAATGTATTAGTAGACTTGGTAAAATTAATTTCGGTGAAATGTGCTCCGGTGGAGATAAAGTTTTTCCACCTTACTTTTTGAAATAAAATCATGTTTCAGTATTCAATGCCTCTACGTAGAGTTCTCTCAATAATGTTTTCAACTTAGTATTATCTATGTTTTCTTCTGTGATACCATCAACATATTTGTTTAGAATTGTGATGGTATCTTCAGCCTGGTCAACATCTTCATCTGTAATGTCAGCTAGTTCTGTAAAATCTTCAGCGATTGTAATGTCCGCTGGGTTTACATTATACAGGTTATTCATAAACTTGTCAAATAGGTATGGATTGGTTTTATTCAATACAACCACTTTGACGTAGGTATTGGCATACGGTTTCAAATCTTTACTATCAATCTCTTTGATTGTTTCCGCCTTGTCATCATAGATGATGCGGTGAAACATTACGTTGGGATTTTGTACAAAGGTAAGGTCCCCGTTATCCAAATCAAATAAATGGAAACCACGAGGGTCGTTATAATCTTGCCACGTAAGTTCATATGGGTTACCAAGGTAGTGTATACCATCAATACTAGACTTGTGATGATAATGACCACTAAATGTAGCGGCAAATTTACGAAATATTGCACGGTCTAATCCTTCTTGTGATTGCATACCACGATGCATGGCGAAGCCAGATATTTCTAGGTGTCCCATACAAATCGTAGCATCCGTGTCTTTGATTGTTGCCATACTATCTTCATAGTTATCGGCACAAATCCAAGGTAACATACAAATTTTATGATAACCAATTTGGAGGGTTGTTGGGTGTGATATTACATTAATGTTTGTATATTCATCCAACAACAGCTTAATTGAGTTTACTTCGTTCGTATTCTTAAAATAGGTATCGTGGTTACCAGCCAACATGTGTACATCAATATTCATACTCCAAAGTTTGTTAAAGAACATCTCTTTAGCACGCTTCAGTGTATAAAAATTAACATACTTTCTACGGTCGAATGTGTCTCCAAGAATTAGTACACAACATATCTTTTCTTCCACCAATTTAGGAAAGAAAGTTTCATTGTAGAACTTCTCGTAGTAATCTAGGAACTGTGGTGAATCATTGCGAGCACCAAAGTGTTGGTCAGTTATAATTGCTATTTTCATAAAACTATTATAACATTATTCCATGAACTTTTCAATACCTTCAGGCTTCTTTGCCGATTTGGCGTCTTTCTTTGCCTGTCTGGCATCTTCATAGTTCTCAATAAACTCTGCAATGTTATCATACAATGCGAATTGATTTGTTGTACCATCTTCACCTTCCAACATTTCAAACTCATCCAAAATACCAATTTGTTCTGTTGATTTGTATTTGATATAAAGTTGTTTCTTTTCTTTCTGTATGCGTCTAAGAAATGCGTAGTAGATAATCTGTGTGAAGTATGCAAATGGGTTCTTTGATTTGGTAGGATCAAAGTTGTTGAAGTACATTAAACAGTTCTCAATACCATCCGAAATCATTTCATCACGGTAAGTATAGTTAATAAAATTTGGCTTGTGTGATAGACCTTCGGCAATTTTCATCCAACATTCGCCGATGTAGTTCGGTATCTTGGGTTCTGGTTTGCCGTTCTTCTTTGCTTCCTCACAGGCAGACTTGTAATCTACCAGAGCTTTGAGAAAGTCTGCATTATTAACATATTCTTTAGGTTTTTTAGTCGGTTGGTTCATAATTTATTCAAGTTTACCATAAAAAGTTGTTGACAAAGGGCTTGACATGTGATACAGTCCACGGTGTAGCCCGGTTGATGATGTTAATGGAATTTAATTCCTTTATTATCTTCTAGTTCAGCTAAGGCTTCTAACATATCTTGGATATCTTCCTTATCTTTAGATTCTTTCAAAGCTTTATTCATTTGCTTTACCGTATTGACATAATATTCTTCAAAATCTTCATTTGGTTCCATAGTGCAAAGTATCTCGGAGTTTTTAATAACCACAGATTTATCTTTCATAATGGCCAATGGCAACCAATGTTGCATTACAAGGTTTTGATTACGCAATTCAAACATCATTGGATTGGTAAGTTCCACTTCACCATTGGGTTGGTCACCCATATCATGTTTATAGAAAACATTACTGATTACATCCAAACCGTCTTTGAATCTTACAATTTTAACTGTCATTTTTTAAGTCCTATATTGTAAATCTTAAAAGGGAACTTCTCCTCAGTATATATCTTTACTCTTTCCACGAAATGTCGTAGAGTAAAGTTCATGTGTTTTTTGTGTCTGAGGTCATCTGCAATGTCGTAGAGTGTTGCTTGTTCTTTGCCTTCCGATTTGCGAAGGCCTCGTCCAATAGATTGAAGATTGCGAACTCGTGACTTTGACGGAGATGCGAAAACAATATTATGCAAGTTACGAATATTAATTCCAGTAGAATAAGTGCCATAAGAAGCCACAATAATTGCGTCACTTTCCTTCTCCATGATTGCACGAACCTTTTCTCGGTCTTCCGTGTCCACGCCTCCGTGGATAAAATAAACATTTCTGCCATTAAGTTTTTCGGCACCCTTAATCATATCATACAATACACTACCATGTTTTTCTACCTGTTGGAACAATACCAATGAGTTTTTATCCATACTCAATGCCAGATTGCGTATGAATTTGTTCCGTGATTCTGATTTAATAAGGTATTCCATTTCTTCCTGATATGTCCACTTGGTACTATCTTCACAAATATCATCAGGGTGTTTCAATATCAGGCATTTAATATCAAAAGCAGTTACTTTACCTTGTTCAATAAGTTCTTTTGTTGTGATGATTTGTTTTGCAGGACCAAATAGACCTTCCAAAACCAACTTGTGTGTCTTAGTTCCATCCAAAGTACCAGTCATACCAATACGATACTGTGTATTTGATAGTGAGGTCATAATTGTGGTCAACGATTGAGCCTTGAACAAGTGTGCCTCATCACCAATAACATAATCAAACTGTTCAAAGAATTCTTTAGGCATTTTGAACAGAGATTGCCATGTTGATATTGTCAATGACTTATCTGTTTCTTTGACCATACCTTTGTAGTCATAGATTTTATGTACATTATCTTCAACATAAAAACCATTGTGAGATGAGTAATCTTGGAAGTCCGTATACATCTGTTCAACCAAAGATGTGGTCGGAACAATCATAAGACCTTTAAGTTGATGATAATTGTGCAACTGTCTATACAATAGATATGCAATCAGGGACTTACCAGACGATGTTGGAGACACGAATAGTGCTCTATGTGACTGCATGGCATGTACAAACGCATCCAACTGGTGCGGATGCACTTCCAATTTCTTTCCTTGTGAATGTATATTGAGGTTGTCTGCAAACTTCTTTGCGTGGTACATTGAGAATTCAGATTCAACAATATCATCCTCATAACTATACTCTCTATCTTCACAGAAAGCTTTGATGTATGGAATTAGACCAAGATATATTTGTTGTGTTTGTAGATTGAATAACCGTATCTTACCGTCCCAGATTTTATTCCTGAAGGCAGGAACAAACTGGAAACCTGGTACAAAGAAGGTGAAGAACTGAGATAGTTCCATGGCCACATGACGCTCGCAGGTCACCTTGGCATACACACCATCTTTTTTGGTTATAACAACATCACTGGCCATTTACAAATTTTTCCCATGAAATAAAATCACGCAGCTGCCATGTTCTTTGTTTCAATTCGTTCATAATAGATTCAATAACTGATACAACTTCTTCATGGTAGACCTTCTTTTCAAGTAACTTGATAAGGTCTTTGTCTGCTTCTAAGTATGTAGTAATGTCAGATTTGAGTGTAAATTGGAATGGTTCCCAACCATATTGTTCCAATTCTTCTTGTGTGGTTTTGCCTGTGTAGTATTCCCATTTAATCTTACGCATACGCAGATAATCAAAATGTGCCTTCTTTGCGGCAATCTTGTGTTTGGTCAACTCGGCAAGATACTTACTGTGTAGTGTGGGAATCTTCAATAATTCTTTAGATGGTTCTGTTTGGTCTATGACCGCATCTACTTCCCACCATTTCAAAATGTGCTCTAGATTTTCCATAATTAATAATAAAAACAAATAATGTAGATTATATCAGAAGTCAATCACAAAGGCAATACTTCGTAGTAATTAAAGTTAAAAGTTACCGTAGAATAAATTATGTTATCGGCAGACTGTGTGGTATCAAAATTGATATCGGTCATGTCAACTGGAAATACATTATGAAATTGTATACGAGCAATTGGATTGTTTAACGCAGACATGACGGTAAGTGTTGCGTCTGATACTGTACTACCACCTTGGAGTTCCAATAACCTTTTTCTTTCATCCATATTTGGGTGTGCCAATGCCAAGAACCAATCATACATGTTTTTCCATGCAGTCAATTCTTCATCAACAATATAGGTAACATTCAGACTATTAAATGATAGTTTATGACCTGGGTAATTAATGTCCAAAGTTGGAGTATTAAATGGTGCAGAACCCATTGACATACCAGGTATGTTTACTTGTTGACAGAAATATGGTACCGCACCAGTTCTATTGAATGATAATAGAAATTTACTGGGTTGTAACGGGTTTGTATTCTGTGGATTTCTGTTAAGAACTGTCATTGTTTCTCCTATACTACTATTTAGGAGCCAATTTTAAGACACTTCCAACCCTTGTGTTGCTTCAGTATGCCTTGTGATACCTTGACCATATTACCTTGATCCAGTGAATTGTCTGAACAAAACTTTCTAAGGTTTACTATATTGAAAGATTTGCCTTCTGGATTAGTAACTAACCAAGAACACGAAAATGTTTCTCTAGCTCTATCTTTTTGGTGTTCAGATTGCTTAAATCCTTTTGCACTTTCTGCTCTATTTCGTATATGTTGTGGTGTTTGTTTTGAACCCATTTTAGTTTCACTTATTGCTTTTTTGGTTTCTTCTGAACGAGTTTTTTCATAGAACCTTATATGAGAATTATTTTTTAATGAATCCATATCAAAAGGAAATGTTTTCAAACTTTCAAAAATATCATCCATTTTTCTAAAAACCTTATGTAATAGATATACAAAAAGAGGGTACCGAAGTACCCTCTAAAAGTGTCACTCTTAACGGTGACTTATTGTAAAAACCAAATCACATTAAATTCTTGACTTGGAAAATACGGTAGTAAACGTTTGAACGAGAGTTCAAAGCACCGTTACCAACTGTTAGACCTGTTGCAAATGGGTTAGCAACCATGCCGTAACGAGTCTTGAAACCAATCTTTGGTTGGAATGTGTACTGGTCAACAGCACGAACCATTTGTAGAGGTACGTATGGGCAGTAGAACAAACCAGCGTCATAAGGAGAAGTACCCTTATAACCGATTGTTACCAATTCTTGGTTAGATGTGTAACCACCGAAGTATGGGTCGATATAGACCTTGATACGACCGTGCAACATACCAGCGAATGTGTTGCCTGTATCGTCAACTTGCAAGTCAGCAGACAAAGCAGGTGTATATTGCAACACGCCAGCCATAGCCATAGCAGAAGCAACGTCTGATGATACAATCATCACGTTACCTTTACCACGACGAGTTTGTTTTGCAATAACGTTTGCATCACGTTCGATTTGGAAAATCAAACCTTTGAAACGTTCAACTGACCAACGACCGTTAGAGTCTGTGTCCAAGTCGAAAGCACCAGCTGTTGTAACACCGTACTGAGCACCTGCAACAGCAGTTGTGTAGATTGTACGGATAACTTCACGGTTGATTTCAGCCAAGATTTCTGTTGACAGAATGTTAGACAATTCTGTTTCAGCATCCAAACCATGGATTGCCTTCAAGTCTTGTGCCAATTCAAGTGAGTATTCTGCCTTCAAAGCACGGCTTTGAGCAGTAACTGTAACCTTCTCGATAGAGAAAGCCATTTGATTGAACATACCTGTTGAAGTGTCTGCACCCAAACCTTCAGCAGTAGATGTTCTCATGCCGATACCAGTTGTGAAGCTGTTAGCAGTCAAGTCAGCACCAGTGTTTGTAACGATGTCTGTTGCATTGTTACCACGGAAGCCATACAAGTTACCAGATGAACCAGCACCTGAGAAGATTGTGTTAGCTTCGTTGAAGAATGCTTCGTTAGAGTCGCCTGTACCAGCTGTACCCATTGCATTGTACTTAGCACGCATTGCGAAGATTAGACCTGTAGGTCCTGTCATTGGCTGAACGCCAGCAACATCATACGCAATCAAGTTTGGCAATGCACGGCGAACCAAGCTAATCAAGATTGGGTCGAAGTTTTGAACACCAGCGCCTGTCACGTTTGTAGGTGCAGCACTGTATGTTGTTTCGTTCAACTGCTGAGCAGCAGCTGACATTTCACGTTGTTGGTTTTCCAAAACCAAAGCTGTAACAGCTTTCTTGTATGGATCTTTAATAGCTTCTAATTCTGGGTGTTCCAGAACTGGTTGCCATTTTTGTTGTAGTTCTTCAGATAGAAACATTAGTTTTCTCCTTGTTAGTTTCTTTTAGATTCGGTAATTTTTATTTATTTTACCACAGATTTTGAGATTGCTGATGCGGCAGCATTAATCAAAGGATCAGCAGAAGCAGTTGTCTTAACTTCTGGTTTATCTTCTTCGATTTGTACTTCCTCATTCAATGCAGAACTGTCAGCAGCTTTAACGGCTTCAGTGAAATACGATGTTCTCAATGTTACCAGTTTGTCTGCAAATTCTTCATCGGTAGTAAACTCAACACTCTCTGCAAGTGACTTCATTTTTTCTACCTGTGTCTGCGTTAGGCCTTCACATACTGCATGGATCGCCTCATTCTTTTTGTGTTCGTTCAATTCTTTGCGTAATTCAACGGCAGATTGGATTTCTTCATTGATTTGAGCTTCCAATTCTTCAACTTTGTTTGTCAATTCTTCTACGACATCCACTTTTTCTTCTGGGATATCAATGTAGTGTTCAACGAACAAGTTCTTCAAACCAGCAATGAATTCTTCTACGATTTCAGCACGTAGACCTTTTTCGATTGCCAATGTGTTTTCTTTAACCCATTCTTCTGCCATGTAACCGATGTAGTCATCCAACTTGGCAGACAAGTCGTTCTTAACTTCTTCAACGGCTAATTCAAATTCTTCAAACAAAGCTTCTTCAACTTCTTCCATCATTGCTTGTGTACGGGCAATAACGGCAGCTTCAAAAATTGTAGATGCCTTTTCTTTGAAATCTTCTGATAATTCTTCACCAGACAATAGAGCAGAAACGTCTGCGTCCATATCTTCTTTCATTTTTTGTTTCTTCAACATAGCCTTAATCATTTTCTTATCTTCGGCTGCGTCTTCGTGACCTTCATCTTTTTCTTCAGATACAACAGACTCATCTTCTACTTTTTCTTCAGCATAAGATTGGAATGTGGCACCTGGGTTGGCGTGGAATGTTTGTTGTGCTAATTTAGCCTTAACACGGTCACGAATGTTTTCGTATGATGTTGGTTCTGCTTGAGAAACAGCGTGTTCAGAACCTTGTGTTTCTGCTGGACCAGACAACTTAGCACCTGGTTGTGCGCCAACTGGTGGTGTTGCGCCTGGAGGTGTTGCTGTTGGTGCACCTTTTGTATAGTCTGGCTTATCGTCATCTTTCTTATCAACAACGTCAGCAACTTCACCAGCATCTTTTGTGCCATATGCAACTGATGTAGGTAGTTTTTGTGGACCATCTTGACCGCTTTTCTTAGATGCAATGTTGGAATCGAAAGTTTCTTTTGCACCTTCTGTCAAAATTGCTTTAGCGGCGTCTGTCAGATTAAATTTTCCCATTTTGAGAATCTCCTTGATTTTTATATTGGATATTTATAATTAAAGTTTTTTGATGAGGTTTTCAAATATCTTCAGACTTACTGATTCAATTTCTTTACGAGAAGCTTGACGAACTTGTGTCTTTGCTTCTTCAAACTGTTGTTCAGTCCAAATACCATTTACCATCACCCATTCTTTACCTTCCATAATACCTTGCACGAAAGCGCCTGGTGCAGAAGGGTCTGCTACAATATCTGCCGCTGTGGCCAGATGAAAGTCTCCTTGAACAACGTTGATGCCATTCTCCATCTTTAGTGAACCCATACCACGTGATGACACGCCGAGTTGAGCACCACCTTCGATTAGGTTTCTGGCAATATTGCCCATTGGTGTTTCAAGAATTTTAGCTTTGCCTATCCATGCATTACCTTCTTGACGCAGGCCAACAATTAAATGTGACACACGGTCTAAGTTGATGGAAGGTGTATCTGGGTGTCCCAGTTCACCAAAGGCACGATTTTTAGATACATATTCTTCTGTATAACGAGCAACTTCATTACGCATTGTTTCTTCTTTGTACATGCGTTTGTTGCGGTTAACAGCTTCTGCAACAAGGAAAGGACCCTCAATGTATAGGGTTTTCTTTCCGTCTTTTTCTTCTGTTAAGTAATTTACATTCTCAACAAGTTCTTTAATGAGTTTCATAGGTTACCTTATGGACGAATGTTATATGGAGCGTAGTTGAATGCTGCAGGATCATTGAACTGACCACGTTGGTAGTATGCATTGTCTTTGCGTAGTTCCAGTATAATTGTGTAACTATCGCCAGATACCATACCTCTTGTTACTACACCAATATCACCCTTGCAACCTGTTGTACCCGCTGCGTTATTTGGAATGGTTGTCCAGTTACCCATACCATCAAATTCTCCGTTGCCGTTTAAGAACATGATAGTTTTAGGTGTTGCTGCGTTCCATGTTAATTGGACATCACCTGTTACTGAACAATCATACCATACACGGTTGATTGCTAGTCCGTAATAACCCAATGTTGTATTTGCTGAACCACCTTGGTTGTTTGCAACAAGATAACCATTAGTTGCTAATGCGCCGTAAAGTGTGTTTGCTTGAATACGAACTACGTTTGCTTCTTGTCCTGTACCGTCAAAAGATGCTGTTAACTTAATAACAGTATGTTCTGTGGTGTCTTTAATGACTTGATATTCGTATGAGTTTGCCATTATTTTTTCCTATTATTGTGCTTGTGTAATTGCTACATCATCAGCAGTTGCCATTGGATCAGGCTGATTAAACATAGTTTTTGCAACTTCCATTTTCTTTGCTTCAATATGTGCCATAACTTTGTCTTGCAAAGCTGAATAGAAAGCATTACGCATTTCTAGTGCTTGGTCGTTTTCTGCGTAGTCGATGATTTGTCTTGTTGTCATAATTTTCTCCTAATGAAATATTTATAGTATTCGCTTCAATTTGGTAAATGTATTATCTTCTTTCAGACTCAAATCACCTTTAACACTGCTTGATTCTGATTTTGATTTTTCTTTTGGTTTAGAACTTGTACTTGAAGAAGATGAAGAACCGCCACCGGATTGTGCAGGATCTTGCGGCATAGCTTGTGCCATAGCAACTTGGTTCTCTGCATCAACTTGACCTACCATTTGTGCTTGTGCAACTTGGTTGGTTACTTCAACTGGCAATCCGTTACCTTCTGCCTTTTCTTGTTCGATTTCATCTTCCATCTGAGCAATTTCATCATCGTTCATACGCAATACATTACGCTGAATCCATGCTTGAGAGAAATAACGACCTGTATATGGGTCAACTGCACCCAACAATTGTAAACGATTGGTCATCAACTCTGCATCTTTTAGTTCAGAGAAGTTGTTGTCTTTGATGAAGTCATAGTGAATGTTTTCTTTGAACAAGTCCCATTCTTCTGCTGTACAAATACCTTTCAATACACATTGCACACGCAATGCTTGGTCAAATACCTCAGAGAACTTGTTGCGTAGACGGTCAACAAACTTGGAGAACTTCAGTTCGTCACGGGTGATTTCACCTGTACGACCTAAAGAGAAACCAGAAGTCTCAGGATTCAATCTGGAGATAGGAACGCAAAGAGCTTTGTATAGTTTCTTTTCAAAATATTTAACATCTTCCAACTCACCTAGGTTCTGTCCACCTGGTAGTGTGGTGATTTCTGTACCCTTGCCACCTTCACGGCGAGGTAACCAGAAGTCTTCCATCATAGACATGAATTTACGGTCATCACGGACTTCACCTGTGTTGGCATCATATACCAACTTGTTCTTGTACTTGACCATGATATCACGGAGATATTGTTCTGCTTTTAATTTTGGTAAGTTACCAACATCAATGTAGAAAATACGGCGTTCTGGTGCACGAGAGATACGATAGATAACTGTCGCATCTTCAATCATACGCAACTGGTTGAGTGGTTTAATTGCCTTGTGTAGGTAACTCAACACAACAGCTCTGCGAGAATCCATCAAACCAGAAACAACATTGACGATTGAATCTGTTGTGATACGAACACCAACAGGACCAAAATTGGATGAAGATGCAGTTACCACTTTGTCGTTGTAAATGTAATACTCATTTACAGTTTTCATTACTTCTGCGCCTGTGCGTTCATCTTTTTGTTTCTTAATCTCACGCACTTTACGCAAACGGCGTGGATCCACATAACGCAATTCTTTGATACCTTCTTGTGGTTTCTCACGGTCAATAATCATATGATAGAATAAACGACCATCAACATAGAATCTACGGAAGATATCTTGTGCCATATTGTTGTAGTTCATCATTCTTAGAATGGTTTGGAACTCCGCCTTAATAGCATTCTTAATTTTTTCTGGTTGTTTTAAATTGTCCAGTACAATCTCAATTATTTTGCCGTCATCGTCTTGACAAATGGCTTCATTAACTATGTCATCTATCGCTGACTCAATTTCTGGTTGCATTGCCATTTCACGGTAACGAGAAATTAATTCAACCTCATTCTTAGCTGTACCGTCTAAGTCTACATATGTGCCGTAATAAGCGGCAGATGTGATAGTTAATGCGCCGTCTTCCTGTGCGGGAGGCGTAAACGATTGTTGGTTTGTTTGTTCTTCCTCATCTTTCTGACGAGAAATTGTAAAACCGAAAAGTGAAAATTTATTAGGTGTTGCCATATTTTTTAGATAATAATAAAATCAAGAAAACATAAAAGGAGGACCGAAGTCCTCCATATAAGTCATTAAGTTGTTGTTTCAGTTTGCCAGTATTGATAAGCAAATGTCACAGCGAATTCTTCGATTGTGTCATTTGAACCCCAATCCAAATCAATTGGTGCCAAATCAACAGGGAACAAACCTACAAACGTGTAACGCTTCAATTCATTTCCAGTTTTGCCGTACTGAATAACTTCAGCATCAACAGAATAACTGGATGGATTGATTGCGGCGCCATCACGAACATTACCTGCGTGACTGTTAACTGCGTTCATCCAAGATTCGATAGTATTTCTAATTGTAAAATCTTCATCGTTGATGACTGTAATTGTCCAGTCTGGGAATGTTCTGTTACCTGCGAACTTCAGTTCACGACCAAAGTATGGTACTGAAACCATACCTACGGTTGAACCTGGTAGTTGTGCAGCTTTAGCCATAAAAGTTGCCTTTTGGCTAGCAGCAACACCGTTTGCAACTAATGCTGGGAATGTTAGAGAGACTTGAAACAGATTGGGACGGGCACCGTCACCAACCATGTTCGCTCTAAATTCTGCTACGTTAAATGCCATTGTAATCTCCTAGTTATGATTTATTTATTAAGCCACACCAACGATGGTATTGAAGTCTACACCAGTTCCAACAGCAACAAAGTTCAATTGGATGAAGTTGACTGAACGAGAAGGCTTAATATAAATGTCACCAACAAATTGGTTGGAATCTATAACTTGTGCTGTGTTATTGGTTGTATCGCATACCACTTTGAAATCTGTGATACCACGGCGACCTTGAACATCACGCAAGAATGGAGTAACAGTAGAAACAAACTGAGCACGAGTGAACTCATCGTTTTGTTCAAACAATGAATACTTAGCGGATGTTGCAATTGCCTTTTCCAATACCAAGAATAGTCTACGGACATTAATACGGTCAAATGCAGATGGTTTGTTTGTCAATGTCTTGTCGCCAAACAATACGATACCTTGACCTGGGAATGATACAACAGGGTTAACACCTGCGGCATACAATGTGTCACGCTGAGTTTTGTTTGGATTCCATGCCAACTTGATGGCGTTTTTAATTTGACCACGACTTAGACCAGCTGGTGAGAACCATGGGTCACGAACTGTGTCTGTGTAAACACATAGACCAGCAATGTCACCGTTCAATGGAATCCAACGGTATACATTGTTGTACTTGTCGTATTGATATTTGTAACCAGAATCTGCAACTGCGTATGTAGAAGTTGTAGCCAAAGCAGTCAACCAAGAAGCAATGCTTGTTGTTTCGCTGCCTGCGTTATTAACAACTGCTGTAGATGGAGGAGATACAAAAGCAACACAATCTGCACGAGAAGCAGCAATTGTTGTGATAATATAGTTTTGTACATTTGAACCATGACCACCAGACAACAATAAAGAGATATCAATAGTTTCTTTGTTGTTAAACAAATCGTATGCGGATTCTACATTACCTTCTGTTGGTGAGGCATCAATACCACCTGCAAGAGAAATTAATTCTACTGCTGGTAATGTTGTAAATGCTGTTGAAGATGTTAATCCCCATGTAACAACTTGTGTTGCATAATCTGGTGGATCCATCGCATAAACATATTTTGAGTTATTGAATATAACTTGTTTCCAGTAATTTGAAACACCATTGATAACTGCGTCAGAAGCTTTTGAAATAAAAGGAAATGTTTCTAATACAGTACCTGCTGTACCTGTAAACAAACCATTTTCATCAATAACAACAACGTGCATTTCGTCTGCTGAACCGCCAGCTGTACTAATTTGTGTTGATGTTCCTGGAGCAGATGTGAAATAAGATTTGTATGCCCATGATGCAAATTGTGTTGAATTGTCACAAACAGCAACTTGCAATGAGTTACCTAATGCACCTGGGTAACGAGCAACAAAGGCGCCATAAGTACCACTATTATTTCTGTTTAAGTAAGATGCTTCAAAAACATCTTTATTTTTAATTAAAACTGTGGTTGAACCTGTTGCATTTTTTGAAGTAGAACCTACTGCACGAACAATATTCAAATTGTTACCATATGCCAAGAAGTTGGCAGCAGTAAAGAATGATGTTGCTGTGTTAGAATCTGGTTTACCAAAACGACTTACTAAAGTAATTTCATTATCAACTTGTGTAATTGTGTCTGCTGGGCCCCACTTGAATGCCCCTGCATATGCGCCAGCTGTAGTTAGGACAGAAGGGACAACGGTAGTTTGGTCAACTTCTGAAACGTTTACGCCTGGAGAGATTTGAAACGCCATTTTTTTCTCCTTGAATTATTATGTGTTCTTCTGGTAGTTTATACCATAGAGATATTTATGAAAGGCTGGATTTACAACCTGTCTAACATTTTTCTAGTGAAAGATGCATAGGTTTCACCACCATTTGCAACTTCCCACAAATCACCGTCAAGTATTTCAAAGTCATGTTCCAAACCATCTTCAATGATTGGTGCAGGAAGAACCTCATCGTCCATTTGGTTCATAGTCTCCAATTGGATTTGTTTACGAATATCGTGATTAACAATTTCTTTGAAATACTGTTGTGTTGTTACCCATCCAAAAATAACCAGTGACATTACCAAATCATCGTTGGCACCTAAGGCCGCCGCAAATGAATTCTTTTGTTGTTCAAATGTGGTCAATTCTGAGTATGTATCAAAGTCACAGATGGTTAATTTGTCACCTTCAATCAAAGTCTTTAGGTTAGAACAACCAATTGCCTTAACTTGAGGCGACATTTTCAGTCCCATTTGTATACCACGGGCAAAACCGGCAGACAGTTGTTGAGGTTTCTTATTGCCTGTGTATACTTTCCATAGGTTCTCATACTCAAAGTCTGCATGTAACGAGTCTGCCACCTGTGGATTGTTGTTGATTTCTACCAAAATATACGCATCGTTGTAATATCTGGCTGCGTTGTAGATGACGGTAGGGAAAAGAATAGGTGTGATTGACGAACTGGCATAAGTTGCCACTTGTTTGTATGGTGTTTGTGAGATATCAATAACTTGAAATGCAGAACAGTCCAAGTTTTTACCTTCAGACACATCAACACATATACAATACAAGTGGTCTGATTTTGCACCATCGGTTTCTTTGACTGGATGTTCATAGATTTTCATCAAGTCGTGTGTCGCCACAGGATCACGATATGCGATTGTCTGTAACTTGTAACCAGAAACCAGAGTATTGGATGAACCCAAGAACTCGGTTTCAAATTCTTGTCTAAACTGGCGTTCGCTTGTGTTACGGATTGTTTCTTCTTTCCATGCCTCATCACGACCTGGTACCATAGACCAGTGAATTTCAAAGGTCCTATAGTTGTTCTTTTTGTGAATGGCATCCATCCACAACTTGTAAAACAGATTCATACCGTTCGGTGTAGACACGATAATAATCTTGGAAGTTTTACCAGATGAAATAACAGGGTATACTGAGTTGAAGAATTCTTCAGCAATGTTGTTTGGAACGAACGCAAATTCGTCCAAGAATACCAAGTTAAATGAACCACCACGAACTGCGGATGATGAGGTAGAAGCTGCAACAATCTTAGAACCGTTCTCTAGTTCCACATTACCCTTGTTCCATACCACAATACCTTGTTGTAACCACATAGGTAAGTTTTCATACGCAAGTTGATATTTACCAAGAATGTCACGAGCTAGTGAACCCTTGTTAGCAAGAACGGCAACGTTTTGTTGGTCTGTGAATAATGTCAACCAAAGAAGGTATGCAACTGAGGTGGTAGTCTTACCAACCTGACGAGGACATTTGGTGATTGAGAATCTGTTTTCATGGTAGGTGCGAATCATTTCCTTTTGAAAAGGCCACATCTTAAACTTCATCAGACCCACATCAACGTTAACAATCGTTACATAGTTCTCTGCAAAGTATACTGGATCATTTGCACATCTTTTATATTCTTCAATTGTTTCTTTGGTCCATTCGACCTTGACGCCAACTTTTTTTAATAAAGGGTTATCTCTATATGAATCCTTGGCGTCTAAAGTATAATCGTCATCATCATCAATCATTATTTACCTTTGAGTAACTTGTTCAACTCTGCGGTGGAACCATTAAAGATAACAGCTTTATCAATTCGTGTATCACCATTTTGTTGTTTGCCGTCCATGGTACGCATTTGTTTTTGTACTGCCAGAAGTTCTTTGTTGGCATCTACCACATTCTTTAATAAAGTGGCATAAACTTCAAATGCTCTTGGGTGTTGACCTGCACTGGCAATTTGACGCAATTCTTCCATTGCATCTTTGCCATTATCTATTAAATCTTGTAAGTTGGACTTGGTTTGTTCATAGGCATCTGCCAGGTCGTTCTTTAGGTCTGGACCATCCACCGGTGTGTTATTGATAACCGGTAGCAATGGTTTTGATTCCTGTTCAACAGGAGTTACATCAAAAAGTTTTTCCATGTTTTTGTCAAATGTATTCATGTTGTTTAAGATTAATTATACTCGGTTATTGTTGTGTTGGCTGTCCAAGGCGATGCAGCGTTTGCATTTAATGGATCAGGAACAATATCAATTGTAACTCTTTGTGATGGTTCTACATTATAAGATGTAAATCTGTAATTTGCATTTGTCGTGTAACCATATATTGGTTGCGATGAAATGAAATTACCATCTATGTTCACAAGACTTAATTTATTGTTTGACCAACCGGTTACTTTTGCTGATGCGGTTGAATTTGTAGAACTAAACCCTTGATACACCAACTCGCCTATCTTATAGTCACCAGTTCCTGTTGTGGGATTCATTGAGAATCTAACTTCATCTTCACTGGTAATTTGTTCTAATATATTAGTGATAGAATTTTTAATAACATTTGTATCTGTTACTGGACCATAAACAAAACCTTTAACGGTAAAATTTAATGTCCAAATAATTAATCTAGGATCAGATTCTCTGTTGCCTTCATATTGAGTGTCATGTGTTGCACTATTGAGAATAACAGGAACTTCTTTTACGATTCCCATTTCTGGAATCAAATTCAGTTTGATTGTATAGTCTGGTGTGAAGTATGGTAAAATGTGTTCAATGACTTGTGTACCATCTTCAATATTTCTGATATACAAATATAGGTTGAAATCAAAATTGTATGGAACAGGAGTATATTGACCTTTTACACCAGTGGCTGTTTGTGCATAGTTTCTGATGTTTGTGTTTTGTTTTCTTGAAGGATCATATGTTAGACCCATCATTTCAAAAGACAACCTAGGTAAAGTCATTTGAACTTTTTTATCTAGATTATAATCTTCTTCCAGACGCAAAACATAGTGTTCTTTAGGTGCATATGTGATAGGCACCAAAAATCTTTCCGATTCGGTATTGTCTGGGTTATATCTAACCATGGTAATTTCGTTGAATAGGTTACCAAAACCTACAACCATTTTACGAATGATTCGATTATAAAATACGTTTGCCATTAAATTTCACCAAAAGGATTAGTTTCACTAAAGTCTATAATAGAATTTGCTTGTTGTTCTATATACAGATTGTCATATTTTTCATTGTGTAATTCTACATCTAATGGATCATATGATGACAATCTGAATCGTGCATTACTTGTTGCGCCAATTACCAAATTATTGGCTGCAAATTCACCAGAAATGTTTGTGATTGAAAGAACTCTTGTGTCTGCAACCCATTCTGATACTGTACCAAAAGCTGTTGCGTTTGCAAGTGTTAAATCGGATGAATGATATACTATTTCTTTGTATTCATAGTTGCCGATACCACCCGAACGCATTTGCATGTCGATGGTATAAGCAGAATTGTCCACAATCATGTCGATATCTGGTACACCAGTGTCGATAACTTCCTGTGAATACTTGAATTTCTCCATTTCGATTTCGTAGAAGAATGGTATCTTACGACCTAATGTGAAGAAGTCTTTTGTTTGATTCACAAACTTAATCTCAAACAATTCACCAGTACCATTTAGAAATGGAACATAAATCAAATCACCTTCACGAGGTCTTGTGAATGTATTTTGTGGTACTCTTTGGGAGAATGAACGCTTAGAAATAATAACATTAACATTGTTTTTAATTTCTAGGCCAAATTTGGAGAAGAATTCTCTTTCACCACTATACTCTAAAGCACTAGACAAATAGAATTCAATTGGAAATGCCGATTGGAATTTCTTAACTGGATCTTCACCATACAACAAATCTCTGGCAGTATCATTGTCATTAGGAAGATAGAAGGCGTCAGAACCCATAATCTTAATTGATTCTACAATTAAGTCTTCCACAACCCTCTGCTCATTGAGAGCGTTGTAATTATTGAAGTATACACTTGTTGCCATGTTAATTCATATACCAGTCTAACATACCACCATAGTTTTTTTCCATGTCAGCTTCTAAAGTTTTCTTTTCTTCTTCCGCTTCGTCATAGATTTTGTCGCCATTTAGAACGACACCACCAGGCAATTGTATACCACCAAACTTTTTAAGGTTGGAACCCCATTGTTTCTTAATCAATGCGGTTGCATATTCTTTTAACCAACGGTCATTCCAAACTTGGCCATAAGTTTCTGGATCCAATGTTGCATAACATTCTGCAACAACTGTGGTGCCAACTGGTGCCTGAGATTGACCCCACGCCCAATCAATCATCAGTCTTTGCATGTGACGATTGAAACGAATTGGTACTTCACCTGTGAACATTAGTTCCAGAGAACGCAAGTGTTGTTGAGTTAGTGTATAGTTGATGTATGATGCGGATGTGAAATCATACAATTCGTTTAGACGCAACTGGTATCTCAAATCAAACATATTGATTGAGGATTGTGAATCTTGAATTGGGAAAATGCGTGTAACACCAGTAATTTCTAGTGTGTTGTTTGCACGGTCTTGTGCCTGAGTCAGGTCCAAATAACGGTTGTCTATATCCGTTTGGTCTATTTTTTTGATGTAATAAACTTTTTGTAGACCGTCAAAATGGTAATCGTGCCAATACTGTAAAGCATCGTCAATACGGTCTTCTATCTGGTCATCATCAACGTTGATATCTATGACTGGGAAACCTAGACGTTTTAGGCAATAATTCTTGAAGGCGGCTCTATCTGTGATTGTAGCCATTACTAAAACTCCTTATAATAAGGTATTTATATTCGACCCCATCCTATGCCATTCCACACTCTTTCGTGACACCAGTAGATAAACGGTTTTACAACCATTTCTGTGGCACCTATACTCAGACTAACTATCCATTCGCCAGTAAAAGCATAAGAAATTAACATCGTGGTAAATGTACCACAGAACCTGTAACTATATGCCTTTACAAAGCTTCTGGTTGCAGTTTCAGATTTATTTAAGGCCCATTGATTTACGAATTTTTGTAGCAGAGATTTCATGTGTCTTATCATCAAATACCTCTTGTTCAATCTTATATCCCACATCACGTCCATAGGTAATGTTTACAATATTTGGCACAACCTGAATTTCATATTTTCCCTGGTAAATAGGGTCCAAGTCTCGTCTGATATATTGTTTGACCTGTTCGATTGCAAAAGGATTTGATCCTTGCCAACCTTGACAGTCTCTAATCTGTATTACGACCTGACCTGTCTTTTGAATTGCACGCTCAAACAAAGCACGGTGACCAGCATGCCATGGTTGCCAACGACCTAACATTTGTACCGTTTCTTTTTGCCAGTCAAATACTGGTCTACGGAAGTTTCCTAAGATGTGGTGTGCAATAAATTCACTCCATTTTTCACTGTTCTGTTCCGTGATTCTAAAATCATATACCTCTGGTGGAATAAAAGCCTTGTTGGTATCTTCAAATCTCCCCTTTTCGATAGTGTCAACCCACACAGTCCAGTCTGCTTTGAAGTTGTTACGCATTTCAACCAAAGGTGCCACAAAATCACAGATGACATAATCCATATCAGTCATGGAGTCTGCCAGTTCTCTCATGCGGTGACTTTGCCTGATTCTTCCTTCTGTACTGAAGTCCCAGTCATTATATTTTTTGCGTACATCATCAGCATTCAACCAACCAACTTTCTTGTTGGCTGATTGTAAATGATCCAGTACATATTGTGCTAGGTATGTTTTACCAGAACCTGGCAATCCCATAATTAAAATTCGTTGTGTCATTTTTTCTCCATCATTTTGTCAATAAATTTATCCATATTAATATCGAAAGAATCATATACCACATTTGCTCTTTTAGGTATTTCAAAGGTGTCCGACTTTATTTCCACGGTATTCATCCAAACCACAAAATTGGGTGATAAGTAATCACGTGATGATAAACGTTCACATTTGAAATCTATAACCGTAAACTCTGTTGGTGCCAACACTGCCAACTTTTTCAATCGTTCGGCCTGTCTGTTTTCACCTTCTATGGATGTATCGGTATCGTTAAACATTTCGTTTATCGTTTCACCATGTATATATGTGGCCTTCAGTCTGTCTGCTAATTTTTTACTGAAAGTGGTTTTTCCGGAACCTTTTTCACCCATAACTAAAATGGTATTTGATAGTGGTGTTGGATTTTCTGTTATATCAAACGACTGAATGATTGTTGGCTCACTGAAGGCATGAAACATCCATGGCCTATAAAATAATCCTTGACCTGGTTCCATTAATATCTGTGTCTGGTATTCCCACTCAAAAAGATTATTGTAATTAAAATTATAATTTTGTAGAGCAGAAGTGACACCAGTTTTGTGGTAAAACATCGTAAAGATTGTTGGTTGAATTGCAACAACAAATTTCCACTCGGTGTAATTTGTGAAAGTATTGTATCTAATTCCTGTATTTGGCTTGTAAAAGTAACCGGATTCTTCACTGATTGTTACTTTTGTATTTAATACTTCACTGAATGTTTTGATTGCATCTGGTTGAATATAATTAAAACCTGTATTAACACTACCAAATTCAGTAGGTGCATACACTAAAGTATTTACTATTGAGTTCAATCCTTTAACTTGTTCTTCATTGTAAAAGTTTGATGTGTGAATAAAATTTAATACATTATACATATTGTTTTTCTAATTCCACAAATCTATTGTATAGTTCGTCACCCAAAATAATTCTTGGATCTTTTGCGGTTTTTTCCAACTTAGGTCTGATGGTGTGTAACCCATCAAAACCCCAGGCCACCAAATCGTCATCTACGGTATCGTTGATGATGTTTTCAAAGTCATAATTGAATTTTGGTAACTCTAAAAAATCTTCAATTCTTTGTAGTTGTGTTCTGGCATCATTCATCAAATCATCATATGTCACCACCACTATTTGGTCAGGAACTTCTTTTTTAATTTGATATGTACCTTCCATGCAGTCTTTGACCATATCAAACCACATCTCTGCCATGCGGTTATCATCGGTTGGCGGAAAACCTTTACGCATAATGGTTTCGTCTAAGTAACATTCTTTTTGTTTTCTGATAATAGTTAACCAACTAGCCATAATACTGGGTAAGTCTCGTTCCATTACAATGACTTTGATTTTCTTTTCAAACAACGCATTGGCTGTTAACATATTCTTTGCCCAACCTCTACCTTTATCTATGATAATGGGTTCTGGTCTGTGCTGCCAAAAAGCAGGAAGAACTGCTTTGGTAATATTGCGTGCTTGTTCCTCAAAGTAGTTTGCTTTGACTGTCGGATCTTCTCTCCATGCGTCCTGCATCTTCACTGTCACATTCAACATAGGACTTGTGGGTGTTACATATACCTGTGGGTTTTGGTTTAGTATACTCGCCAGTAATGTTGATCCGGATCTTGGTAATCCTGATAAAAAATGTAATGTTTTCATTTGTCAATCATGTTGGGTATAGTTGGGTGGTGTCCTTTGCGACAATCAAATTGTCTGCAAGCTTTAGGTCTGTATTCATATATCGAACATTTGCCGTCAATAAACATTCCACATCCACCTTCTTTCTTTCTGTATAAAACGACAACGGGTCCGATATCTGGATTAATTTGTTTTTGTTCTATTGTTGGATTTATTAAACTCAATGGATATAATCCTGAAGCAACTTCTTCCGGTGATAGAAATGGTGATAATTTTTCACAACAAAGTGTACAGGTGCCACACGGCACAATTTCTTCCGGCTCTTCAGATTTTATGGAAGATAGATTTATATTAATTGTTTGTATTTTCATTCTTCAAATAATCATTCAATTCAAGTAATGGTGCTTTCCAATTATCATACTCACTTTGCCTGAAGATTGTCAGATTATCACCATACCATTTGGTGTGATACTCTGGTTTTGCCCAAGTGTAATATGTTAGAATTGGAATAATAACAACTGATTGTTTTCCAATTGCACCGGCTGCATGTATCAATGATGTACAACTAGAAACCACAATATCCATTTGATTGATGTAATCAAGTGTATCGTCCCAGGTTTTAATTTTATCTTTTAATTGTATAACTCTAGGATGACTAAAATCTTCATCTATGTGAAAAGAATAAATTTCATAATCTTCCGGAATACTATCAATCAATTCTTCAAATGGAATAGTTCTATGTAAGTCTTGGTCATACTTTGGATTACCCATACACTTGATGCCAATTTTCTTTTTGCCAGTGTTTGGTAATTTAGGTGAAACGTTTAATGGTTTCAGATATGTGCCGTACCATAAATCATCTTCTTCTAAATCCAAGTAAGTTGGGCTTGGCATAGAATATGTCCATAACCAATCATATGATATTTCTTTAAGATTTGTTACCGTTTCAAAACCACAACGATTGAAAATGCTTGCAATATCTTTTCTATTTGTAAACCAAATAGGATTCATTCCAACATCTTTAAAGTGTTTCATAAATCTAACTGAAATGATTTCGTCACCAATACCACCTTCGGCACAAAGCACGATTGTTTTACCCGGTTGTGGTGTGCCTTCCCATAGTTGATTTTTTGGAAAGTTGAATGATTCCCAGATGTTTAATTTTCTACCATCTAGTAACACATGCCTCAAACCTTCTTTGAAATTTCCATTACGTAAGTCATATGTACCTAGATTAAAGTTTACTCTAAAATCAATATCATCTGTGTGCGGCTCGGTTAAAATGTTTCTCAGTATCTTTTCACCTTCATCTTTTCTGTCAAGTAAGAAATATGCCATTGCCTTATCCATTTGATTTGGATGGTCATTTGGTCTTTCCTTTTCGTTAATACCGATATAAACCAATGCTTCTTTTGGCTTGTTAAGGTTTAGATATGCACGAATGATATTAACTCTTGCATCAAATCTGGCATCATCGTTGGTCACCAATGCATACATTTTTTGTGCCAGTTCTAGTGTATCATTGAACTCTCTAATCTCGGCATATAATTTACCTAGTTGGTCCATTTCACCCAAACCGGTGGCATATGGTTTAAGAAGGTCTAGAACTATTTTAGCTTTCTCACTTTGTTTAATTTTAATAAAAAATTCAGCGGTCGATAACGGATTCATCTTTATAAACTACCCATTGTATATGATATTCATTGATAACATTATTAAAAGACCTTGCTGCATGTTCACACTGTTCTTCGGTCATTTGTTGAAATTGTTTTTGCCAATATTCATCCAAAACAGGAGAAAAATTTAAAACACGCATGTCAACATTATTGATTAAACCAATAGGTGTTTCACATCCACCTGCGGCAATATCTCTTAGGTTACGTTCTTTAGAGAACATATCCAATGTGTGTGGATATACAGGTCTTTTATGAGAGGGGTCTATTAAGAATGTGTCGTGTCTAGGATGTGGAACTCTAACATCAATCGTTGTGCCGTGTTTACACACACGGTATAGTTCCTTGACACAATGAAAAAACCCATCACCCAGGTGTTCTAGTATGTGATGAGCAATAATACTGTCCACAGAACTATCTTCAAATGGTAGTTTATCTTTTTCTAAGTCGATAACAAAATCTGGTTTTGAACCAGCATCATTATCAATATTTAAATAACCGGGAATTCTTTTTGAACCGGATCCAAGGTTTAGTTTCATAATATTTCACAATAATAATCTGATGATACTATTATATATGTTCAGTTTCCTGATGTTTAAGTGATGGTTCTCCAGGTGCCGTTGATTGCGGATGTGTTAAACCCCACAGAGGATACTTGTTTCCAATTAGTACCACCTGAAATTGTTTGTATTGGACTAGATTTAGACAGTACTGTATTATCACCTAATTGGCCATAATTATTATAACCCCATAACCATAATGTGCCATCTGTTTTGATTGCGGCAGTATGGTTTCTTCCACATGCCAATAGTTTCCAATTGGTACCCGATGCAACAGTTTGAACTGGACTTGAATAATCTGTTATGTTGTTGGTTCCTAATTGACCATAAATGTTTCGGCCCCACAACCATAGTGTACCATCTGTTTTGATTGCGGCAGTATGAGACTGTCCGCCAGATGATTGTTTCCAATTAGTTCCACCTGCAACAGTTTGAACTGGACTAGACCTGTTTGTTATATTATTTGTACCTAATTGACCAACATTGTTTCTGCCCCATAACCATAGTGTACCATCTGTTTTGATTGCTGTTACATGATATATTCCCGTTGATGTTGATTTCCAATTTGTACCGGCTGCAATTGTTTGTACAGGACTAGATTTGTCTATTCTTGTGTTATCACCCAAAGTACCGTCATTGTTATATCCCCATGTCCATAACGTGCCATCTGTTTTGATTGCCGCAGAAAAGTATGAATTAGAAGAAATTAATTTCCAATTTTTTTCTGTACCAAGTTGTACAGGACTGGAATAATTTGTGATGTTACCTGTTCCCAGTTGACCGTTTCCATTATTTCCCCATACCCACAATGATCCGTCTGTTTTGATTGCGAACACTGACATTTGATTAGAATATACATACTTCCAATTTGTACCGGCTGCAATTGTTTGCACAGGACTGGATGTGCTAGCGGTTGTGTTATTACCTAATGTACCATTGCTATTATATCCCCATGTCCATAACGTGCCGTCTGTTTTTATTGCTGCATTATGATAGCCACCGATTCCAACTAATTTCCAATTTGATCCGGAAGCAACAGTTTGCACAGGACTGGATCTATTGACTAAGGTTTCATCACCAGCAGCTCCAAATCCGTTGTATCCCCATGACCACAATCCGCCTTGGTTAAAATAACTTACCGGTACCAACAATTCCTCTAAATTATTATACGACATGATTAGAAGTCCTCATTAAAATCTTTGATGGCAAAAAATTTTCCTGTTCCGCCGCTAATTTGTTTCCAATTAGTTCCACCACTAACTGTTTGCACTGGACTAGAGTAATGTGTTGTGTTATTGGTTCCCAGATTACCATAAAAATTAGCTCCCCAAGTCCAAAGAGTGCCATCCGTTTTCAAAGAGTATGTACTGTAATTGCCAGTTGAAACCTGTTTCCAATTGGTACCAGCGGATATAGTTTGCACTGGACTTGACGTATTGGTTGTATTATTTGTACCTAATTGACCATAATTATTATTACCCCATAACCACAGGGTACCATTAGTCTTAATGGATGCAATATGATTGTAACTACTGACAGAACACTGTTTCCAATTATTTCCACCAGAAACCGTTTGAACTGGACTGGATTTTCTTACGCTCGTATTATCACCCAACCCACCATAACCATTAAATCCCCATAACCACAGGGTACCGTCTGTTTTGATTGCCGCAACTGTTGATCCGCCAGCTGAAACCTGTTTCCAATTGGTACCAGCGGATATAGTTTGTACTGGACTTGACCTATTGGTTGTATTATTTGTACCCAATTGACCATTGCCGTTGTCTCCCCATAACCACAGGGTACCGTCTGTTTTGATTGCTGACATAAACAAATCTCCACCAGTGGTGTACTTCCAATTAGTTCCACCAGATACTGTTTGAACTGGACTGGATCTATTAGTTGCAGTGTTATCGCCCAACTGGCCAGAGTTATTTTTCCCCCACATCCATAATGTGCCATCTGTTTTGATTGCTCCAAATGTTCTATCTCCGGCGCCAACTTGAATCCAGTTCGTCCCTGCACTAATTGTCTGTACGGGAGAACTGACTGAATTTGTGTTATTGTTACCTAATTCACCATAAGCATTATATCCCCATAACCACAGGGTACCGTCTGTTTTGATTGCTGCTGCCGATGGCCCCCAACTGGATGTTACTTGCTTCCAGTTGGCGCCCCCCGATATAGTTTGTACTGGGCTAGACTTGTCAACACTAGTTCTGTCGCCCAGTTGACCGACGAGAGCATAACCACATCCCCACAATCCAGCACTCTTTGCTTGGTCACTAAGTTGTGGATATGCATCAAACAAATATTGTTTAGTTACATATCCACCTGGACTAAAATATCCATCAATGGGTATAGGAACTCCACTTTCACTGTATGCCATTTAAGGTCACCCTTGGATTAAATTCATTGTGTAATAATTCTAAATCTTCTAATGATGTTTTACTATCAATAAGATTGATTCTATTGCGTTCTTCTGCAAAACAATTTTGTATATGTTCATTAATAGATTGAACAATATTTTGTAAATCAACCAAAGATAATGTTACATAACCCTCATTGAACTTCCAATCATATGAACTAGAGTTCATTTGTAATTGTTCAATGTATATTTTTCTACCTTCACGAGAGGTATCAACTGAATATTCTATATCATTGATAGTAACTTTAATTCCGCCGACTTCTTTCTTCCATCTTTTATCTGCAACAATTTGTTTCAATTCAGATTTTAAATGTTCTACATCTTTGTCTATCGCAACAAAATTACCTACTGCTTCTGTTTCAGTAATAGTCCAGAAAGGACCGTTGTGTTTTTGTGTTATTGGATTGTGTTCTTCATGTGTATATCTTGCTGGAAGAATGACAATTTCATCATTTACTGTGTACGGGACATCATTTTTTTGTGGTAGTGTTACTTGAACTTCACAATCTTCTTCTATGATGTTTTCAAAGAAAAACTTTCTCCATGGCATTGGCCCTAGAATTACTTGATTATTGTATACGATTACAAACATTATTATATTCCTTATTATTGTAGATCCGAAAAAGTCGTTGCTGAGGTAATAAGATACCCACAAGAAACTTGTTTCCAATTTGTTCCACTGGATATAGTTTGGACTGGACTGGATGTGGATGTAAAAGTATTGGTTCCTAATTGGCCGAACGCATCACTCCCCCAAAGCCACAGCTCGCCATTAGTCTTAATAGCGGCAGTATGGCTTGAACCGGTAGCAACAGATTTCCAATTTGTTCCACCGGTTATAGTTTGAACTGGGCTCGATTTGGATACTGTGGTATTATCACCTAGTTGAGCATTACCATTATTTCCAAAGAGCCACAACGTACCATCTGTTTTAATAGCACTAATGTGGCCACCAATGCTGGCAGAAACTGACTTCCAATTATTTCCGCCTGCAATTGTTTGTACAGGACTGGATTTATTGGTTGTTGTGTTATCACCTAATTGACCATATTGATTATTACCACACAACCATAAGGTACCATCTGTTTTAATCGCAGCAGTAAAACTTGAGCCAACACTCACTTGATTCCAATTATTTCCGGTACCAAATGTTTGTGCTGGACTACTTTTATTGGTTAGAGTATTGTCGCCCAATTGACCATTATTATTTTGGCCCCACAACCACAGTGTGCCATCGGTTTTAATTGCAGCAACGTGTTGAAAACCGGCACTTAATTTTTTCCAATTATTTCCAGCAGCAATGGTTTGAACGGGACTGGAATAGTTGGTTGTGTTATTGGTTCCTAATTGACCAACATTGTTTCTGCCCCATAACCACAACGTTCCGTCAGTTTTAATTGTTGTTGTGTAGTAGGATCCACACGAGACAAGATTCCAATTATTGCCACCACTTATAGTCTGTACAGGGCTAGATTTTTTGGTTGTTGTGTTATCTCCTAACTGTCCATAATAACGATTATCGCCCCACAACCATAAGGTGCCATCAGTTTTTATTCCAGCAATGTGATAATATCCCGTGGATGTTTGCTTCCAATTAGTTCCACCTGAAATAGTTTGTAACGGACTACCGTTGTAATTACCAGTCGCATTATTTCCTAACTGACCGTGGTTATTCAGTCCCCACGCCCACAATCTATTACCGATATAATTATCAATTAAATCGGATTCTTTTAAATATTTTTTATCAAGTGTATCACCGTTACTAAAATTGAAGGCCATTATTTTTCCTCCAGCCTGGTGATTCTTTCTTCTAGACTTTGTATTTGTGTTGATTGTGTTTTGATGGCTTCAATTAAAAAACCAATCAAAGCATTATAGTTAACAGTCTTTCTACCGTTGGCATCTGTCGTAACTAAATCAGGAATAATCTTTTCTAATTCCTGAGCAATCACACCATACGATTTTAATCCATTACTCTTCCAAAGGAAACTAACACCTCTTAATAGATTAACAGTTTCTAATGCATTTAGTATAGTTTCAATAGATGACTTTAGGTTCTCATCTGAACTGGTATTAAAGTTTGTGGAATATAATGTGCTTGTTGCAGAACTGTAATATAAGTTGGATGTATCAACTCTTGCATCTGTCCAAGTGCCGGAAGAACTTGCTGATAGTCCGATATAATATGTGGTTGCTGCAGCAACCGCCGATAGTGTTGCACCACCTCCACCACCACCACTAATGGCATTATTTGATAATGCAGTGACTCTACCATATGCGTCTACTGTTATTGTAACAGTATTTGATGTGCCACCATAAACACCAGGAGTTACTGCTGTTGTAGCAAGACCTAGAGCAACAGTGCCTGTTGACACGTTTGCGGTGATTTGACCTGTGTTGCCGTATACGGATGTTCCAGCAGGAATGGAAATGGATGTGTTTGTGATTGAAGAAACACGTCCGTTTGCGGCCAAAGTGATAACTGGAATATTTGATGAACCGCCATATACACCATTTATTGTTGATAATGTTGTGTAGTCGGTGTTCGCCTGAACAAATGCAGCATTTGCATAAGAACCAGCACTAACAGCCTTAGAATCAGCAGTTGCTGCGTTGGTAGTTGCTGTGTTTGCCTGAGTGTATGCTGAATTTGCTTGAACAAAAGAGGAATTTGCCTGTAAAAATGCTGACTGTGCATAACTCAATACATCAACACCAGAAACCACGACCGTATTGGCCGACAATTGGTCAACTGAGTAGTCCAGTGTTTGGTCAATGTTTGCTGGTTGTATTTTTGTTGTCATTTTACTTTTTTATATTATTTATTTAATTTCCAACGGTGATGTAGGCACCGAAATTGTTCTAACACCTCTAGTGATTCTTAGGTCTTTTAGATATCCAGTTAATAAATATGATGATGTGTTATAAACTCCGATTTGATTCAGTGTATATGTTGTCATCAGTGATTGTGCCACAGTGTAGTTGGTACCAGCTTGAGTTCCGTTGATATACACTTTCATGGTGGTACCACTCTTAGTAACAGCAATATGTGTCCAGACACCAGCAACTATTGTGCCTATTGAACCTTGTTGCAATGACCAAGCAGATCCGGTTGAGGACATCCATAAGTTCAGAGCACCACTTTGTATTTGTAAAGCAAGTGCAGCATAACCTGATGTGTTTGCATTTAAGTATAATATTGATTGCAACGAGGATACATCTGTTGGATATACCCAAGTTTCAAAAGTGAAGTCTGATGACCCAAAAGTCATATTAGGTGAAACTGGTATAGTTAAATAATCACCGGTACCATCAAAGTAGATACTCTTTCCAGTGTTTTGTTGGAATGGGTTTCTTGATTGAACTTTTGTATCTCCATTTCTAGTAATAGTAAAATTATTAGTACTATTATCTTTGAAACTATTTGATTGACAGGTTAACAAACTTGTACTTGATACTGCGGTTAGTGGTGTAGTACTTGGCGTGAATGCTGTTCCGTTAGGATATAAACATGTACCCTTTATTATTCTAAAATTAGAAACAGACCCAAGTAACGAATTGGATGTATAGTCTCCTAATCTTCCTATAGCAAAATTACTAGATGAGTCATTTAATGAGTTTGTAGAAATATTTGCTGTACCTTGCTGAACACCGTTAAAGTACTGTCGTATTGTGGTTCCATTTCTGACCACAGCAATATGACTCCATCTTCCAGTAGTTAAGGTTGAAACGCTTGTGATAGATAAAGTAGAACTTCCATTGAAATAAATTTGTGTTTGTATAGTTCCATCTGAGGCAACTGTATCATACACATTGCGACTGGCTGTGGTTGCTGATGCATCACATTGACCATAGATGTAACCAGCAATTGATGGAAGTGATGGTACATTAATCCAATATTCAATAGTAAAGTCACCTGATCCAAGAGTAAAAGCAGTGTTATCTGCAATACTTAAATAATCACCTGTTCCATCAAAATAGTTACTATAATAACTACCACTGTATGGATCCTCACTGGCCAATTTTACATCACCAACTGTTTCTAAGTTGTTAGTACTGTGATAGTCAATGATACCACCACTTGTTCCACTCACTAATAGATTTGAGAGATATGTGTTTGCACCAATTGTAGTTGTTGGTGTTAGTGGTGTGGTTGGTGGATAGAAGTTTGATGTATACAATGCGGATTTAGTAATTCGTGCATCACTGATATAACCAGTTATTGATGTTGCAGATGCGAAATAACTAGCAGGTCCACCACCGATATAAACTGTATTTTGTGTGCTGAAGTTTGCTGTTGTTACAGTAGAACTAGTAACCAATGTACCATTAAGGAAATAATATATTGTTGTTCCGGAACGAGTTACTGCAAGGTGAATCCATTGATTTAATAACACACTTGAAAGTGCCTGAAAATTTCCATCAGGTTTCAACCAAGCAATACTTGATGCTGCGTTAACAAATAATGCCCAGTAAGTACCAGCACTTGCTGGACTATTATGTATAATCATTCCAGAACTTGTTCCAGCAGTTGCAGTTAAATATAACCACAGTTCAATAGTAAAATCTGCGGTCAGTGCTACTAGATTAGTAGATGGAATTGTTAAGTAATCACCACTACCATCAAAATACATACTGCCACCATTCACACTTGGTGAATATGATACTTGTGTTGTATTTGTCAAACCAAATGGGTTAAATGAAGTTATTTTTGGAACACCAGGAGTTATTGTCAAATTGTTTGGACCAATATCAACAAATTTATTTGTTACCAAGGTCAACAAACTTGTATTTGCCACTGCTGTTAATGGTGAAGTGGGTACTGTAAATGATGTTTGTGTTGCATCATATACAGCAGTACCTTTAACCACTCGCAAGTTTGATAGGTAACCACTAAACATATCTCCTTGTGTGTTTCTTGCATAAATGCTAACAGTAGCTGAAGAATCATTAACTACACTTGTTCCTGCTGAAGTTGTTGCAACTCTTGTACCGTTTACATATAGTGATAATGTGGTTGTTTTTCTTACCAATGCTACGTGTGTCCAGGCATTTAATGGGAAATAAGTTGGATCAACAAGAGAATAGTAACTTGTACCTCCATAATATACCAATGCATTTAATGCATTTGAGGTGACATATAAAATAACAGAAGAACCAGCCGCTGTGGAATTATCTGTTTGAGCAAAAATAATATATGATGCAGTTCTGGCTGTAGCATACGCCCAACTTTCTATTGTAAAGTCACTTGAACCGAAAGTAAATGCTGTATTATCAGGAATTGTCAAATAGTCATAGTATAAACTATAACTTGCTGGCACACTTGTTACGCCACCGAATGGACTAAATGATTGTACTGTTGTATCGCCAACCTTAGTAATTGTAAAATTATTGAGTGAGTTGTCAACTAATCTATTTGATTGACATGTTAACAACTGTGTATTTGCTGTTGCTGTTAACGGTGTTGTTGGTGGCGTGAAAGCTCCTGTGTAAACTGCCTGACCTTTAACCAATCTAAGATTACTCATATATCCGTTCATTGGATAAGTAGTATCACCGGCATATACTAAACCAGTGTTGTTAAAGTTTGTTGAGTTTGTTGCGGTTCCAGTTGATACACCATCTCTATACAATGTTAGTGTTGTACCACTTCTTACCAAAGCATAATGGTACCATACACCAACCGTGCCTGTTCCCGTTTCGGTTATCACCGCAGAACCAGATGCATATACAATCAATCTACCTGTACCGTTACCTGTTTGTACAACAATACCTCCGGCCAGAGTGTATCCTTTACTATACAATGTTTGATAACTTGCCAACGAATTGAAGTAATACCAAAACTCTAGAGTAAAGTCACCTGTACCCATTTGCAGAGCAGTGTTATCTGGAATGGTCCAATAATCTCCAGTACCATCAAAGTAATTACTCCAACCAGTTTGACTATACGGACTAAATGTGCCTTGTGTTGTATTACCATTTCTTGTGATTGGAAGGTTGAAACTAGATTGGTCCAAAAATCCATTGTTTGTTGCACCGCCATTATATTGACAAGTTAACAACTGTGTGTTTGCAACTGCTGTTAATGGTGTCTGTGGTGGTAAAAAGTTAGCAGTGTATAGTGCAGTACCTTTAACCACTCGTAAATCAGAAATATATCCCTGTATTAATTCTACAACCGAGTATCTAGAGCCAATATAAGAAATACTAGGTGAGATTGAATAATTTGTACTATCGGTTGTAGTGGCAGACAGTACTCCGTTAATAAACAACCTACCGGTGGTGTTTTGTCTTGTATAAGCAAGATGGACCCAAGTGTTTATTGTTGCCAATGAAGCAGTTGCGCCGTCAGCAGAACCAGTATACCATACAAGATTATTAGAAGAATTTCTAAAGAAGGCCCATGTGCCTGTGGCTCCTGAATTTCTTGCATCTATGAAATATAAACCAGATGCGCTAGCGTTTGAAAAATTTGCCCAAAGCTCAACTGTAAAATTACCAGTACCAAATGCAAATGCTGCATTACTAGGTAATGTTAAGTAATCCCCGGTGCCATCAAAATATGCTGAACCTAAACTAGTTACTGTTGTGTTACTAGTTGTCATGGTGAATGGGCTTACTGTGATTGGTTGTGCATTGCCTGAACTTGTGATGGTTAAAGCATTTGTCGAATTGTCCTTTAGTGTCGCATCCTGGCAAGTTAGAAGACTTGTACCTGATATCGCTGTCAATTTTGCTGTCGGAACGGTGATAGTAGATTGTGTTAAGTCGTATATCGCAGTACCTTTTATAATACGCAAATTAGATATATTCCCAATCAAAGTTTCACCTACACCTACACCAGCATCGGATCCTACTCTAAATGTACCTGTTCCCCAAGTAATAGTTGCAGTGAGTGTAGTTAGTGTAGTGGATCCTGTCCCATTCACATACACCCTAGATGATGTGCCGGATCTCACCCAAGCAATGTGTGTCCATGTACCCAAAGGCACTACTGCGCCGGTATAGGAATAACTGGTTCCGTTGTAGAAATATAATGCTCCGGTGTTTTGTGATTTGAAGGCTTGAGAATTCCATCCTGTGTTCAGGTATTGTGTGTATCCGTTAGTACTATATGCGGTTTTCAGTATCCAAAACTCCACAGTAAAATCTCCATCCAAATTCAAAGGTGTACCAGCCGATGCAATGGATACAGAATCATTTGTATTGCCGGTGAAGTATGTACTATACTGTGTATTGTATGCCACCGTAGTTGGTGTGATGAATGGATGTGCTGAACTTACGGTTGTATCGCCGTTCTTTGTGATTGCAAAGTTGTTATTTGAATTATCAATTAATCTGTTTGATTGACAGGTTAATAAAACAGTATTTGCTACTGCTGTTAATGGTGCTGTTGGTGGTGTGAAGTTGGTTGTATATAATGCAGTACCATTAAGTAAACGAAGATTGGAAATATAACCAGATAAAACTTGTGTGCCATCACTAGCGCCACCGATTGTCATTGGTCCTGCGGAAATGAGTACGTTTGCGTCCGATACCCCTGTACCAGAAACACCGTTTGTATAAATTTTAATTGTTCCGGAACTTCTAACTACTGCTACATGATTCCATCTATTCAATGTTAATGCAGGTCCGACAGCTATTCCAACATTCAAAAAGAAAAGTGATGGCACTAATGAATTAAGGTAAACATATGGGTTAGCACTTGCACCATTGCCGTTTCCCCATATACCAGCAGTAGCGCTGGAAGTAGGATATACCCACGCTTCAAATGTAAATGCATTTGAACCAATAGCTAGTGAACTATTTGGTGTAAATGATAAGTAATCACCAGTACCATCAAAGTAATTACTATAATAACCACCCATATATGGATCAAAATTACTTGGTCTAGTATCTCCAACAATAGTCAATTGAGCATTATTCAAACTTGCATCATTAATAAATGTTGGAGTTGGTGTATTGGCACTCAATAATAATGATGTGTACTTCCAATAAGTATCACCCAAATTAATTGTCCAACTGATTGTTCTTGTTGCAGTTCTATTAGTTGTATTTGCTGTTGCAGTCAATAGTGTTGTAACTGTCTGTGCTGTATCTGGAGTTCCGTAAATAACACTACCACTAATTGCCAAACCTGAAGGTAAAGCATTGGCTGTGTATGTGATTGTTCTGCCTGCTGCACTAGTTGCACTTAATGTTACGTTAGCTATTGGAGAACCACCTTGTAACGAATATGCAGTTTGGTCAGCTGGTGAACTCCATGTCACTAAATCTTGATTAACATTATAAATAATGTTTCTTGTATTTGAACGAGTTGTTGTATTGGCTGTTGCAGTCAATAATGCATATGTATTGCCAACTGTTGTTGGTGTACCAGAAATTAAACCAGTGTTTGCATCTAATGTGATACCGGTTGGTGTTGTGTTCGCTGAATAAAGTACACCAAATCCAGCAGCACTGGTTGCATTTGCGGTAACATTAGAAATGGCAGAATACTCATATGCACTAATTACATAATTGTTTGCAGGTGTATTCCATGTAACCACATCGGAGTTAATATTGAATACTACATCACGGATTGCAGTTCTTGTTGTTGTGTTTGCAGTTGCTGTTAGTCTTGTGTATGTATTACCAACAGTATTTACTGTACCGGAAATTACACCACTTGACGCATTTAAATTGATGCCAGTTGGTACTGCGTTTGCGGAATAGACCACACCATAACCAGCTGCAGATGTTGCTGAGGCGGTTACATTTGAAATTGGTGTATATTCATAACTAGATATGACTTGGTTGTTTGTTGGACTAGACCAAGAAACCACATCTGTGTTGATTGTCAGACTGAATGAACGGTCTGAATCTTGTAATTGTCCGTCAGTTGCACGAATAGTAAATGAGTATGTTGTAGAACCAGATTCTGCTGGAGCAGAACCAGACAACACGCCTGTTGTAGACAATGTTGTTCCTGGTGGCAGACTACCAGACAAAATACTATATGTTACAGGTGCATCACCTGTGGCCACAAAAGTTGAACTTACACTTGTTCTTTCATATACTGAACCAACAGAACCCGCCGATGTTGACCATGTTGGTACGCCAGAATATACAAGTCCTGGTACCAAAATACCGGTACCACCATTTGCGTTTATAACAATAATAGTATAACTACCAGATGTATTTGCAGGAGAAGTAAAGGTTAATCTACCCTGGTCTAAGTATGTTACAGAACTTATTGTGGTTCCACCGACCATAATGGTGGCTCCTGGTGCAAAACCGGATCCATATACAACGATAGTTTGTCCGCCAGCAGTAGATGCTGCGGTATCATCTAGTGGTACATATGAACCATCTGTTACGGCAAACGAAGTGACGATTGGTATTGGATATTCTGTCTGATTAAATCTATCAGCCTGAGAAAGTATACCATATCCATCATTTGCTCTTTTACCTCTGCGACCAGAATTGTACATTAACTAATAGCCTCGTATGAACAGACTGCCTCCAAGAAACTATTTGCACTTGCAGTCAATCTAATTGAATCGTTTTCTTGTAAATACATAATCAGACCTTTATCAATCGGTGTGAATGATGTATTTGCGGCAACCGATACTTGATACGATAAACGATAGGCTGTTGATTGATTTTTATACACATCAACAGTAACACTCGCTGCACCTGTACCAGAGATATTGGATACCACAAGACTATTTATCTTGTAAACCGAATTGCTGTTTGCGGGATTTGTAACTATTGATGTGGGCACAGTCGAAACGACCATACCGTTTGTATTGCCATAAATTGTAGATACATTTACTACGTTCATTTGAGCCATTTAATTATCCTCCGAATACTATTGTCATGGCAATAGCTTTACCTAATGTTGTTCCAGTGTTTGCTTTTGCATATGCTGAGTTGGCTTGTGTTCTTGCAAAGCTATCCTCTGAAGCACCAATCTCTCTAATTTGAATTTTTACACCACTAACAGGTGCTCCTCCAACAAACGATAATGTTGTTCCTGAAATCGTATAGTCTGTTGTTGGTGTCTGAACAACACCATTTTCGGTGACAATAACATTATTGACATTCGTATTTGCTGTTACAGTGTAATTAGTTGTTGTACCATCAGCAGTATAATTTCTAGTTACAAATGTTGAATTGCCACCACTTATACCGCCGCCGGTGTTTGCCTGTGCAAATGCAGCATTTGCTTGTATGAAGGCCGCATTGGCCTGTGTTCTTGCCCAAGAATCTGTACCTGAACCGCCTGTATTTGCTTGTGCATAAGCGGCATTAGCCTGTATGAATGCTGCGTTTGCTTGTAAGAAAGCGGCAACAACTGTCGTTGAAGATCCTGCGTTGTTGGCGGCCAAGAATGCTGAGTTAGCATAAGAACTTGCTGCTTCTGCATTTGTGAAGGCATTATTCGCAACAGTAAATGCCGAGTTAGCATATTGACCTGCTATTACTGCTTTGCCATCTGCAACGGATGCATTACTTGTAGCGGTATTTGCTTGGAGATAGGCAGAGTTGGCATAAGAACCAGCAGTTACCGCTTTACTATCTGCCGTTGCTGCGTTTGTTACACCAGTATTGGCTTGCGTAAATGCACCATTGGCATACAATGATGCACCAGCGGCATTATTTGTGGCAGTATTAGCAACACCAAATGCTGAGTTAGCATATGAACCCGCTGATACTGCCTTAGAATCGGCTGTTGCTGCATTGGTTGTGGCTGTGTTTGCTTGTAGATATGCCGAGTTGGCATATGATCCAGCAGTTACCGCTTTACTATCTGCCGTTGATGCATTAGTGGTTGCAGTATTGGCTTGTACATAAGCACTATTAGCATATGAACCAGCAGTTACTGCCTTACCATCAGCAGTCGCAGCATTAGTGGTTGCAGTATTTGCCTGAATAAAGGCACCATTAGCATATGAACCAGCAGTTACCGCTTTACTATCCGCAGTTGCAGCATTAGTGGTTGCTGTATTTGCCTGAGAGTATGCAGAGTTAGCATAATTTCCAGCTGTAACAGCTTTACTATCTGCTGTTGCAGCATTAGTATTTGCCGTTGCGGCGTTGGTTGTGGCTGTATTTGCCTGAATAAAAGCACCGTTAGCATACACACCAGCTGAAGTTGCTGTTGTTAATGCAGTATTGGCTGTGGTGAAACTGGCATTTGTAAATGTATATGGTGCCGCAGCAGTATTTTGTAATGTGTTATCTACAAAAACAATTGGTTTTGTTGTCTTAAATGTTGTGTTATTAATCAACAATGCTGGGTTAGTTTTACCTTGTGCAAAACCACCAACATATACTTCAACCGCATTGTGTACACCAGTAGAATCTGTTGCTAGAATTAAGTTACCGGATGTTTGTGCACCACTTGGTGCTGACATGAATACATAACCTTCATTACGACCAGTTACATTATAGGTTGCATCTGTGAAGTTATTGGATGTGATACCCATATCAATCCAACCACTGGTGTCAGCACCATTGTTTGGATATGCCACTAAGTCGGCAGAAGATGATGTGCCGTTGGCTGTGTTGTAGATATAAGATTGAATATAACCTGATGAACTGCCCAAAGAACCGATGATTGGGTTAGTTGCACCACCTAATGCACTGCCTGTATTTGAACCAACGAAGGCCACGGTACCAATGTTTATTGAACCTACGGTTTCAAGACCACCAGATTTAATAATATCATATTGTGCGTTTGCAAAATCTACTGTTGTTACTGGTTCTGCAACAACATTACTGAAAAACTTCCAACGGCCGTCTAGGTGGTCACGAACAACACCGGTATGTTGATATCTACCTTGTGTAAATGCACCAACCAAACCAATATCAATAGTATTGCCAGAATTTCCGTCTGCAAGATACAATAAAGAATCTGTTAATGATAAATTATTTGAAGAAATGGTTGTAGAGTTACCACCAATGGTAAGGTTACCAGTTACGTTTAAGTTTTGTGAAATTGTAACAGTACCAGTGATTGTACCACCTGATTGTACAAATGTTTTACCAATATTTGCGGCAGTAAATGCTGAGTTGGCCTGAATGAACGCAGCATCTGTACGCAAAGATGTTGAGTTGGCTAATGTATATGCAGCATTTGCTTGTATGAAGGCACCGTTGGCATAAAGGCCATTACCAATATCATTGGAGATTGATGTATTGGCCTGATTGAATGCTGCATTGGCTTGTAAAAATGCAGCTGTAACTGTTGCAGAAGAACCTGCGGCGTTAGCTGCCAAGAAAGCTGCGTTAGCATATAGTGATGCACCTGCAGCATTAGAAACTGCGGTATTGGCTTGAGTAAATGCAGCTGCAGCTGTGTTTGCCGCATCTGATGCTGATTGTCTTGCGGTACTATCTGATGATGTTCCTGTTACTGCAAGTAAAGACCATGCAGAACCATTCCATGTCCATGTTTTTGAACCTACCGTGTATGTTTGGTTTAGTGACGGTGATACTGGAAAACTTAATGCCATTATTGAGTACTCTTTTTATTTTCTTCTTATCTATTTAGCCAATGTATGCCACAGACCAACTATCATTGGAGTCAAAAGTAACTGTACCACTTGTAACAACCAGTTTAAGTGTATCGCCTACTGCCAACTTGGCAATACCGGCACCACCCATGTGATAAGCTGTTGAATTACCTGCCCATTCTAGATACACTTGTGTGGTGGTGGTTCCACCACTTGTCTTTTGTACTTGAATGGCTGCTATGCTAGCGGAACCAGAAAATCTTGCAACAAGACCAATTTGATATAGACCAGCAACGGGTGCAGTGAATATACCAGTAGAAGTGTTTAAGTAACTTCCTTGATTGTAGTCAACTGTAAAGTTACTGCTTGTTAGTGTGTTTGTTGCAGTGATGTTAGTTGTTCCACCACCGACAACACGGAATGCTGGACGATTGGGTGAATAACCTGAACTGATACCATTAATTGTTACGTTACCACCAAAGGTTGTATCACCGTTGTCTTGTATTAATAACAACGATGATGTGTATGCACTGTTAATAATTTCTAAAGCACCCAAATTATTCATACGAATAGTTTTATTTGTATTGGTTGCTCCACCAGAACTGTTTGTAAACTTCAAAACATCGGCGTAACCAGTACCACCAATTGTGTTGGCCGCTCTTACTGTTAATGCTGTACCTACTGCACTTGCAGGTGTGTATGCAACGTTTAATGTACCAGTAATTGAACCACCTGATGTGGTGATTGCTGTGTTTGCTTTATCAAATGCTGCCTGTGCAATTGGTGATTCTGAAACTGCTGTTGTTGGTCCTAATTCAACCCATACTGGAGTTGTACCACTAAGGTTCTCATACTTTATACCTGTATCACTATTGATCCACGAGTCTCTTACATTGGCTGTAGATGGTGCCGTATTCTGATAGAAAACAAATGTCTTAGAATTGGCAGTTGAGAATGAAGAATTGGATTGTATAAATGCACCGTTGGCATATACACCGGCAGAAGTTGCTTTGCCGTCTGCTGTTGCTGCATTGGTGGTTGCTGTATTGGCTTGTATAAAGGCGCCGTTGGAATATACACCGGCAGAAGTTGCTTTGCCGTCTGCTGTTGCTGCATTGGTGGTTGCTGTATTTGCCTGCAAGAATGCTGAATTGGCATATGAACTGGCTGCCAATGCATTTGTTGTAACAGTATTAGCCTGTGTATATGCTGAGTTAGCATAACTTCCAGCAGTTACTGCTTTACCGTCAGCAGTCGCAGCGTTAGTAGTTGCTGTGTTGGCCTGAGTATAAGCAGAGTTGGCATATGAACCAGCAGTTACTGCCTTACCGTCAGCAGTCGCAGCGTTAGTAGTTGCTGTGTTGGCCTGCAAGAACGCTGAGTTGGCATAAGAACTGGCGGCCAACGCATTGGTTGTGGCTGTATTTGCTTGAGTGTATGCAGAATTGGCATATGAACCAGCAGTTACTGCTTTACCGTC